CTAAGACTACGGATTGATCTCGATTTTAGAGACTTGTATCACTGACATAACAACGGCGATCAATCCGCCGCTCCCGGCCATCACTGAGCCGAGATGATTTAGGAAAAAATTCAATAATTCGTCCATACGATTTTAATCACCTCGATTCTTTTTATATTGACAAATTTCACACATCATGGTATAGTGGTGTTACAGCATGATTTACTTTCGTCGAGCAAATTATGTGTTACCTACTCTAATATGTATGTGGGGAAGAGGTCCTTAGCCGAAAAGCTGAGGGCTTCTTTCTTTTTATTCGGACGGCGTGTCTGTTGTGTTTTGATTTTGTTTCTGCAGTTCCTCTTTAATGGCGGTCAGTTGTTCGGTGATGCCTTGCAATGCTATTACGATTTGCTGACCGGTCTCATCAAGAAGAAACGGTTTTAATATTTCTTGAGACATAATTCCTCCTTAGCTTAAAGATACTGATATCCTTCAAACCACAAATTGGCCTCTGCGCGATTATTCCCAGAAGATATTTTTAAAGTATTATTTGAATTATAAGATACAGTAGACATAGCTGTATAATTAGAGCTTTTATAAAGGATATCTGTTGTACAGCCTTTGACGATTTTAATGTCATCAATAGTGACAGCGGGTCCTTTAATAACTATGTAATTTACATAGGAAGGAATAGTAAGATTTATAGAACTATTGTAATTAACAGTACCATATCCAGTCCATACTAATTTATCGACAATCATTTCATCACCTCTTTATCAATAATACTGATAAGCTTCAATATAATAAGTGCAAGTGCCACTTTTAGGCGATACACAATAACCAACACAAGTTATTTTGCCGTTTGTATCAAAAGTTATTTTTCCGTCGTTATAACCATCCCGGGTACGAATAGTAGTTCCCCTAACCATTTTTGTGTTTTGGGGAACCGTATAGTACTTATCGTTGGTATAATCATTAACAGCGTTAACTATTTTAATGTAATCGTTTGTGGACGGAACGACTAATGTGCCATCGCTATTATAACTATAAGTCACTTTACCGGTTCCTACTAGTTTTCCTTCACTGTACATCGCTTTTTTCATGAGAGTATTAACTTCAGCTTTAGTATACAATTCTGGTTTACCCGTTATACCAGTCTATGCGACCGACTTGGCTGTGTCTGCGTTTGGGTGATAGTTTTCTGTATAGATGCGCTGCCAATTGTACCAGTTGTCTTGATAATCTCGAAGAGCTCGCGACCATAAACCTTTACCGCCTGTCCATTGGCCACAGATTTCAACAGTACCGGCTGAGCCCTGACCAAACCCAATTGTTGAAGCATAAGTAGTAGGCATTCCTTCATGCGCTGAATTGTTTGAATTATAACTATATACGTTTCCGTATGCTTGATTTCTTCCAGTTTGTGCGTTTTTTGCACCAAGTGAATTGATAGACGAATGAGTATGTCCTGCAACCGCATAACTCCCCAACCCAATCTAACTCTTCAAGACATCCTTGGACACATCTTTGATTTTTGTACCATTGTCTGTATAGCCTGCAACATGACTTAAATTTCCTGCAGTCAGGCCAGCGCCAGCGTAACCAATCTTGATAGTTCTATTGGCATCGTTGTAGTCTTTTACACCGTTGGAAGTTGTCGCGTTGTCTGCAGTTCCATTCACATTACCGTGGAAATTGCCATCATCTGGACTGAAGTAACTCTTAAATGAGCCGTTTTTTGCAATACGCAAATAACAGTTTGAGTCATCTCGTAAATTCAACACGAGATTACCTTGGTCGCTGGCAGTTGTCTGATAATAAATATCTGCGCCGTCAGCAGAACCACTCCAACTGATTTTGTTTGAAGTATTTGTATTACCAATATTAGAGAATGTGATATTACCACTCATTGCGCCACCACTAACAGACAGCTTTTCATTAAGTTTTGTATTTACTTCACTCTCAGTATAATAACGGTCGTCGTGAGTGTGTCCGGTATTAGACTTTCCGCTCAATTTACCGTCTACTTCGGCCTCAGTATAATATCTGTCATCATGAGTGTGTTCACTCGCAGCATAACTACCCTTGGGTTGATATATGCCATCCGTCTTGCCTCTGATGTATGCCCATATCGTAGAAAATTTCACACGACCAAAGTGATTAGCGCCGTTAATATCCTGTCGAATAAAATAAGTATCATCAGTGGGAGTTGCATCCCAAGATGTGGTAAGTTTGGAAAATAGCTCATTCGCCCCTGCTTCGTTATTGTTTACTTTGCTGTTCAGCTTGCCATCCATTTCAGCCTCAGTATAATACCTGTCATCGTGGCTATGACTTTTTGAAGCGAACTTTTCTTTCAGCTTATCCCACAGATATTGCAATCCGGCAAGATCTAAGTATCCCATAAATCGACCTCCTGTCTCAGTAAAAACTGAAATCAGCTTGCCAAAATAGTGTCGATTTCAGTATTTGTGATTTTTGTAATTGTAAAAATTTCGCCAAGCGCATCCCACTTAGTACCGTTCCAAGCATAGTTCATACCGTCACCAACGTCATAGACATCACCAATGACTTGGTCACTGGTCGGTAATTTGTCTACAGAAGTAACAGAACCTTTATAGCGGTACGTTTGGACAACATCAGACTTCAATGCATAAGTGTTTGCATCGCCAAATGCATCCAACTTCTTTTTATCGGTAGCAGTCATCAAACCGTGATCAAACTGAGTAGCATCGTTGTACTGAATATTTGTAGGCATTGCCCAAATGCCATCTCCACGTAAAAACTGATCCTGTCTGCCAGCTTCAGGGGCAGGGACAAGACCAGAGTCACCAGCGGTAGAAGCTGTAGCAGGTTTCATAACGGAATAAATAGTATCCTGCGCAGGAATACCAAGTCCAGTAATATCAGATTTACCAATAGCAGTAGCGGTGCTCACATGACCCTGTTCGTCTATGGTAATCTTGTACATTCCGCTGTTTTTTGCCGTATAAATGGGATGAACATAGTTATTCGCACCATCTTCAATACCATCCAGTTTGATTTTGTCTAGCGGTGATTCAAAACCCGCCGACTCTTGTGTAGCATTTTCAGGTACAGTCCACTTTCCAGTTGAATCGAGCCAACGCTGACCGCCTTTTTCAGGGGCAGGGACAGCACCTTTTGTGCCGTCCACTGCTGTTGTCGCTCCAACAAATTCAGCACCGCTACTATTCAGTAGCACCCAGTCACCGCCGTTGTAGGCGTACAGTTTGTCGGGTCGGAGATAATACAATTTATTGGCGAGAGGAGCCAAGGGGAGTTCGCTCACAACCTCCAAATCGTTTCCGATTTTTACATGAGCTATAGAAGAATCTCGATAGGCATTTCCGGTGTCAAGACAGATGATGATTTGTCCGTCAATCACTGGAGCCGTGTCAAGTTGCGATTGATTGATTTCACGTAGTGATAATATTGACATCGTTTAACTCCTTTTCGATATAAAAATAAGCCTTCCACATCAAAATTGACATGGCAGGGAATGTAAGTTTAAATTAAACAATGGTCTTCCATGTAATAGCACCTTCGACAACCTTAACACGATTGTCCATTGCGGTGTTCAAACCATCAGAGTAAGTTTTTGCATCAGAGAGAGCGGATTCGGCTTTCTTGGTGGCGTCAGCTGCTGCTATAGATATGGCCTCATCTTTTGCAGAATTGACCTGTTCAACAGTAGCTTTTTTATTCCATGCTTCGCGTTCTTCAGCAGTGATATGAATAATAGTATTTGCCGAATGGTCTGCCAGAGTATCACTCACAGCTTTGATTTTTGCATCAGTCTCAGCTTTTGTGTAAGCATCAGGAACAGCTACATACAGACCATCTTCTTCGATAACGATACTGTTATCGGCCTTTGCAGATACACGTACTTTGACACTAATTTTATTGTCATCAGAGACCGTAACCTCTGCAGTGGAAGTGGCGATACCGATGTAAATGTCAATCAGAGAGCCAACAGGAATTTTAATAACCTCGCCGGTAGTGATAGTCAGCTCAATATTATGAGTCTCAGTGTTATATGTGCCACTGGTAACGACCAAATCTTTGCCGAGTGCAATAGTCAGCACATCCCCGCCAAACACGGGCATTTTAATAGTGCGAGTCTCGGCGTCGTATGTGGGCGTATGAACCACACCGGTCAGAGTGGTCTTTACAGGTTCACCGTTCTTGGAAACATTCAGTACGCCGTTGTCTGTTTCATAAGTGACATCTGTAACAAAGAGTCCTTCTTTACCCTCAACTGCGGCAATCTTTGCATTGACGTAATCAGCAACAGCCTTTGTGGTCGGCATATCGTCATTGGTTGCCCCGTTATCAGGAATCTGAGTAACAACTGGGCGATTCAACTGGATAAAATCAGTACCATTCCAAATGTGAAATGTGAAATCAGTTGCTTTAACGTAAATAACACCTTGGATCTGGTCAGCCTCTGGCAATGAACTAACCAACTTACAACTCTTAGAGTATTCCTGAGTGCCTTTATAGAATTGTCGTGTATCAGTCAGAAAGTACAGAGTATCGTTATCTTTGGTGGTCAGGGCTTTATAATTGGCCGCTGTACCGTATGAAAATTTGACTTCCGCCATTATATCCTCCTTTATCAAAATTCAGTCCAACGAAAATTTGTTGGTGCAACGCTGAACGGTTCAACCATCAATTGTCCATTCTCGCCGGCTTCGCGCTGTACAATCCAAGGAGAATATTTACCTTTCTCATCTCGAATCATAACAGTCTGACCTTCATAAGAATCTTCAGAAGAGTTGATTTTTTCGTTTGCAGCGGACACAGAATCAAAGACCAATTGACGTGGCCTAATGGTTTGCACCGACAAATCATCGCGGACATAAAGTAATTCGGATGTATCTTTAGTGATGATAATATCCTTACCATCGATCATTCCTAGAGCAATGGCAGCTTCAACATCCTCTGCGTTGCCATAGCCCAGCTTCGAGTATTCTGCCATCGCTAGTTACCTCCAAAAAATAAAAAACGAACGGTCAGAATTCAACCACTCGCAGACTGCCATCTTCAGTTTCAACACTCTCCTGAGTAATCTTGACTGCATTACCGATAGGCTTGCCATTTGCGGTCAGCTGCAGTTTCTGGTCGATATAGCTCAGGTTATCAGCCTTACTATCAAAAATAGCAGCGTTACGGTCACTCAGAGCCTTCAGCATCGCCTCAGCAGCAAGCAGGCGCTGGTCAACAGAGCTTAAAGCAGCATCAGGAATGAGATCACTCCAATTCTGGATTGGGACGATATGAATGACGCCCGGTCCAACTTTTCGGACGTGCTGTACAGTTGTACCGTCTGAATCCATCGTTACAGCCAAAAAAGTAAGCTGTATCTGAATATCTCCGGGCTCGCTGGTCAAATCAGTGTCGAATGGAAGAATATATTCCAACTTATTCTTATACAGCTCATCTGACTTGGTTAGAATTTCCGTTTTATAGCGCTTACTAATAGGAAGGACATACTCGAGATTAACTGTATAATCAGTCATATCAACGCCTTTATATGTAGGGTCTGCCAGGAAGTGAAGCTTGTCCACCATTTTGCTTCTTTCCATAATCGCGTCTTGAACAGAACAAGTCAAAGTATTGTTCTCGTTAATCAAAAAAGTATACATATCACACCTCCTTTCCATTCACGATGTACAGATATTCATTCATTGAAATACGCTTATCTGCAAGCTTTTTCTCCAAAAAAGAGTCTTGTATCATATGGTCACGATAAAGCCGTCGCAGACTTTCAACGAACGGACTAAAAATCTTTTCGTTCATAACAGTCCTCCTTGAATTAAGCTCAGAGTGTAAGCGTCAATAATAGCCTCGGGCGTTTTACCACCCAAGGCTTTCAGCTGTTCATACTCGTATTTGTCTATCTCTTCAAGTAAGACAGTGTCATACTCAGGAGAGGGGATAAGATAATACCCGTCAACATGCCAGATATGACTGCCGTCACTACTGATGATACCTTGAGCATCATCCTCAGTGCAGTTCACCATAATACCGTGCTTTGGCTGATACCGTACAAAAGAAAGACGGTCAAGCGCATCAATCACCCGACCGTTCAAAAGAACCTTATAGTACACACTTCCACCTCCTTACACGCAGAACATCAAGCGAATGCCTGCCTGATCGCTGGGGAACAGATAACCATACAAATTGCCCGTCTCGCTAACACTATAGAAATAATTTCTATAAGAAATGAAAGGAGAACGAGTCCAATAGTTGGTCTTATTTCCGTCGAGATCTGTACAAGCACGACTCTCGTTTGTAGTCATGAAACTAATAGAATCACCTTCATTGACGTAAGGTTCGGTGGTCATTGTCGGGTCAACTTCAATTGCGCTGGGGATGAAGAAATAGCTATCTGCTGTGACAATATCCGTAGACGTACCACCTGCTGAACTCGGGACCTTGACTTGTTTAATCAACTGTTGCCAACCAATAGGCAAAGCTTTAACGATTCGAGAGTCAAGGTAAGTACGAACAGTCGTTCCGCCCCAGCCGTTTTCATTGCTGGATGCTTGACTCAGTGCCATTTTCTTTCCGAGGGTGGTTTTCTGTAGGAAGGTAAGGGAACTACGTTTGCTAGAGTTGCTGAGATAATAGCGTTTAAATCCACAAGCTTCAAACTCGAATTCTTCATGAGTCCACGCAGCGAGTTGTCGGCAGGCAGCGTCACCGAGGTCGGCATACCAAAGCTTCGCCCAGTAAATGACACCAGTAGCAAAGTTCTCGTATGCGCCATCGTCGGCTTTAGCGCAACCGAGCACCAGAGTGGCGTCAGTCTTGGTCAAACGATTTTTGGCGATTTCAACATAATTGATGTTGTCGCCATAGCAGTTTGCGCAATAGATATGGATACTATTTTCACCTTTGATGTGACGCAGAACCAACATGTCCCGAGTATCAAAACTTGCTCCGTCGGTAGACCCTGTACCCCAAGAAACCTTTGCAAGGCCATTTGCCCAGAGACGGAAGCCATTTGTTCCATTCGTCTCGTAACATTGCATCAGAGTAGAATTTCGACTATTGGAACCAGCCATTGAATAATCGACAGCTATGACCCAGTCACGGTCCTCGTTGAGCAACTTTATACCAGTGTCGATATAGTTGCTGCCATTGAATGCAGTTTCTCTGGAGATGATAACATTCTCAACGATGTCATCATAAGTGAAATCGTTGCCCATGCGAATTGTAATATCATCCTTGTCCTCGACTACCTGATTTGCGATACCGACCTGATTCATTGTATAAATTTCAACAGGTCGGAGATTTTTCAGTTCTTTGCCATCAAAATATCCGGTGGTATAAGCGCAGCTATCGAACACAGCATTGATATCTTTCTCTCCATTAACGTAACCGCCCTTGTCCCAGCCATTAAACAGATAGAACTTGAATGCAGTCTCTTCAGCTGTATAAGACGGAATGTCTCCATCGTACAAAACCAGACTGCCATACGGAGCCTCAGTATCCTGAAGGATATTGCCGTGGTTCATGTAGCGAACATGATATTTACGCACGGATTCGGTATATACGGCAGTAACAGTTTCATTGCTGAATGCAGGAGCAAGCTCTGTGTCCCATCCTTTAAAAGTAAAATCAGTGCTGATAGTGCTTTCATATGTAGGAATCGAGATAGGATTATCAATGCGCGTAGTAGGATCAACTGCTTTAGCTCCCTTATCAACATACTGAATATCCAACACAGAACCGTCTTTATTGACGAATGTCCATGTATACTGCTCGATAAGAGTGTTATATTCAATAGTCAGATCAGGCCACTGAGCTTTAAAGTTTTCCAGCTGTTTTTCGCGGATAAGCGGCAGATGTACAATGCCCTCGATAACAGAATGATCAGAATTGTAGCCGTTCTCGTCCAGACCGGTCATGCCATACAACTTATCAAGCAGAGTTGTATCGCTCAGCTCCCAGTTGATTCCAGTGACGCGAACACGATTCAGAGAAGTACACTTCGGTAGCATCTCTTTCAGGTCAATCGTCGGGCAGTCCTCAACAGTCAAAGTAGTGATATTCTCATAGCTCGCGATAGAGAAGTCGGTTAGATAACGCAGATTCTGAACCGATAGATTGGAAATTGCGGGCAGTGTGGCCTTTTGAATTTTGCCGCCTTTAGCAAAGGCAACGCCTGTCACACCTGAACCATTAGCAAGGAACTCGGCCAGATTGACACAGCCTGTCAGATTGATAGACTTTCTCAAATTCGGAACATTCTGCAGATTCAGATGTTCAAGCAGGGTATTGTTGCCAACAGCAAAATCGGTCATGTTGGTATTGGCGTACCCTTCGACACTGGAACCAATCTGAAGATCTGTCAGCTTAATACCATGACTAAAATCAACATAGCCTGGGTAGAAGCCGGAAATATCACCGATGCTCTGGATGATAGAGGCGTTATAGATATAGACCTCAGTATCGTTCATTGCTTCGATGGGGCAGGGAACTTCATAAGTCTGACCACGTTTGCCGCGCATTTTCACGGGATTGGAACCGTACCGTACAGAAATGTAAGTATCGGCATACGGAGTAATATGGAATGTACCGTCTGGCCGTACACCAGTCCAATTGGTCGGAGTGTAACCGCGAATGGTCATATCATCCGAAGTGCAAGTAGTACCTGTATACTTGGACGCCATATACTTTTCCTGATACCGCTGGAACTGACGCCGCTGATGGCGCTTATTACCGTGCATCATGGGCAGATAGCTTGTCGTACCATTGTCCTCATAAGTGCGGAAATACTTGCGCCGCATATCCATGACCCACAAACGCTCGGGTTTCACATCCTGATAGTCCTCAAACTTCTTTAAGATACGAGTAGAACTCCATGCTAGGGCACTCTCGCGGTTTAGGAACATCTTTGCGAGGTCATCTGCAAACAGGTCGCGAATCTTGCACCACAGCTTAGAGTCGTGCGCGTTAAACACACTCTTTGTGCCAATAGTATCCATGTCCTCGTAACCATAAGTCAGAGTTAGACCACCCTCGTTATCGTTGCCCATGGCAGTATCGTTATCGTAATCAAAACAGAAATCCCAATGCACAAGGTCTGAGGTGTGCGGGAACACGTTCTTTGCGCGGTTATCGACCATGGTGTGGCGCTCAGTAAACAGGTAATGGAACAGTGCAGAATCCTTGACAAAGTAATTCTCGAAATTTTTCTTGAACTCCTCATCGTCTGCATTCACAACCCAGTTCTGCACGCGAATCCATGCGTTTTTAGCGTCTTGAATCTCTTGTTCGCTACAATTCTTGTTGATGTAACGGAATTCAAAACTGTGGTCGCCATCCCAAGTTTCCTCAGAGAAGTCGCCACTCAGGAAGCGGGTCTGCGCATCGGTGTTGTTATCAATCTCAACAATGACTTCTTTGTGATTGTTCGGGTCCATACCCATCGTGTCGCTATTTTTCTTGGAGTTGCCAAAATCACCACAAGCATAGAAATGCCACTGACCATCCTTAAAGACGGTTGCGTTTGTGGTATCTGTCTCTTGAATAAACACAACACAGGGGTAGAACGCCATGGTGTCGCGTACCTTCGGGTTGTCCTTACGAGCTTGACGAATGTACGGGTTGAACTCATTAAACTCATCTGCCAGCAGGGCATTGTTTGCATTCTCAGAAGAAGCAACATTGACTTTGATGTTAAAATACTTCTCACCAACGCTGTTTTCTGTAAATGCATACTTGCTGCCAGTGCTTTCATCACCAAAGATAAAGCCACCAGAACAATCGATATCAATATTACGACCAGACTCACCATATGCGTTAGAGCTGGTGCCCTGTCCCTTGTGGGAACCGGTAGCGATCCAGTTATCTTCCACGGCGCGGCCATTCTTATAAATGTGCTGAATGGTCGTATTCGGGACCTCGTTCTTCTTACCAGTCGTAAAGGTCGGAGCAGAGATTTTGATAATACGCAGATTGGGACATTTTTCAGCCAGTAGGTCAGGATTCAGTTCGCCGCTAACGTCTGTAATATCGTTACGGGTATAACGGTCAATCATTTCTTCTGCATTCTTGGCATCAGCAATAAAGTTGTCGAGGATCTCATCATCGGTAAGATTCATCATGTACGACTTCATGCGGTAAACCTGAACATCGCAATCATTAGAACCAATCGTAATACCAACGGGTTTTGCCTGAGTGAAGTTGTCGCTGGAAGCATACAACTCAACCTTACAGGGAATACCATCAAGCCACAAAACCATCTCATTGTACTGGCTGTCAGGCAGGATATTGAATTCAAACTCCATGAAATCATCTTCACAGGTGGGAAGGTCAATACTGTTCTGTTCACTGGTCAGGGTGATTTTCTGAGCCTGAATGTTCAAACCGATATTGTCGTTCAGACAGGTAACGACGGTTGCATCATAGTTCCGTACATTGGTGGTCTTGAAGATGAGCTTAAAATTTTTGCCGGATTTCTTCGCATCGTCAGCGAACAGCTTATAATCAATGGTTGCGGTTGTGCCGGACTTCACACAGAAATACGTGTCTCCGTCTGCATCGATCTGGTAGCCGCCATTAGACCAGTCAAAATTATCAGAAACAGTCATCTTAGTGTTGCCATCAGTCCAAAGGCGATTTTCGTCTGCATTAGTTTTACCAGCAGGATTGAAGTCAAAAGCCAGATTGGTCTTGACAGGCTCGATAGTAATACCCAGCTCAGTCACAGTCACAGAGATGGTTTTAACAGTATCGCCACATGTGATAGTCAATACATGAGTGCCAATCGCTGCAGATTTGAATGTCCATGTTTGCATAGTGCGACCAACGGACAGAGTAGAAGTAGTGATGCCGTCTACAGCAAGAGTTACTTTTGCGGTTGAACTGCTGGGGTCATACACGGTATAGGTGATAGCGATGTTACTGTACTGTTTTGTAGTGTAGTTACGAACAGCACAGCTAATAATCGGAGTGGTATCGAGATCGCTCACCCACATAATATCCTTATAAATCTTATTAGATGTGACCGTATTACCGTTGATTTCCGCCGTCATATGAACTTCCAACAGATGAGCGCCATGTTTCTGGAGGGGTAGAGTATAAGTAAGCTGACGACCAGTAACAGTGGTGGTATTTGTGCCAACCTGTACGCCATCTAAGGTAAAGACAATAGTCTTACTAATATTGCCATACGGAGTATAACGGAAAGTCACCTCATCACTGTAGATAAGGGCATCATCGAAAATGCTCTCGATGTAGAACTCAATGACATTGATACTCCATGTTTTAGTGCCGACGCTGCCCACGTTATCAACAACAGACAGCTTAATATTATTATCACCGCTATGAAGATACTGAGTAATATCGAAGCTGTTCTTACCCTGAACAATAGTCTGTGTAGCGACTTTAGTATTTCCAACATACCATGTGCCAGTTGCATTGCCGGTATCGTCTCCAGAATTGTCAACTGACCTGAAATTGTAATTGATGATAGCAGCATCGCCAGAAATAACAGTCAGAGCAGAACCGTCCAAGCGCTCAATAGTGATAACACTGGTGCCGCCTGTGCCACCACCGCCACCCTGAATAACAACGGTAGTCTTAACACCGCCGTTCTCCAACAGACTCAGCTTAGAATCTTCATAAGTGATGTCATATTCCTTACCAGACTCTTCGGGGTTAAAGTCTTTCAGTTTTTCCTGAATCTCCGCAATGTCCGAATTTGCGGTATCAACAGAATCCTGAATAGAAGAAATGTTGCTCTTGATGTTGGCAATATCGGTCGTAAAGCCACTCACTGCGGTCTTGTCGGCTTTGTCAGCCAAAAGCTTATCGGTTGCTCCCTTGTTGTAATAGTCGCTCTGAAGAGTAGTAGGGAGGTCGCCGACTTCGGTCTTCAGGTTGTCCAATGTTTGTTTTGTTTCAGTAAGAGTGTTCTGAACAGGGGAGAGCTTTTCATCAATTTTCGCATCGACAGTTTTGTTATATGCGGTCACCCAATCAACGCTCGGGTCAGTGCTCAATGTAATACGAGAAATTTCCTGTTCTCCGTTCATAAACTGAATAATCTGGGTCTCAGGAGTGTATTTCACATCAAAATTAGCCAATCCATCAACAGCATTGATTTCATCACGAAGCATCTCGACAAAGCCATCAACTTCAGTTTTCTTATAATACTGGGCCAACTTTTTATCGACGCTTGCAACAGCATTTTTTGCGTCATTGGCGCTTTGTTTGGCTTCAGCCGCCGCGCTCTGTGCCTCGCCAACTTTCTGGTTCATAGTAGCGAGGAAAGAGGTATACCAGTCATCTCCAGTCGGATCAGTCATCTTTTTACCAGCAAGAGACTTAATGACGTTTAATTTTCCATTGGGGCGAGAACGCCACAGATAACTTTTTGTAGTGCTGGAATTCGGAATTGTGACTGCACCGCTTGCCATCAGTTCAAAAGCGAGCGTGCCATCCTTTGCGGTAGCATTATCGCTCAGTAGCCATCCGAATCGAATCTTGGTATCATTGAAAGTGACATTGATGGGGGCAGCGTAGTTTTCCTCATTGCTGGCGTTCATATAGTGAATCTGAATAGTCATGCCCATCAGGTCGATACCATCGTAAAAACGAGGCATTTCAAACGGAACAATTTGACCGTTGTTTTCCTGAGTGACATCCACCTGAGCAGAGTTCACAGTAATATTACGATTCTCGTCGATTGACGAATAAATCGTATCCTCATAATCATCAATCCAAACGTACTTGTCGCTACGGGTAAAGCCGGAATCTACCGCAGCAAACGCCGCTACGTCATTTAGATCCATCGTCGCCACGTCTGCAACAACGGGTTCATTTTGGATTGCCGTAAAACTAGTCGTCATCACGGATTTTGAGGCCATCCGTTTTGACTCTTCAAATGATAATGCCATTTACTCACTCCTTTGCTTTACTTCGCACGAGCGAACTTATGTAGTAGTTGTGGGGTTATTGTTCTTATTGACATCAGAACGAAGGTCTGGAAAATATTGATCAAGCATCCAGTCCTGATAGATGTCGTATTTGCTTTCTTCTTTACCATGTCCTACAATGTAGGGATAATAGGGGAAATACCGGCTCATAGTAAGAGACATCGTTCCCTCGCCAAGGTTGATACTAAAACTCTTGATAATCCAATCAACAGGTGTTTTACTATTCAAATATTTAGCCGCATACTGAATTTTTTCATTAACATCAAGCCACGGAACTAACAAAATAGGCACCACCAACCCATCGGTTAATCGTGCCTTCTTCCATAATTCATATTTAGCAACTTCCATTGCCTTTTCATCCGTGGTATAGTTGTCATAGTCTCCGCCCGAAAGTATTTCATTGCGACGACCAATTTTTTCAATTGAGAATTTTGCGTTATACAAATCATCGATATTGTCTGGATCAGTCATGCAGACATATTCAAGATTATCGCAGTTCTCTTCTTTTTTTTCTGCGGCAAGTTTATCGCCGGTCGGTACAGTATCTACCAATTTGACCATAGCATGAGATTGCTGCTGTCCAATAAAATAGATGTGCTTTGTATCAGGGAACCACTGAATGACATAATACTTTCCCGCTTCCATGATAGAAGGTTCCTGCTCAACGTCGTTACCATCAGCGTTAGGAACAGATTTATAAAGCAGGGAAGTTTTTGTTGTAGTCTTCTGTTCAGTCCCGCCACTTCCATCGGTTTTAACTTCTGTTGTCACAAAATTAACAATGATATTCAAGGTTTCGCTTGTGATTTTCGCAGGCATGATAAACGATATATTCGCTTCATCATCAACAGCAAGTTCTTTTACGGTCAGCGTAAGAGAATTCTTTTCGGAAGAATAGGTTGCAGTCGAAGAATATGCGTCAGAATCGATTGTAGCACCAAACACTTCAACACAGTTTCGAACCGTAGAATAATCCACTGTGGCCGACTCACCATCTGCCGTCACCAAACTTGCAAATAAATCTGGGTCGAGTACAGGCGGGTCATCAAATCCGCTCGGAATTTCGTGACATACGAACACGTCATCATCGAAATACATTTCAAATGGATAATTGAGGTCGCGCAACTCAGTCAAAATCTGCCACAAGGTTGTACCAGTCTCATATTCCAAATCGTAGGGAACATTGCGCGTCCAATAATCAATCACGCATTTGCTAAACTCGCTCATCGGCTGTTCAGTTAAGACTGTTTTAATGACAGGAGCGATACGTGTTCCTTTGTTGATTTTTGTTTTTAGACCAGTCAACTGTCCAGCCAGATCGCCATTCAGTCGCGCCACAAGATCTACGCAAGAGCATTGCACTGTATTCGTGGTTGCGTTATATGTAAATCCATTTGATGAGATAGAAAAGCAGCCTTGATTAAACCAGTGAACGTCTTGATTTTTAGAAAATACATTTATACGTTGCACAGATACTTTTTCGAATTCTTTATTGAACGCCTCATTAAGCTTCTTCTTCGCTTGAATAACCTCGTCTTGAACATCGTGCATAGAATAACCAACATAAATGCTAGTAGTACCGTATTCTTCTTGAAGCTCTTTTTCACTCCAACCAGCAATAGCACTGACATCAGCAGCAGATAACATACTACCGTTTACTGTTTGTCCCTGTATTGCAGCAATCATATTATGAACCTTAACAGATTTTCCCCAAAGTGTCATAGAAATACCTGTTTTATCTTTGAGTAAAATCGTAGCCGGATCGGTAGATGTACCAATGACTCTTGAAAGATACCTGGATATTTCTGAATTACATAGAGGGATTAAATCACCATCATCAGGTTGAAAAAGAGGAGTGTATGCAATTTGTAGACCATTAAATTTATCATCGCAACCAAGAACAGTAGAATAATCTCCTTTATTGATTATGGCTTCCGGGTCTGGTTCAAATGCTTTTTTAAATTCTGAAAAAACTAAAGAACTAAGCCACTTCCCAACGGTAGTCCCAAAAGTTGTCTCACCATTCATCTCCTTTACAAACTTAGAATAGTAAGACATATTATCATCGTTCCACTCAATCACGCCACGATTGATGTTATCGATATTCCCGTATTTTGCATGACCTTCTTGAGTGATTTTTGAAACTAAAGCATTATATTCTGCTTTGGCTTTCTTATATCCAGCAGATTCTTTTGTCTTTTTTTCAAGTTCTGGGTACGAGAGGGAAGTAGTTTTGGTTCTTCCTTTTAGTCCGATAAAAACACGAACATTTTTGCTTATCCAGTCCTCCTCGTCAAAAGCAGAGACAACACTCTTTTTGCCGAGATACAGCGTGGTATTAAAGGTGCGTCGAATATCCGATTCCGAATCAACACTTACAGTTCCATCAATCGCAATGCCTTCCAAAGAATCGACAGTTGCAAAATCTTTGTCCAATAAATCAATGCGACAATATATATGAGGAGAATGGCTTTTTAAAAGAGCGAGGTCTTCATCTGTAGGTAAGTACTTCATGTTGTACCTCCTACCGGCAAATATTCGCTCAGTCCATTACTGTACATGTCATCTTCACTCTCAATAGATCCGATTTCGACAAAGTTGAAACTCAACGTACCTTTGTCATAATGCTCAGAACAACTTGTAGTAACACTGCCATTTACTCCAATTAGCCACTCACGCCCATCAAACATTTTGAGAACTTTTGCGTCGCCGTTAGTAAGCCATGCTGAGATTTCTTTACGGTAATCATTTCCACCGTCAACATCAAATTCATCTTGAGTCATATCGAATTCAATACCAACGCCCGAAAAATCACCAGAGTAATAGTTCGCTTCATTGCCAAAATACAGATAGGGGTATTTACTACTCATGGTTTCAACGATAGAAGCAGTGCGTTTTAGCTCAACACTGTCTACCTTTGGCTCAAGAAGAATGTGATAAGATGTTTCTCCATCTGTAATAATTGCGCCATCAAATTCACTGACTACTATCTTTTTAACATAGCCCTTTTCAATAGTATTAACAACAGGAGACACAGCATATTCATAAGGCTGTTCGCGCCCAGCCGCATACCAGTCAGTGTGTTCCATTATGACATATCCGGTATTTTCTGAATGCAATTTTATTCCATGAATAGTATCAGAGAATGGTTTAGTGACATTCTTTTCTGGCATGACGCTAATCCTGAAATACGCAATACTATCCTTATAACTTACACTCCAAGACGACTTGTCCTAAGTCCCAATATTTCGTGTCTTGTTAAACATTTTTGAAATCGACTTCTATATGTTTTTCATAAAAGAACCAATGGAGGAAAAACGATCCAATGCCTCATTATAGGTATATTCTTTTCCGTTGGAATAGTATTTAATACTTGTTTCCGCATAGCCTAAGAATTTTTGATTTTTGTCATATGCTACAATTCTAGCAATATATCCATCAGCCGATATTTCGACTGACTTTAAATCACTTGCCGGGATTAGATTAGTGCTCATTGAGATGTTATCCGTAGTAAATACTCCACTTTGACTAACATAGCCATTTGACCAGTTGGGCAATAAGAGCAAATCGTTTGATAAGTCAACTTGTTTTTCATAAATAGTCATCCATGTGGCATCTAAAGGTTTTTTGCGCTTAAACCGAAGATGAGTAATGTCACTCTTCACATTGGCTGGATATTTTGCAAAAAGGTTAATACAACCACGCCATTTATCGTTTCCTGCATCAAAAATTACTCCATCAATTTGTTCGCTATATTTCGTCTTAAACTGTTTGAACCCAGTATCAAGCTGGTAGCCTCCAACTGATTCTGCTTTAGCACGAACATAATAAACGCTATTATTGTCAAGGCCATCAACATAAAAACTCTTCATAGAGTCACGGTGATAAAAACATTGTGACTTTTTGATTTCGTTTTTATTAGAGTCATAAAGATAATATTCATATCTATTGATAACTTCGCCCTCAGCCGTTTTGTAGGTATAATCACAATCAAAAGAGTATGAAGGTGTAAAGATAATTTTAGAAGTGGAAATGTCGGAGAATGCTCTGAATTTAATGGAAGGCTTCTCGTGACAATAAAACAGAATCTTGTCACTATATTCGCTGAAAGTGTTCGTACCAGTTAATCTGCAACGAATCATGATATAATAAGGGTCATGCTGATTTACAAGGACACCACCTTTAATTACAAATTGTCGAGCTAGGCCAGTTCCAGTGGGAGCTACTGTGCCAAATTTATAAACAGTGCTATCTTTTGACTTGAAGATGATATAGGCAACTAAGTCAATATCGGCATATGCTCCGAACTGGAATGAAGTGTCTTCGTTAGCACTAAATACATTGATTTTTGATAAAATTGGTTTCACTGTATCACCTCCAAGTTAATCAGACGTTGTAACATAACAAAGCGCACCCTCAGAGTTTACTTTCAATCCAAGAGTGCTTAAAATGCTGTCAGCAGTGATTGCTTCGACTTTTTTGGTCAACTCATTATAGTGAGTTTTTTCTGTCCTACTTAGACCACTAAAATTGGTTGCCAAAGCGCTAATGTCATTTTTGTTTGTAGTGACCTGTGTTTTTGTTGTCGCATATTCATCGTTTTTGAATGTGCTTAAATCAGAAGAAACACCATCAATCTCTTCATTCAAAGAAGCATAATCGTCAGATTCTTTTGTTTGCAAATTTTGTATATCCGTTTCATTGGCGGATACACGACCCTGTAATGCGACAAAATCGTTCTTTTTAAAAGAGTCAAGATCTATATCTGTAGAACCAACTGATTTTTTTAATTCCGCATAATCTTCTGCTTCTTTTGTTTCAAGACTTGCTACACGGTCGTTTACGGAATTTGCAGTTGTATCGTCTGTGTATTTTGTGGCTTTCTCCCAATCACTATGAGAATAAGAGCCAGTCGCTCCCTGTGCGGAAGTACAGATATATAAATCGCCATTGCTGCCTAAAAACCATAAGTCCCCAATATTATATGGAGGAGCAGGAACAGAACGGAAAACCTGACACTTACTGTCGGCAGTATTCTGTGCGAGAGCGGCAGAAGCGAGCGCATTGATAATACTTGCGTCAATTATCTCATACCACATATATTCTCTTTTTGACTCAGTACTATTAGCCGCTTCTATCCACCGATAGCATTTTCCAGTATCAATATCATAATAAATCTCATTTACATGATGCCATTCCGTATGCCATTTTACCCATTCTACGGCAGGTGCATTCTCTTTTGTTGGGACTCCATGTCCGTAGTTTGTCTTAATGGTGCCGCTGATTTGAGCTTGAGTGTTTTTGTTAGTCGATTCTGTCTGATTGATTAAATTGGAGAGATTTGTATCAATTTTATCGACGTTATTTGATAAATCACTCAAGTCCGAAGAGATCGTTCGCACCTTAGCGGCTTCCATACTTTGATTTCCTTCAGCCAAAATAATATTTCGAAAATTCTTTTGCATTGCAGTGACAACGAGTTTTTGACCAACTTCATAATCGCGATTTGTAGTTACGACATATTCGCCACCAAATGCGGCAATTTTGTAGGTGTATCCATTTTTTGATGTAATAACACCGTAAGAAGAGACATCAAATTGCGCGTTCGCCACTGCACTCTTGGCGGCAGAAGAAATGGCCTCAACCAATACATCTGTTGCGCTTTTACTTGTGTTTGACACTTTCTTTCACCTCCAAGAAAAATATAAAAGCCGACCCGCTGGGCTATCCTAGTGGTATCGGCATTGTGTTTTAATACTCTCTATTTAATTTCGCTTATTCATTTTTTGAGAAAGTTTGTTGGGAAGATTACGGACAATTTCGTTTGCCAAATCTTCTGCTCCACCAACAGGGTTCTGAATAACAATATCTCCAATGGAAATATCAATATTAGAACCGCCGTTAGAAGATAGGGAAGCCGTTTCGTACTTAGACATCTGATCCTGGAACCAAGCATCTGGATTGCCACCCATCTCGAAGAGACGAGAAGTAATATCTGCAGGAACAACTCCATCGCCGGTTTCAAGATAAGTATAACGTCCGGCTTGAGGTTGACGAACCAGAAGCTCGGAACCTTGCTCGTCAACATTATACTTGCCGGATTTTTGAATGCTTCGAGAACCAGAAGCTTTTTTGCCAATGAGTTTATTGACGAAGCTTTTACCTGCATCCGCAATTTTATTGACAGCTTTTTCTGCTTTTTCTTTAAGGCTACCGCCAGAAGATTTAGAGCTACTGCCACTATTCTCATTACGAGAACTGCTGGAGGAGCTGGAGCTAGAACTGCTGGTGTTGGAAGAGCTGGAGCTAGAACTGCTAGAATTTTTACCAGTGGCGGTATTATAAAGATTTTTAGCCCCATTGACAAAGCCACCGACAACTTTTTCACCAAATTTCCATGCAGAAGAATTAGTGATTTTATCTTTGGTGGAGTTTACAGCGTTATTTACTTTGCCGCCGAGCCAAGAGTTATCCCACTTCTCTTTTACATTAGAAGCAATTCCTTTGGTCGTAGTTACTAATCCACTGACAGCGTTGTTTACTTTGCCGCCGAGCCAAGAATTGTTCCATGCATTTTTTGCACTACTAACTGCGTTGCTTCCAACTTCATAGATGTCTTTACCAAGCTCTAACAAGCTCTTACCGCCAGAAACAGTCGTGGGAGTACCACTGCCGCCACCAGAAGATAAACTACTCGAAGATGTGGAACTATTGCTGGTAGTAATTTTGGTAGTAGGAGTTGTCTGACCTTTATTGTACAGATCGTTTCCAATCGTACCAAAACTATCACGAATAGAAGAAATAGTGTTATCGCAACTCTTAGTGATGCTATCATAAGCTTTCCCCATGACCCACGTAATATTTTCACTAAGATTGGTAGCACCGGGCTCAACATTCTTCCAGGCATTTGCCATTTGGTCAGGGAGAACTTTATTCAAAGTCTCTTCACTCTTGGATTCGATTGTGCTATATGCACCATTGATTGCGCCTTGAGTATTGTTAGCCAAGTCACGAACGCCGCTTTCAGCCATACCCCAGCTATTATCGAAACAAGCTCGCATATCATAGAGCATCTTTTCGGTATCACCGGTGGTATCAGCCCAAGCTTTAGAAATAGTAGATTGCGTTTTAGCACTCAGATTGCGGATACCACCACCACACTGATTCCAACTATTCTTCATATTACTAGAGATGGAATCCATTGCGTTAGAACAGCTATCTTTCATAGAATTGAAAGAGTTTGCCATCTTATTAGCGTTAGACTCACTCATCTCGTCAGTCATGGATGCCATTTTGTTAAAACCAGCAGTATATGTGTTTTGCATTGACTGGAACAGTTTCTTCGTGATACCCTCGACCTGTTCTGCGTTCAGTGCGGTGTTGTCTCCGATAGCGGCATAGGTATCTTTAACCAGCTTCTGCATATTGCTATACATTTCTTTACTGGTTGCATCAATCTGATCGTCACTCAAGCCAACCTCTTTTGCCATGTCTTTCCACGTCTTCTCAAACTGAGATTTCATGGAGTCGAGCTGAGCAAGGGTGTTGGATTTGGAAGAAGAAATGAGATTGTCAAGAGGATTACCTGTACTACTATTACCAAAGCCGAAGAATTCACTAATTGAACCCTTTATTAAGCCTCCGCTGTTTATTAAGCCTCCGCCCTTTATTACGCTTCCGATATTTTTTATTTTATCAAACCATTTCGAAACCGAAGAGCTTTGACCGGCAGAGTTTATAGTGGACTTGGTTTTATCTGCAAATGTAGTAAACTTTAAATTCAACCCGCCTAGAGTCTTAACGCTCTTTGAAAGCAGCGTAGGAATAAGTCCGGTCTTATTGTCGTCACGAATATCGTCAACGGCCTCAACTACTTCATCAACTTTAGAGTCAATGGCAGTGTTTTTGCGAGCTTGAGGCGCAGAAGTAATAGTCGTATATCCGCTGGAAGCAGCAGAGTTGCGAGAGCTAGGTATTTTAGAGGCTACGTTCTTGACCCATCCGATAGGATTCTTGGCGATTCCCATTAAAGTCGCGGTTTGTTTTGCGGGGATAACGCCGTCGCCCTTCTCAAGCTGAGTCAGGCGTCCCTTTTCAGGAGAGCGGACGATTATCTCTTCGCCTTCCTCATCGACATTGTAAGTGCCGGATTTCTTGATAGATTTGTCGCCTTTAGCTTTCTTACCCCAGTTCCACGGCCAAATCTTCCAAGAACCAATACCCTTGTGTTCTTTGCCGTTGCTTGATGTTCCGCCAAAGATAGAGTGGAACACGCTACTAAGCATACTTCCAATGCCCTTTACAGCCTTAGACAATGTCTTGCCGAGAGCGGAAACTGCACTAGCAATACCTTTACCGATTCGGGATAGTCCAGTTGTAAATGAGCCGCCACCGATCGCGCCGACAGCGAGCGTGCCACCAAGCAGGATCTGGCCGATAACAGGAATATGACTAACCGCAGCCGTAATAGTTCCGGCAACGCCAGTACCGCCTGCAGTACCAATAGCGGCTTTGACAGTCGTACCAATTCCTTTGAAAATACCAGCAATACCAGAAAACAGCTTGGTTCCACCCAATGTAGTACCGATGTCACCGAAAATTGAGCCAAGCCCACCAACCGCTTTTTGGGCAATAGATGCGACTCCACTAAATCCCTTCTGGAAGATTGACATTAGACCACCGCTACCAGAGAACAAGCCCTGAGCGGACTTAACTATAGACGGCTTTGCAGCATCCAATCCGGCAGTGATACCATCACCGACGCCAGACTTAATAATTGGAATAATGTCAGCTGTAAGTTTACTACTGGCGCTACGTCCGCCAATGCCAAGGAAGCTCTTTCCTGCATCCAAGAGACGTCCCAAGAATCCTTTCCCAGAACTCTTATCAGAGAACGTACCAACCGCACGCTGCAGACGATTCTACAGACCCGTAATTCCACCGCTCTGAGTAGAACCATTCAGATTGCCAAGCACGTCTCCAAGTTTAGTCAGCGTATCAATCAGTGTCTCAAGCTTAGTGATGACATTAGAAACATTAGTTGCTCGCTGTACCGCCTTCATATTGGAGACAACAGAAGCCATAAATCCATCGTAGTGACCTTCCATCTCTGCAAAGGTCATGGCTTCGAACTGGGAAGTGTATTTCAGTTTTTTCTGATAGTCGTCCCAGCTTGTGCCAATGAGGTTAGTGGCTTCCTGAACCTTATCTTTGAGCTTATTCAGCCGGTCAATTTCTTCCTGTTTCTTATACTCACGGCGCTTGCTGCTGAGGTCACTCTGAGCGTCACGAACTGCACTTGCATCAGCTTCCCACTCGTAACCATTCTCGCCATAGACGCGAGTGGTCTTATTGGCCTGTGCTTTTGCGAGAGCATCCTCGGCTTTTTGCAGTTCAATCGCACGCTCCTGAGCATCGTTCTGCTCATTCAGCGCGTCGATGCGCTTGTCAATGACATCCATCCATGCATCGCCCTGAATTTTCAGGTCATTAGACTTCTTGTCATTGGCGCTGTTCACGAGGTCAAGCAGGGAAGAGAAGAGGTCTTTGAGATTGGAAATAATCGTGTTAAGACGATTGGCTTCTTCTCCCATGCCTTTCATGTGGTCAGTGACATCCCAAGTGCCATCGGCAACCTTTTGAAGGATTTCAGCATAGCGCTTACCAATATCAGTGCCTTCGTACTTTAATGCAAGCTCTTTCAATTCTGCAATATACAGTTCTTTAAAAGCTTCTTTGTTAAATACGAGTTTGTCACCCTGAAGCTCAAGACAACCGACGTATTTTGTGTCAAGCGCCATCAGCTTCTGAATACTGTCTTGACTTAAATCACCATAAGCATTATACTCGTCTACAATATCGGATAGATCATTAAACGCACTCTGGAAATTATCCATCCGATTGTTGATGTTTTCCAGAGTAGAACCTATACCATTGATATATTCTTCGATACTGATAACATTATTTTTAATCTTATCTTCAGCATCTCTAAAGCCTTGAGCGAGGTATTTTCCGGCCACACCACCGGTCTCTTCACAAGCAGTAGCCATACCATCAAGCTTTTCGAGGAACATCTGCTTAAAAGCATCGCTGTTATAATCGATTTCACCATTCTCTGGATTTAGTGCTCCAGCAAATCGCTCGTCTGTAAATAGGTCTGTGTTATCGTACAAGTCCCGAATTGCCTGATATTTTTTATCTACATCATCCGCATCAAGAGCACCGAATGGGTTCTCAATCTTATTCTTGCTGACCTCAGATAGCCCAGAAAATGCGGATTTTATAGCGTCCGTCTTTTCCTTAGCCTTGTCCATCGCAGTGCCGTAGCCCTTGATAGCGTCAGTCAACTGCTCAAAAGAGATGGTTTCAGAATCAACACTAGAATTCAACCAGTCGAGAATCTTCTTCATCTCGCCAGCAGACTTGCCACCATCATTAGCCGCATTTGCTTCCTTGAGTTGTGCCTTAATAAATGTGCGGAATTTGGCTGTATTAAGTTCAAGTTTTCCGTTTTGCTCCGTCAAACAAGCAGTAAACTTGTCATCGACACCAATCAGTGACTTCATTGTATCAGCACAGATATAACCATATTGGTTATATTCTTTCATGGCCTTTGTTAAGGTATCAAAAGCAGAAGCAATATCAGTCACAGACTTCGCAGTAGACTTGTTGTTCTTGCTGGCCTTATTTGTCGGGAACCCATTCAACTGATTTGTTAATGCTCGCCCACCCTTTAAAGCGGCATTCATATTGGTGTACAGCAAAGAAAGCTGAGTATTTGTGCGAGTCGTGATTTCCTCTAGTTTTGCAGGATCTACGCCGCGTTCGCCGGCCTTCTCTACTTCGTTTGCAAACTCCTGAGCTGCACTGTATGTCGCAGTAGCCGCAGTAGCATTTTTCAAGGCAGGAAGAAGATTCTCAAGAGCAGTCTTTTCAGCCGTGGTTTTCTCTTTTAGGTTATCGGTACTTTCAGCTGTGTCATCGGCAGTAAGGTTTGCAACCTCATGTTGTGCGTTAGACAGAATTGTTGCCGCAGCTTCTGCGTATTCAGCAGCAAGTAACTCGGCATAACTCTGTTTATTTATCTGGAGCTTACCATTAACAAGCTCAAGGCAATTCAGATACTCGGTGTTCATCGTCAGTAAAGACTGAAGAGAATCGAGACTCATGTAGCCATACTGATTGTACTCTTCCATTGCACTGGTAGAAGCTTTATACGCAGACTGGATTTCATCCATTTTGGAAGAAATATCTTCCATCTTCTGTGCGCCAGCAGCCAATGCGTCAACACCATTTGCAGAAGACTGAGCTACAATACCAACTTGAACAAGTGCTTGGATAAACGCATTCACACCGTTTGTATCAGCAGAAAAGTCCATGTCTGTAAGAGCTTTGCGAAGATTTGCGAGAGCTTGAGCTTGCTCGTCGGATAATCCTTCGTTTGTACCCCACAAGAGCTCGTTTAACTTACTTGCATCAAACCCATCAATTGTATCTTCCAATGTTTGAACGGCAGAGTTTACCTTATCGAAAGTAAAACTGACATCCATATTGTTGTTGTTGTCATTCTGCCAAAAATCGATTGCTTGAAGTTTTCTACGAGCGTTTGTATTGTTGTTGATAGCATCCGTTGAGTCGTTGTAAGAATCTACATCATCACGGAGAGCAGATTGCTCATCAAGCAAGAATTGATACAGACTATGATACGTTCCACCGGCAGCTCGCTCGGCTTCTGTAGTGTTATCGATAACATACTTTAAGGCTTTACCAACTTCGTTGTAATAATCAACAATCGAATCCGCATCATTTAACTTGTCAGGTCCATAACCACCGAACTTGTTAAAAATATCAATGCCAGCATTTTTAATCTGGTCACCCATATCCATTTCAGGAGCCGACCAAACAGTAAGGTAATGAGTCCGATTGTTCTTCTTGGCCGTATCAACAAGTTTATTACCCTGAGCGTCTTTGTTTTGGGTCAACTCATAACGAGATGCCTCCAACTGCTCCGCTGTAATATCCTGAAGTATACCAAGCTGTTCCTCATACTTGCCGTTTTGAAGGTCAAGTTTACCAAGTTTGTTTTCATCAAGCGTTCCTTGTTCTTTCGCAAGATCAAGAATCTCTGCCTGAATATCTTTTGCTTGGTCAAAGTCTTCTGTATCCCAACCAGACTTGTCGCCAAGTTCTTCATAAGCACTGACCAGATCCTTTAAAGAGGAAGTGGTGCTCTGCGCAGCATCGGCGGCTTCCTTAGATTTCGTTGCGACGTTTTGCACTCGTTGTGACGCTTCCGTAATCTTCTTAGTCCCCCAAGAGACGAGCAATCCAATTCCAACACCCAACACAGCATTGAGCAATAAAGCTTTTGCGCGAAGGGCAAGTAGTTTAAGGGAAAAACCTTCAGTTGCTTCGCCTGCGGCTTCCGCATTTACTTTACTTTGTTTTAGTGATGTGATAAAATTGGAAATAGAAGGCTTTGTACCATTTAAAGATGCGTTGTAGTCATCTATCGCATCTTGTAACCACCCAAACCAGATTTTTATATCGCTCCAAGCCTTGTTGTGTACGCCATCTTCATCAGCAGTAAATAGGAAAGATAACATCGAAATTTTATCATTGAGGAGAGAAGAATGAATAAAATTCTATACTGCCCATGGTGTGATAGATACGCTAGAGAGCCATGGTATCATTGTCCATTTTGCCACAGCCAAACTATCTATATAAAAGCATGGGATAAAAAATCTGACGAAGAAAAGAAAGAATGGTTAAAGAAATTTCCAAAAGTTGACCCACCAAGACCAATCAAAGACAAATCACTACTTCGTGAGGCGGAAAAATTCGACAAACAAACCCGTGCTCAACTTGAAGAAGAAGCTCGCCTTGCTCAATACAAACCAACTTGCCCAGTATGCCACTGTCCTGATTTGGAGAAAATCTCCGGCTTTGACAAGACTGTGGATATAGCGGTCTGGGGCGTATGGTCGAGAAAAGCGCATAAGCAGTTTAAGTGCAAAGCGTGCGGATATGAGTTTTAAAGGAGAATAAAAATGCTTCAAAGAACAACAAACGGTGTCTCTCAGAAAGATTTTTGTCTTCATTCTCCTGCTAGTGTAGAATTCAACGGAAAGGAAGTTCGTGGACTAACAGCTTATTGGGATACTGGAAGCTCCGTATGCTGCATCGCAAAAGAAATTGCCAACAAACTTGGCTTGCCCATCATGCCAACTCAACAAGAGGTTAGATCAATCACAGACTCTAAAATGGCTGACGTTACCGTCTGCACATTAAAAATTGGCTATGGCGATGACATAATTCTTCCCGATACATTGTTTTGTGTTATGGACCCAAAAGATTTTGAATATGAACTTCTTATCGGCCAAGATGTTATAGGGTATGGAGAACTACATACTAAATACAATCCAGCAATGGAACGGATTAGACTTGAGTTTGAGATTGACCCTTCTGTGATTCCAGACCCTGAGATTTGAGTATAGCCTTCCACTGTGAAAAAATTTGTCTCCGTTCTTCCTGAGTAAACGGAGGCATCTTCCGTACTCTTACGGAAACAATATTAAAATCGTTCATTTGAATACCTCCGATTTTAATGAGAGAAAAATCTATGGATAAATATGTACGCTACTGCCCGTTATGTGACAAGTATTATCCCCAAAATCAAATGCTGTGCGCATTTTGCTTTAGAGATGTCATATTATCGCCTAAGTGGAATAGTATGAGCCAGCAAAAGAAAATCAATTGGAAGTTTGAGCATCTGCCGCAGGTTGACATTTCAACACTTAGCAAAGATTCGCTCAAAAAAATGCAAGATAAAGCCAACGCCTTTGACGCTCAATATAGAGCTGAATTGGAGGAGAAAGAACATCCGAAATACGTTCCCACCTGCCCAACCTGCGGTTCACCTGATATTGAAAAGATTAGCGGAACCAGTAAGGTTGTTGATGCAGTGGTCTGGGGCATTTGGTCCAAAAAGGCAGGGAAGACGTTTAAATGCCGGAACTGCGGTTACGAATGGTGATGTATTATGTCTCTTATTATTGCAATCCCTACTAAGCAGGGAATCTTCGTGTCAGGCGATTATAGACGAGAATCCAAATATACCGACAGAGACTCAAACGAAGTCATGTACACCACTCATTCTGATTTTGAACAAAAGGTTTTTCGAACTAACAATGGTCATGCAATAGCGCTTGCTGGAAATGCAAAGTTGAACGATGGAACTTCGACTAATGATACTGTTTACAAGCTTGTAAAGAGTATCAATCGCCGCAAACTAACCATCAAACAAGAAATCGAGTTTGTAAAGAAAGACATCTCAGCTAAAACAGGAGATAATCCCGTTGCGCTTCTTATTGCTGGTTACGAGAATGGAAAACAAGTCATCTTAAAAACAGACACAAGAGAGAATAGTATTCAGGACGTTTCAAACGAAGACATTGCTGTCATCGGTGTGATGGGTGTCGCAGAAAGACTCATTCGCATAGTACCGCCGAGAGACACACTTTGCGAAATCGACGTTGTTGAGTATATTAAGTTCCTTAATAGAACAGTTGCCAAAATGCTGGAATTCTCGGACTATAACCCAATGGTAAGTGAAGACTGTGACGTTCTAGTTATCACAGAGGATAACGCCCGATGGAAAACCTCACTCAGAAGACTCGACTCTCTTAGGTAGTGAGCCGTAATCAGCGTAAATTACGATTGTCCCATCTTTTTTTAGGCATGATACCCCAAAATGCGGAACGACTTCTTCGATATCTGGAAGTTGAGCCGCAAATGCCTCAATTTCTTCAAGAGTTGAAAGAGGCTTTCGAATCGTGTCATTCATACTAAAACCCCCTGAAAAATCACTTATATGGCTGCGACACATATACCCGAAGTGCCCAGTCTGCGGCTGTCCTCATCTTGATAAGATAGGCGCTGGTTCCAAACTCATTGACGTGGCAGTGTGGGGATTTGCTAGTAAGAAACCGGGAAAGCAGTTTAAATGTAAAGCATGTGGATATGAGTTTTGAATAGGGAAGTGAAGAATCATGTCTCTCGTGATGGCTATCGCAAACAAAGAAGGAATCGTTGTGTCTGCGGACTGGCGACTCATACGTCATAGAACAGACAATCCGTTTATCGCTATGCCGTCCGACCATAGCCAGAAAGCGTATATTACAAATACAAACCATGTCGTTGCGTTCACCGGCGATGCTAGACTTGACACAGGCGAATTTCTAAACGACGTTATCCTTCATACACTTAAAATTACGTCAGCTCAAAAGATGCCTATCCAAGAAGAGCTTGGATTCTTGCTAAATGTGCTGGTGCAGAAAACAGTGAATAGCACTGTTTATTTAATCGAATGTGGCATCGAGAATGGCGAAAATGTGATACTTAGAGCAGATACAGGCCATAACAAAATTCAACCGAATACATTGGACGATATTGGTTATGCAGCTAGTGGTGAGCATAAACTTTATCAATCAAAACTCATCAAGCTTGGAGATAATATCCATACACTTAAACTACAAGAAATGGTTAAATTCCTTCAGGGTATAAACTACGAAATAGCCGAAATTGACAGTTTAGTAAGCCCCAAATGCGATATTATTACAGTTACTTCCGAAGGCGCACAACGTTTATATACACCTGAACGCTACGGGTGGATTGTCGATCCATGAAAAAAATTCACTGACAGAAGTGAATTGAATCAGTTCTTCTTTTTGAGATTCGTAATTCCATACCTCTGCATAAGCAATCGTATCTGCGTTTAATGGAAGGTTGGTTCTTGCCCATTCAGGATTAACTGTTCCAAACATAGACAAGTTCTCCTGATAAGGTTTTCTTTTTCCACATTGATAAGAAAGCAAGTGACTCACCTCCAACAAAAGAAACACATGATTAGGAAGCCCGGCAAACAATTCAAGTGTAAGAATTGTGGGTATGAGTGGTAAGCCGTAGCTAACTAAAATGACATAAATAAAACACCTAGAAGCATGTAGCTTTTAGGTGTTCTTGCACTTGGATATAATAAAAGCTCCCTGTCACATAGACAAGGAGCAAAATTTCTTAAAAACGGGTTCGACTGATTGTTTACTCGTCCGATTAACTGTCTACACAGTCAGTCATCTGAAATGGCATACTAGAGTTCACTAGCGCCTCGCAACCACAATCCCATCCTATTCTGGATTTAATGTATCATACAAAAGATTATAGTCCTTTTGTAAGTCGGCATACTTTTTCTTTATACTATCAAGCTCTAATTGCCTTATTTCAGCTTCGGAAACCGGTCGTTTAAACCAAACTTTTCCGCCATATCCTTCACTGTCAGTAAGATTATGATGCGGATCAAGCCAAACAACATAGAATACAGAATGTTCTATTCCATTAACAATAAATCCAATTACTCTGCCCTTTGACTTGTTAATTCTGAACTGCCAATATTCATGTTGTTCATCACCATCTGGAGCAGAAGCATTTGTTTTGCTCCAATCAATCGGATGTAAATCATGTAACGAAGTTCTAATTTCTGGAATCTTTTTATTGCTAACACTTTTTAGGCAATCGAGCAGATCAAGAAACCACGCACCGCCAACTGTTTTATCTTCCGCATCTCCACCAAGATTAAATAAATCATGATTTCTATCAAAGCAAGCAAAAGAAAAAGTTAAACTATTTTGTTCGGCTTTGGCTCCATTATGTGGAAATACTTCCGTTTTTACTTCCGTGCATTTTGGTACGGGAAGTTTGAATTTAGTCTGCCTGTCCTTGCTCATAGAGTGCTTTGTAAAAATCCCTCATTGCTTTATAAGTGATTACTTCCGTACCGGGTTCCCAAGGCTCAAGACCTTTGCGAGCATTCTGCCACGGAGTTTCAGAATGAGTTGAAGCTTCAAGCTGATCGCCGTCGTATGGTCCATAAGTGCTATATACGGAATCAAGAATGTTCAGAACACGTTCGTTTAGAATACCCTCGTTAAAATCAACTTTAGGAATAGGCTCCCACCCATAACAAGAATATCGATGGTAGAGATCAGGAATTACAGGACCGTGAACCCATGCCTGAATTTCATTTTCAAACAAAGGACCATCGTCGTAAAGAGCACAGTACCATGCCTGTGCATAATAGCAAAGCTTTTGAAGCTTCTTGTGCGTCATTGATTCTTTACTAAGAAACCAGTCAGACACTTGATTTAGCAGTACCATGCTTACACCTTCCTTCTTTCACTCATAGTATACGCTAAAACACAATCAATAGCAATGGACTTTTCGTGAACATTTAAAACACCCGGCCTCCCAGCAGTAGGGAAGTCGGGCTTGTTTTATGATGATACCTTATTTCAGCAGTTCTGCGATTTCTTCAGCAGTCATACCGTTAGCCAGTGCATTGGCAACAATATCTTCTGCCTTTTTGCGATTCAGCTCTGCCGCAATCTTTTCATCGGCCTCAGCCTTTTTCTTTTCGAGCTTGGTGATATCTTTATTGAGTTTCTTCAACTCTGCTTCTTTTGCTTTTCTTTCAGCATTCAGTGCAGCAATGTTCGTGCCGAGTGCTGCAATTTCTTCAGCAAGAGATTTTGCGGCAGTATTTTTCTCAGCAATCTGCGCTGCGTAATCAATACCATCGATAACCTTTGCTTTATTCTTGCTACCTCTAGGACGTGCCATAATAAAATACCTCCATATATTTTGGATACACGATTGTACTTATATTATAGCCAGAAAACTTCAGGAAAGCAATCTCTTTTTATGTATTATAAATTACATTATAGTGATATTGACAGGATATGACAGACGGGTGTATAATAATCTGGCAGTCAAGGATTCCGCGTTTACTTTCTTCCTTTCATAGACGTATATAGGCGAACGTCCTCCCATTCAGCCGAAAGGCGAGAAGGAGAATGCCATATCTTTTACTCCCTTTCGGTGAGTCTATACCGAGAGGAGTGATGTGTAATGACTATTGAGATCACTACGGTCTACTATGTCGCAATGCTGATTTTCGGCTTTGCTGGCTTTGTCAAAACGCTTCTTGAGATTTTCAAGATGTTACATCATCATAGCGAAAGCCGTGATAAGTAAAAGAGCCGCCTATTAGCCGTAGGCAGCTCTTTCGTTTTGTGGTGTAGATGTGTCGAAGCATTTACATTACATTTTGAGTTGTTAACCGAGGGCTTCGTCTATAGGAGTCCTTGGCTGTTTTTATTATACACTTTTTAGAGTACGCTGTCAACGAACAGCAGTGTACTTTTTCTTTTTATTCAATTATTCAATCATTTTTCTCCTACTTATATCGCGCCAGAGAATAGCACGTCTCCTCGTTTCCACCTACTTCTTTAAGTCGTCTGGTTACGTCTGAGGTGGACTTCTGAACTTTCATCCAGAACTGACTATCCTTCCAGTGGTTGCTCACTGACCCTTTTTAGTCGATGAACCTTCCACCCTCCTACATTATATAATAGGGGAGTGGATCGGCTGCTGACCGCCCATTGTAAACGCTACTTAGCACTCAATTATTACCATATTTTGACAATACGATAAAACCGAGCTTTTATCTCAGCATATAGCATCCATATCCTTGTTTCTATCTTTCGATTCCTACATTATATAATAATGATAGGCGATATGGCTCTTAGGGTTTCCCAGCACTCTAGGGACTATTTTATTTTTACATGGTGCCGCATCCTATATTATCAAACGCAACAAATATAAGAGGGCATATTAACTTTACCCGCACCATTTTTAAGCTTTCCGCTCATCTGCAATAAAGACAGCACGCCAGAAATGGCAGCTGTCAGAGTGGGTAATGCACCAGCGGCTTTAACTGCACCATCAGCAATGTCAACAGAAGCAGTCGCGAAGTCTACAAAGAATTTAATCAAAGAACTGTCAAGCAAATCCTGACTCAGTTGCTGGAACGCGCTATCGAGTTGTGCGAGTTTGCCAGTTATACTGGAAAGGTAGACTTCGTTCTCTTTTGCGGCTGAACCTGCACTGTTAGCCGCATCCTTCATAGATTTTTCAGCAATTTCAAATTGGCTCAATACAGCTGCCACCGCATTCGCATTACGCTTTCCGCCAAGCATTTCAGTAACATTCGCACGAGTAACATCAGACAGGCTTCCCCAAACCTCAGAGATTTCTTTCAAAATATCGTACGTGCTCTTGAACTGTGTACCAGCAGCGTCCTTCATGATATCAACGCCAGTAAGCTGTTTTAATTCAGAACGAAGCTCAGAAACAGAGTTAGCACATCCATCCGAAGACTCACCCATATTTTCGAGATCCGTTTTGGCTGCACGCAAATACATACTGACGGTTTTTAGTGTTTGTCCGGTAGATTCTGCGTTTTGAGTAACAGAATTCATCGCAACACCAAGCGAGATCGCCTGGCTTAAATCATTTCCAGCTTCGTGGAGGGCAGCTCCGCTACGAGTTAAAATCTCAGAAATATCAGAGGCACTTGCGGGTTCGTTATTAGCGACCTCGTTAATCAGGTCGGCTACCTTTTGAGCATCATCCGCCGCAAGGTCAAATCCTTTTAAAATCGAAATCATGTAAGACGAAGCGTCCGCAATATTTTCGATTCCATCACCTACGTTAGCAAATAATGTGCTGACACGAGCAAGCTCTTCTGCGTCTGGTAAGCCATAACCCAAACGAGCCCAATCTGCGGTTGCACTTACATAATCAGAAATGGATGCACCGAGGTCACGAGATGTTTTTGCTGCCCTATCAGAAAACTGAGAGTACGCTTCCGTGCTTTCTGTTGTAACTTTCTTGAGCTCCACCATGGCGTCGTCTATGTCTACGACATTATTATAAACCTCTCGCAGACCTTGTTTGACCATAGCCACGCCAGCCATAGCGATAGCAGTCTGGAAGTGCTCCTTAAACAGACGAGACAGTTTTTGACTAAGAGTTTCTGTAGTGGCCCCACATCTGCTGGCCTCAACCTCAAGGTTTGATAGTCTTGCACTAAGATCAGTAACATCGCCTTCACAGCCAGCAGCAGAAGCTTTTATTCCGTTTAAACTATCAATTAGCTAAGAATATTTACTTTTATTTGCAATAGAGTCTTCTAACTTCGTTGCACGTTCATAAACACTCTTAAACTTCGTCATATCAACATTGGCTTGATTTATATCTCTAAAATCAAATCCAAGTTCTTTTAAATGTTGACTTGTAGAATCAATAGTTGTATCAAGAGTCTTGCATTTTTTATCAAAGTCTTGAATTGCTTTCCCTGGTGTAGTGTTCTCAATAGAAGCAAGCTGGTCTCGCAACTCTTTTAACTTTCCAGAAGTTTTTCCAGTTCCATCTTCTCCATATAAATACTTTTTGATATTATCATTTTTATAGTTGGAGTTATTCTTAGAATAGTTTTCAAGAGACTGAATCTTTTTTTGATATTTTTCATACTCGGATTCTTGAGATATGAGAGTCTTTTTTAAATCATCTGCAATTTCTTGATTTTGTTTTTTTAGTTCTTTTGCAACCGAATCAGCGCCTTTTGCAGTATTCCTGTCAGCATTGAATTTTCCGGTTTTTTCGATATCCTCAAGCTTTAACTTTTGAGATTCAGTAATTACATCTTTTGTTTTTGTCTTGAGTTTATCCATCTCATCGTTGATTGCGCTCAATCTAGTCTGTACCGCTTTCAACTCAGATGATTTGTTCCCATTAGCAATTAACGATGCTTCATCTGCCTTTAACTTTGCTTGACGATTTGCAAGGCTGAAAAGGCGAGAGATATCACTTTTTGAAGTGTCTTGTGTCTTCGTAGATCCAGACTTCCCGGTATCAACCTTAACTGTCTGCTTTGCCGCAGACTGCATAGCCTTTTTAAGCTGTGCAGTAACTTTACTCTGGTCAATCTTGACATCAAGTGTAACCTTTGGAGTTTTTAGCTTTCCGCTCTTGACTACCTTATCAAGCGCATCATTTATATTACGGATAGTGTCGTTTTGATTTACTCCAAAAGCAATTTTTACTGGTTTTTCTTTATAATGCTCCTTAACAGAATTAAATTGCTTATCTAACTCTGCTTTATTTGTGTCAATAACAACCTTGACCTTAATGGCTGTTACGGCAGAAGACTCTGTGCCAGTATTTTCTTTTTCATCCATACTGTTGGTCACCTCTCTTTTCCATTTTCAACAATTCCTTTCAAAATAAAAAAGAGAAGCGGCCAGCTTCTTCAAGCCAGCCTCCTCTCATTCAAATTTTCCAAATAAATTGTGGGTTACAATTCATGTAATGCGGTTTTTACGAGCATAGCCGCTTCAACTTGTACTTTTGAAATAAATGGACGCGCAGGACGCTTTGGTTTATTTTCATTCGGTCGTCCCATTCGATTCCACTCTGCAATGTCCATCCACAAGCCATGCTCAATCCAATTAGCAAACATTGTTCCTTCTAAGGCTGCATTATCTCCTTCTCTGAATGGTGTTTTACACCACGATTCCTGCGGTCTTGCAATATCCTTTATCGTCATGGTCACAACATTATTGTCAGTAGTAACGCTACTTACGATATTTTTTTTGCTTTCGATTCCGTCAGACCGTCCACTCTTCGAGTGTACGTTTTCTGCAATGCTCGCTTGTAGTCTCGTTTCAATTTCCGGCGCAACACCTTCAAGGATGTCTTGAACGCCGCTAACCACACCGGCCAGTAAATCATCAAAGTTCGTATACGAAGAAGCAAGACTTCCCATTCATTCCACCTCAAATTTCAAACCGATCCTTTGCAGACTGAATCTTTGTCGTATCCTTCTTGATGTAATACTTGTTGGTCACATCCGTGCCAGCATGATTGAGCAGGGAAGAGACATCTTCCAGACTCATACCCGCATTCTTCAGCAGGGTAGCGCCACTGTGCCGAAAATCGTGCGGATGCAGTGTAGGCTCATCAATCATCTCACCAATCTTCTTACACCAATCACCAGCCGTGCTTGAAGTAATCGGCATCCATGCACCATTGATTTTGGTGCCAACAAACACATAGCCGCCATCCTCGATACCATGTTCGGTACGGTATTCCTTCAGCTCTTTCAAAAGCTCAGAAACTTCCTTGCTGAACATCAGGTCAACAATTTTGCCTTCTTTTTCCAGAACGTCATGTACCATACGATTCTCATAATCGATAGACTTCCAGAGTGTATTCCGCACAGCGTTAACACGAGCCATGGTGGATAGCGAGAATAAGGCGTACAGACGTAACGTCATCGTATTATCCTTCATATGAACGGTGGTCGCAGATTCAACCAGAGCGTTCAGCTTCTCTCGCATCAACTTAACCTCATCAGGCGTAAGGTATGTCTGCTTCACAACAGCCACGTCCTTGGTCGGTCGGTCAATGAACTCCATCGGATTCTCTTTGATGATTTTCTTCTTGCGAAGATACCGATACAGTGCAGAAATCGTGCTCATACGTCGCTTCATACGAGCAGAGTTATTTCCATGCTTCTTACAGTAGAACAGAAATTCCTCAATATCCTCTTCTTCAAGTTCTGTCACAGGGGCATTTCCCTGATTGTCCAAAACATAAATCATCCACTGCTTGAAATCCGATTCATAATTGTAAACAGTAGACGGGCTGAGATCACGGATGCCCATATCAGTCTCATATCTATCCCAGTATTTCAAAGACACTTGGTTTACGTTCTTGAACTTCTCAGCATCCCATAACTTCAGCGGTTTACTTCTTGTAGCCATATTAAAATTCCCTCCAACCCACCTCTAAAAGTGTTTATTCCTTTTTATCTTTTGCCAGCACAGCAGAGATCTCCTGCTTATTGTCCAGCAGGGCAGAAGTTACTTCAGAAAACTTTTCAACATCAAAGTCTTTCAAGTTACCCTTCACATCATTCAAATAGTTCTCCATAAAGTCAACGAAATCAGAAATAGGGTCAGGCTTCTTAATAATCTCGTTGAGCTTGCCACAGAGACCAAGAACAAGCCATTCCTTATGAGAACGGTCAATCTGCTCGTGGACAGCCTTCTCCAGAGAATCGTACTGATCCCAGAATACAGAAGTATCACAACCAGCCTTGTTAATCTTGAAGTTAAAAGACTCGTAAGCAATACGCGGCCACTCACTCTGCGGCTCACTACGATAATCATAATCCGCAAAATACTTTAGAACGGTTAGCCGAAACACCACATCAAGCAGTGCGGGCTGATAATCACCGTCAATAGTACATGCCTTAACTACTTCATCAAGAAACTCATTTCGCTCCTGAAAATTTAAAACCTTCATTTTATCTCCCTTTCGTCTGTGCTTGCTTTAATTTCTTTCGCTCTTTTCGAGCTTTTTTAAGGTCGTCGTAATCGACCCAGCCTCCATCAATTTTGGAGTATGTGATCCAGCGGTAGTCTACGTCAGGATAATGGAACCAGAACATCTTGCGCTTCATCAGCGCAACACTGTCAGCAAAACCCTTCGTGTCAATTACCTGTTTACTGCCATCACTGTATGTAAGCTCATAGTCTGCCACATAATCGATTTTTCTTACAGCTACATCCTTGCCGTCCTTATCGACCCGGCGGAACGCTTCCTGTAATACAAAAGGAACCTGTTTACGGCACTCTACGATTTCACCGTTTTCCAGCCCAGGTAATACAATATCCCGATAGAACATCATCTCGGCACGGCTATCATAAACCACACCATCATAGGTTCTATCTGCTGGATTCTTACTGACATTAAACTTTGTTCTGTTCTTTTTCTCCATAAAACCACCACAAAAAAAACAAAGGGGCGGTTATGCCCGCCCCTTACGATTTGATGTTTTCTTAACTACCGGCTTCACGGGCGTCTCATCTTTTACATCACTAGATGATTCATTTTCAGCCGTTACAGGCTCATCCATAATCTCATGGAAAACATCACGAACAGCAGGGATAAAAGTTTCTACCTCGGCTTCCGTAACATTCTTATACTTGCGCATCAAAAGAGTAGTCAGGTCTGCCTTTGCAGTCTCTTTTGAAATAATTCCCTGACGATACTGATTTACAGCAGTCCACACAAGAAAGTGTGGCTCAGTGTCGCAAATCATTCGCCAAGGATTAAGACGCGCATCCTGCTCGCAATGCGGGCAAACCGGATATTCTTTTCCGCAAGTACGGCACCAATTCAGATTTGCCATTAGGCAGCAGCAGTCTCAATACGGAACAGGCGCTTGTCTTCAGAGCAGTATTCCTGAGTAGCGCTAATCTTGACCGGATGAGCCAGCTCATTAGTGAAAGTCATATCGATAGCATTGTCCATCTTGGCATTCGGGAAGATGATACGCATCAGCTTCTTATTTGCCTTATCGCAAGGATTGTAGCAGAATGCCTCAATCACGAACTCGCCCTCGGTAGAGAACTTGTCGGCGCTATCATTGATAGCAATGCCCTCCTCGCTCTCGTACTGATACTTCACAACAAAGCGGTCACCAGCCTTCAGGCTTGCACCAGTAGGCAGAGTAACCTCAGTGCCAGAAACAGAGAACTGAGACTCGGCGGTCTCACCCAGCTCAAAGGTCTTCAGTGCATTGCCCTGACCATCGACCAAATCGATGTACTTAAAGGGAGCATTTGCAACAACAGCCTTGGGGGTATGAGTCAGAGTCAGCTTCTGGCCGTCAGCAGAAGTCAGATACTCAACAGTGGTAAAGACCTGCTTTGCTGTAGAAGAAGCAACCTCCTTCTTGGAGCCCATCTGCTCTGCCAGAGCACCCAGATGCATCAAAGCATTAGACCAATCCGCCTCTGCAGTCTTGCTCTTGTCGAATGCCATGATGTTAACGCCCTGTGCATCCTGAGCATAAACGGTCTCGCCGCCCAGAGTCAGCTTAAAATCCTTGACCTGATTCATAGTCCACAGACGCTTACCGTTCAGGTCATACTCATGAATGCGATGAACGCGGTCGATAACGACCTCATTGAAATTAAAATCACTCATAATTTTCTTCCTTTCAATTTATTTGGATAAAATAAAAGAGCAAGGCCAATCAATCAACCTTGCTCATCCAATCCAGTTGTGCTTTTGGAATCTTTCCAAATTCCACGGTGCCGGCGTAAACGCCATGCATCGTATTGTCATAACTTTTTATTTGCTGAACCTTTCTTACATGATTCATAAATACACTCATAGGGTAATCCATAGCCTTGAAGTAATCTGCTTTAAAGCCAGACGAACACGCCATCGAGAGCACAAGCTCCGCAAGATGTGGTTCGTAACGCTTTATTTTCTGATACTCCAAGTTATCTCTGGCTTCCTCTATCATTGCAATTCTCGTTGGTTCGTCAGCAGCAAATTCAGAATGCTTTTCAATTCCATTTGCGGCACATAAGTACTGAGAAATTGTTTCATACACTACATGATCAATACGAGTATCCGTAAGTCTGTTGTGTAAGACAATCTCACCACTTATGTTATCTTTTGCCATCATAAACCCAGAAGTGTCCATATCGCCAAGTAAAATAGACATATCCTGATTTTTATTGCCTATAAAAAGTTGCCGGAACATTTCAAAGTCCGAAATCTTCTGCCAATCAATTCCAACAGAGTCAAGCTGTGCTTTGTAGTCGCTCGATGTAGAACAGAATAAATAAACCAACTGAAAATACTTTTGCTCACCATAATCGATGATGTCACCGACCGAAGGCATGTGAATCGTAATTTTGTCGTTGATTTTAAAGTCTCTTCCGCGCATCAAGCTTGGCTCGTACATTTCCCGAAGCTCCATCAGCCACACCCCACAAGGTCATCCAGATCCTGCGTCTTGAACGTCATAATTCGCACACGATGGTGTAAATCCATATTGTCCTCGATATTGGATGTGATTTTAAGCTGTTTGATTCCAAAAATTGTACTGCCGTGTAGTTCTTTTTCCACAAGACCACTCAGATAGTCAACTCGTGTTGCACCACCATGGCCCTTCATTTTCATCAGCGCCTGGTTCACAATAACCCACACAGTAAGTGTGAAGTTTTCATACCAGTCGTTGACGTTGCTTCGGTCAGTCATATTTACCTTAAAACAAATATAGCTGTGCGCTGCCTCAATCGTGTCAGGAATATGGAAGTATGGGAAGATGTATGTATAAATCGCCTCGTCAGGCTCTTCAATGTCATCATTACCCATCGCTTCAACAAGCCCATCAGTATTGACCAGCTTCAGGGCCAATTTGTTTTTATACTCTGTAATCAGCTTACTCGTTGTCACAGCAAACTCACCACCTTACATTCGATAGATGTATTTGCCGTACCATCTGCATTTGCCAGAGAAATCCTAACAGTTGCGCCGTCCATAATACTATTATTCAAAATACGAATTTTAAAAGTACCATCGTCGGCAGTCTGCGTTTCTACAAATTCCTTGAATTCCTCAAGGCAAACAAATTTCCACTTAGCAATTTTAGTAATTTCCTCGCCAGCAACACTTGTGAACATAGGAGAGAATTTTTTCCAAGAACCACCAATACGAACCTCTGGTTTTCCTACATACTTTATAGTAGCAGTCACACGAGAATCTATCTCTGATTCGTCGATTTTGTTTGGCTCAAAATAATCACAAATCATCTTCTCAGCATTATCCGTCTTACTGTTATACTGATCCTGCCGGATGTTTAACACAAGGAACCCCTGTGTCTTACCATGCAGTTCGTAACGCTCTGTACTCTGGTCAACAGAAGTCGTAACATACGTTTTCGGCTCGCCATTGATAACTTCCAACATAAAGCGCTTATCAAGGTCAATCAGTGCGGTCTCGTCATCAAAAGGCATCTGTACTTTATATTCACGTTGACTTAATGAAGTCATAATAATCTCCTTATTATTTGCGTAATAAGGCTTACTCAGTGTTGCCCAACGAGAGACTATCTCACCAGTAATCGGATTCTGCCATTGAATCTGGCGGTTACACAACTCCATTTTTCCGCGAAGAAAAATCTCATCGTTCGGTTCAATCTCAGTAACCAACCATTTACAGTTGTAGCAATCCACAATATCACCAAGATTCAAAGAATCACCGGGATAAGCCCAGATCTTCTTTTCCTTAACAATACTATTACTACGACTGACGACCAACTTCTGAGGCAAACCATTTACTAGAGTGTTATCCTCATAGTCAACACTATCCTTAAAGTGTGCAGCGAAGTCACGCTTTGCAAAAGCAATTTTGACATCCTTTTTGTTAGACATTTTTGCGGCACCGCCAACAGCTCGTGCCCTTGTATAAAAGTCCATCGGTACACCTCCTTACTCAGAGTAGGAAGCGTATGTATCGTAGTCGATGGTCTTACGCTTACGGGTCGAGCGGTCTTTTGCCATATAGTTATCTAACATCGTCATATTCTCCTCGTGAATGTCTTTCACAAGAGCACGAATACTCGCGCGCTCGTTAGCAGGGGAGAATACTTGTAAACTCGTAGGAAGGTCCTGTGCGCTAAATGCTTTCAACTTCCCAAACTCACGCTTAAAATGTTGCTCCAACATCAAATGCGCTAACATATCAATCTCATCGAATGTGAGATCTGAATTAAATTCTTCTAGTTCTGAATCGTAATCATCGAAACTAAAATCCTCTTCCGGTTCAATGTTTCTGGTAATCACAGAAAGTGACTCCATCAAATAACTTTTCGCACGGTCATGTACAAGATCTCGCACTTCATTCTCGGTTAAGTCGAAATACTGAAAGAAATTACTATCAGTTTCGACCAGCTCGTAGAACTTGTTGTATACTTCCGAAAATGCGGTCACATTATCCCTCCAATCTTACTCGGCGGGAACGACCTCCGCCTTTTCTGCCTCCGCCTTCTTACGGCCACGCTTAACAGTAGTCTTTTCTACAGAATTATCCGATGCAACATTCTGTGCGCCAGCCATCATAGCCTGCATCTGTGCCAGTGCTACCTGCACCTGCTTCTGCATTTCAGCAAGCTGGTTCTTTGCGGCCTCAAGTTCTGCCTGAACATTATCGACAGGCTTGGTCGCAGGTACAACAGACAGCTCACTGTTACGCTTGCCAGCACGGAGCTCCTTATAACGCTCGTCAATCAGGCGCTTAACCTTAGTGGACAGGTCTTCACCGGCATTAGTCATACGATAAAAGCGACCACGAATACGCTCGAACTGAGCGCCATCCTTAATGTCAATCATACGCTGAAGATTCTCGACAGTGGGATTCAGAATCGCCTCATCAATATCCTCAACGAACAGAACATCGTCACCCTTAATGCCAATAGCCTCGAAAATTTCATTCTGCTCTTCAGGGCGAAAACGCAGAACACCATTTTTGAACGCAGAACAAGTGCTGTTCATATACATGATCTCCTCCGGCGGAATAGGAATCACACAAGGCTCTTCCACACTACCGGGCTCGAAAGTATAACCCTTACCGTTCAGTGACGAAATGGTAACCACGTTATCGTCGCAGTTCAGAACGTCAATAAACTTTTTTTCCATCACGGAACTCATAATTTGTCTCCTTTTCTATAAAAGCGGAGACCGCAAAGTCCCCGCTCAAATTTGTCTTTGGTAAAAAATTACTGCAGAACAATCTTAGCAACACGCTCGATATGATCAATGCTGTAGCCGAAGGTGAAGTCCTTGACCATCAGATGGATCTTTTCGTTGTTGTTGTCGTGATCCTCGTAAGTATGAGTCTCACCCTTCATGTCAAGTCTTCCGATCTTGCCCGCAATACCATAAATACGTTTCCAAAATTTTTAAGAAAAATGTTTATCTAAAATATTTTCTACATTATCAAAATCTGTGTAGGGAATTCTGATAAGTTTGATTCCATTACGATTACAATATTCTGTTTTTAAAGAATCTTTCTTTTGCTGACTTTTATATGTACTAATAGAGTCGGATTCGGTTACACTCTTGCTAAACCTAACAGGCATAAAATGTTGTTGCCCGTCGTATTCAATGCAAGTGTTTTTTGATGGTATATAGAAATCAAAAGGAAGCTGCCGTTCATTTTTACAATCTTTAAAACGGTATTCTCGTATGTAATCAATGCCATGACTATCGAGATAATTGCATACTTTTTCTTCACCATGAGAAGAACAACACTTTGGACATCCATGCCCGCCAAGAACTGAATTGACAGCTGTTGACCATTTGTAACCACATTTCTTACATTTAAAATTTGCATGAGATAATATATTTTTATATCCGCTCAAATACTCAACACTTGGAGAAACCGTTCTTAGTCGTTCTATCATTTCAGACTCTAAAATATGTGCTCTCCCAGCACATTTTGGACAACCAGAATTTTTATTATTAAGTATCGTATCAGGAATTGCGGTCCAATGGTAACCGCAAACATCACATGCAAAATCCACTTTCACAGCAACACGGACATATTTTGAAAGAACATGAATAGTAGGAAATCGTTCACGCATTTCTTTTAAGAATTCATCTTCCGTTCGTCTGTTTGCAATCCGTCGATAACATTCTGGACACCCATGTCCATCAAGCAATGTATGAGGTATGCCATTCCACTCATGCCCATCAAGTTTACAACGACAATGCACTCTCGCATTGTTTGTTGTGTATTCAGATAACAACTCAATATTAGGATTTACTTCAAACAGCTCCGTGGAAAATTGTATTGGCGACTTTCTTTTTTCTGCTCCACGTTTAGAGGCAACACATGCTTGACACCCACGATTATCAAGCAACATTCTTGCCTGTACTTCACGTACATCACCGCATACTTTACATTTCCTAGTAATCTTTTTTCGAAGACCATTATATTCGGATAAAATTTCAAAATTTGGGTTTACATCAAACACTTCTTTTTTGAAGTCTTCTGTCGTTCTCATTGGTGTCATCCATGCTACCTCCTTTCTTGCAAAATAAAAGCCAGACATTCTACACAACATCTGGTCAAATTAAATATTAGATAAACATTATACCGGACGCTACTCCGTTCTTGTTGCATCTAGCAACCTCGTATTTTCATACGAGTGAAGACTATATCTTCACCCAGTAAAAACTGGGGCACACCACTTCGAATGCCAAACACTTGCATCCTAACCGCTCCCACGCGGATAGTCGTTGAACCTTCTCCTTTTCGGAGCTTGGTTGCTGATTGCCCATTATTTTTAATGTTTAGGTTTTAACCATGCATCATCTACAATTTTCTTTCTACTTTCGCAACCATCCATCTAGGTATATTTCATCCTTCTGTTTTGGTAATTGTAGTTTTAGGGTTTTCCAGCAATTCAATGTGTATTTGTTATCGTGACTTACATCACGACTGGACTATATTACGTAAATTTACATAAATTTAATCCGGGATCAGCAGTGAACCATCACCCAGCTTCTTAGCAGAGCTAATACCAGTGATAGCAACACCATCATAAGTCTTAACAAGACCATAACGGTTGAACTCGTCCTTAGCTGCGTCAGACAGATACTCAGCGTAACCGGTCATACGACGCATCTTGGCACAATACTTCATCAGGCTGACAGTGAAGGGATTGCCACCGTCGGCGTACTCGTTCAGGTACAGAGCCAGAGCATCCATATCCTGCATAGTGGGCTCCTTGCCCTGAGCATCGATTTTCTGCTCACCGCCGGTGATAGCGTCATCAACCATGCTGAAGATGTCGTAGAACATCTGGTTCTTCAGAGCCTCGGTCATAAAAGTGGTCAGAGTTGCCACACTCTTCCAAGAATTCCGGCGAACTTCCACGAAGCTAAGATCAGCCTCAATCTGCTTATTACGCCAGACGGGTTTAATGGTCTCATAGTGCAGGTAAGACTTCGGCACGTTGCCACCCTTAGCTGCATCATAAGCCTTCAGAGTGTTCTTAACGGTACGACCAGCCTCGTAGTCATCAAACTCACCAACATTACCACGCTCAAACATGGAATCCAGCAGCTCATCGGGTGCGCCATACAGCTCATCAGTCACTGTACGGTTGACAAACTGAGCAATTTCCTTATTGGGATCGCCCTTGTCAATCAGCTCCTTGACATGAGCGCCGACAATCTCAGAAATTTCCTTGTCCTCGGCATCCATAGCGCGATTATACTGAGTCTTCTCAGCAACTTCATAAACACGACCGGGCTGCTTCATCAGCTCGGCCACTTCAATATTCAGTGCCATAATTCATTTCCTTTCTCTTCGCGCAAAAATAAAAGCCGTCGCTCGAAAGTGACGGTTTTAAATTTCACGTATCATATTTCTCAGCTTAAATTTTTAATCAAGCAACAGTCTTTGCAACATCCAGCACACGAATAACAATCAGCTTGTGGCCGTTATCATCCATAATGTCATGCAGCTCATAACGAGACGCATCAGTAGCAACATCCCACTTGCCGTCAGTGCCAACCTTCAGCACCTTACCCTTATTGCCATCAATAGCAATACCGGAAGCATACTGGTCAGTACCGTACTGCTCACCAACATACAGAGGAACCAGCTTAACAAACTGGTTTGCCTTAATAGCAGTGACCATCTCATCATAGTCATCAAAATTGGTCAGGCTAGAATAAATGCCCTCCGGGTTAAACTCATGTGCGACCATGTACAGGTCATCAGAGGTCTCAGCAGAGGGCAGAACAACTTCGCCCTTAACCAGCTGAACACCCATACCGGTGACCATAGCGACCTTTGCGGCATAGTTAGCGGGAATATTCTTCGCGCCGTTCACCATCAGTTCACGAATCATAATATTTTTCCTTTCTCTCAAATGTTATTACTTACCCAAATATTCCCGCCATGCATCACGCTTGTTAGCGCTAGTGGTGTTATACTTGGTTTCATTCAAATTCAGCTTGATACTCTCAGACTTATGTACCTCAGAGGTCTCAATCTTCTTTTCAGTAGGAGCCTTCTTGGCGGCTTCAACGCAACGCTCAGCAATCACACTCTTGATGCCGGTCTCGTCCAGATTCTCAATCAGACTTGCGTAATTGCCACCCTCAGAAACTTCAGATTCAGTAATCATCTTGCTGGAGATTGCGTACTGACGCAGATCCTCCTTCTTCTGTGCAAGCTCTACAGCCGCCTTTTCTGCCTCTGCCTTCTCAGCCTGATCCTTATATGGAGTCAGAGAAGCAACCTCTTCCTTTGCACTCTGCAGCTCAGTATTCAGACTTGCAATAGTGTTATTCAGCTCCGCAATCTTGGTGTTAACATCAGAAATAGAAACAGTCAGAGTGATACGCTGCGGCTCGCCAAGAGAAACCTCGTTGCCCTCAACGGTGTAAGAGAACATGATGTAATCCAAATCGTTCATACAACGACCAAATTTCTTACACCAGATAGTGTGATCTTCGGGGAACACTTCGGCTAGATACATATCTGAATTAAACTTCACAACAGCCTCATTCAGCTTCTCGTACAGGTCATGACCGGTCAAACTGGAAGTCTCAGTGGTAGACTCCGGCTCTGGCTCACCAGCAGGCTCAGTACCGGTTTCAGGCTCAGTCGGGGGAGGGGTTTCACCACCTTCCTCGGAAGTCTGAACATCAGGCTCTGCCGGAGTGGTGGGCTCAGTGGTAGACTCAGTAGCCGTCTGCTCTGCCTGCTCAGTCTCGGTTGGATTCTCAACCTGTGCGGTCTGAGTCTCCTTATCCTTATTCAGTTCCAAATTTTTTGCCTCCTTTTCATTAGATTCTATATTTGAAATCTCTTTTGTATCCTCGATATAGGCATTTGCCAATTCAAGACCAAAATCGGTTTCAGCGACTTCAAGCAGTTTAGAGCACTTATATGCTGGTTCAACATTTGCACCAAGCAAGCAATGTGCAGTAAACACACCATCGTCAATGATTTTTGCCATGCGGCCACCCACGATTCCCTTATGAGCTTTCAGCACATCAATTTCCCAACTGGTATTTAATGTGCCGCTCTCAATACGGCGCAGAATCGTCGCACAAGCCTTTGGATATCGCTTCCAGATCTTACAAGAGGCAACAATAAAGTCGGTATCGTCAATTTTCTCGATACCGACTGACTGAAAACTACCGAACGCATCAGTGTCAAATTCGGCAGTCTTGTATTCATTGCCATCGTTGTCTTTTCTGGTGACGACTTTCATATTGTGACCGGAAAAATCCAGTTCACCCTTTGGAGCTACGACCAACTTACCAACAAGCGGGTTGCCAACCAATGTACTCATCCAACTTTCAATGGTGTCACGGTTTAAAGCAACCTGATTCCCATTTACTGAGAAATCGCAGATGACAAACTTAGCAAGATAGTGGTCTGGATGCTCCGTAATCTCAGAGCAACAGATATTTCTACTATAGAAATACTCCTTACTCATCGTTCATCACCTCACTTACTATCTTCATTTCTCTGCTGGTCATAAATTTGTTTTTCAGTTTCCTCGCCCTTTGGACGACCTGTCTTTTTATCACTGTCACCACCACCGCCGGAATTACCTGTCGATGTATAAGATGTCTGGCGAGCCACAAATACATCGTCATAACCTTCCTCAGTCTCAGCCTGACGCTTGCGTAATTCGTCCTCAGCATGAAGTCCCATATACTCGTAAGCAGTCTTGTAAGAACAGTTCAAAGTGGTGAACAGGAACTGAGCAATCGCCTTCTTCATCTCCATACCCATCATTTCAGTAGTAGAGACCTTCACATCAGGGCAGTACATCGGGTCTACACCTGCATCTTCAAGGCGAATACGATACCATCGTTTTAATACATCTTCAATCTGTTCTGCAATCTTACCGATATTTTTCATCAGCTGGTCAAGAGACACCTTTGCAGTTGAAACAGTCTGCTGACCATCAGTATTCAAGAAACTAATACCCAAAGCAGCCATTTCTCGATTGCGATACTGTTTGACAGTCTCGATATTTGTCATCTCAACTTTTGGCTCAACATATTTGATATCCTTTACATAAGGAGCGGTCGTCACAAGCACAGTATTTTGCTTCCATGCACGCAGCAGGTTATCGTGCGCTGTCACTTGTTCAGAGAAGCCCTTTTTATCTTTGTTTGGCCCCATCAACTCAGGGTCAAGCTGTTGCCAGATGATTTTCTTTGCCTTAGCCTTAGCATTTACACGGTCTGAAGTATCAAAGGTCTCAAGCATCAATGCCGGACGTAAGGCGCGAAACAGGGGAGAGACACCATATTTTTGTCCCATATTGCCAATACGAATCACGCCACAATGGTCAACATCCAATTTTGCGTATGTATCACCATTCTTAAATGCCTGATACACCTCATCTGGATAGTTGTTCTGAATCTCAGTCTCCTGATTTTCAAAGAACAGTGCTTTATTCTTCTTGTCCTTCAGCATAGATTTGCTCAAAGCAGATTTCAGTTTAGACATGTTAATAAGCACAACAGGCTGTCCATTTGATAGGTAATCACTTATCTCAGCAATACCAAGAGGGTAATAGTCTACAATGTAGTTCTCATCCTTCTGACGCAGATATGTAATATAAGTGCCCTCTGCGTAAGTCATCGGAATGGCGGCACGTAGCAGACTTCGCACATTGATTTGTGCGTTGAAGTCATCAATCACTTCACGGGCGTAATTTACCTGTTTTGTCTTATTACGCTGTTCAGGGAACTGAGCGAAACTGCATTTGAACTCAGTATTAACATTCGCCTCAATCGCATCATAAGTAATGCCAATCAGGTCATCCTTGTTGATGTAATTACGGATGATTCCATTGACCGTCTGCACATTCGTCAGACTTGACTGTAGCCCTTGTGCAAGCTCATCAATTCGGTCAACGGTCAGTGTCTCAGAGGAGGCTGAAATTTTCAGATATGTACTATACTGCTTATTTTCAGGGTCATAAGACGCAACTGCATTTCGGATGACGTTATTCATCCTCTCTTCTGAAAGTTCATTCAAAGAGGTAATAACTACAGTACCGTCATCTGTCTGTGAAGCAGTCACGACATCAAAATCTTCCTTTTTCTTTCTTGCCACATTTTCACCTCCTCTGCTTAGAAGTCAATATTAGAAATACAAATCGGCGGAGTAGTCATTGTTTCCACCGCAGACTGGCGCACTTTATCCTTACGACGTAATTCATATAGACGATGAGCAAGCAAAATCGCAACATAGAACCTATCATCGTGAATTTTATTGGCGATGTCGGGTGCCAAAGCATATGTTACGGTCGTATTTTCAGAGTTTGTCGTTTTCTGAATACTCGTAATCTCGTTCTTCATCAAGTCGATGTTAACCCACGCAGTCTGTTCCTCTAAGGAGAGTTCATGCGTCTTCAAAATTTCTTGACCAGTTGATTTATCCACACCGTCTACTACCTGAACATAATCTCCACCGTTATATTCAAGAGGGAAGTGAATGACACCAAGATTCATCAGCTCAATAAATTCCTCAACCATTGCAGTACGGAATTTACGAGGACTAATTAGACGTAGCTTATCAACAGCATCTGGGTAACGGGCATCATATCCTTCATATAGTTCATGATTTGCGTCGATAAAACCACGATGTTCTGCGCCTGTTTTATCAGTCCAATTGTTAAGCAAACCGTCCGCATATGTGGAAGTACCGCCGCCGCCTGCGCCTTGGTCAATCATCAATCTATCAATGTACTCGTAATCAGGATTTTGACCATTGTAATGTAGAATCAACTCATGCAACTGCTCAAGCTGACGATTAGAATCGAGCTTGAATTTTTTCTCATTCGCAAGGTCAACCATGTTCACGCAATTTATAATGTCGCCACACATGCCGTTTTCTGAATCGTTATAAATACGCATAACGCCAACAATAGAGTTATCCATTGTGCGGGCAGGATCAAACGCAAGAATATACTGGTAGTTCTTATCCCAATAAAGCTGTGGTATATACTTTCGCTCATTGCGACGAACTGTACCCCATTTGATGATCTGGTTTACGCCACCATCACGGCTTGGGCGATTATAATATTCACGCAACGCCTTCATTTTATTTGACTTTAGAGCTGCTTCAACTTTATCTCTCGTCAGCAGAGCCTTGTATGGCTTGCCGTTCATATAAACCTGAATTGCAACATCACAAATCATGTCACAAACAAAATAATCACGGTCACCGGCAATCATACGCTTTGCAAAGTTTTTGTAATAACGATAGAATAGTTTATCCATTGTATCCTGACTCGAAGCATACACAAGCTGTGTAGGAACCTTGCGAGGCTGGGTTTCAGGGTTATAAGAATCATCCGTATCAGTCACGAAGTCAGTATTCTGAGTGGCAAAAGCTTCACAGACAACAATCAGTTCGTCGGAGCAAAACGCAGCCTCGTCAAAAAACACAAGGGTTGCACGACGGGATCGATTGGAATCCGGGTTGGAGTTTAGCGTATTTATGGAACTACCGTTATAAAACTCAACAACATACCCGGCGGGATTATGACTAAATCCACTCTTATTGGTTGCAGACTTTTTCGTTTCTTTCTCTGCAATATCTTGCAGACTACGGATAGACGCAGCTGTTTTACCAACACGAGTGACAATTTCTTCGATTTTATTAAAAGTTTCCTTACTCTGATCACCAACGCTACTTACAATATAAATAGCTTGGTTTTCATACAACATAGCCTTCAGTAGAATAAAAACAGAACCTACAAAAGACTTGCCAAAGTTTCGACTACACGCCCAAAGAACATGACTTGCATTCCAACTTTGTTCCAGCATATATGCCTGAGCGTCAAATAGTTGGATACCCAACAAATCTCTGGCCGCAATAACAGGATTACGCCGATAGAATGCAATCGTTGCCGCATCACACTCATAAATCTTACGTTTTACGGCTGTGATAATAGGCGCTCTTTGTTTCATTCTCATACGGCATCACCATCCGTATCTTTTGCGCTTGCGTCGATACCGGCATCTTCCAACAGCTCTTTGAGCCGCTGATTCTCGATAAGAGACAGTCTGTATTTTTCCTTAGCGTCATCACTTTCTTTCTGGAACTTATCAATCAATTCTCTCTGTGTATCGAAAATTTCCTGCATGTCGTTTTCGTCAAAGAAAGCATTTTCCTTGATTGCCTTAACACTCATATCTGCCGCCCATTGAGTGCCCGGAGACCGTAGCTGGTCGTAGAAGTTTGCTTCTGCGCCAGCAATATTTTTTTCACGCATATCCTTCATTAAGAAGGTAAGTGTGTTACGTCCGGCATCCTTGTTGGAGCGATTCTTAACAGAAATCTCGTTTTCCTTGGCAATCTTATCGTTGTTAGAAACCAGCTTAACCTTGATATCATTCAGACTCTTGATTGCTTCTGCCGAGTTCATGGGGTTCAGGCGAGCAATCTGCAGGTCGATTTGACGAATCTGATTATTATTGTTTACGACCTGAACAATCTGAGACAGCTTGAATGGGTCGTCCTCAATACCATCCTCAAAATACTTGATGAGTTCACTAAACAAATAACGACGGTCACCCTCGTTGTAACCATAAAATGGGTCGTACCCAATAACAGAAATACAGTCATCCTTTGCTTGAATCTCTGCCTTCGACCACTTCTGTTCCTTCTCTTCCTGTAAATCGAGAGCGTTTTTATTCAGCTCACCATTCACGAGAGTGTTGGTAAACGTCTGGAACTGGAAGTTCTTCATGTTCACCACGAGACGGTTATAAGTTCCTGGCCTACATGTTCCAGAATTGCTCACAACGGAATCGTAAAGACTATTATAAAAAGGAACGTCCAGAACATGACACATTAGCATACAAGCAGTTCTATCGCTTCCAAAGCGTCTTGAAAAATCATCAAACATTTCATTAACGCATTCTTTACAGATTGGAGCGTATCCGTCATTTGCCTTGAACAATGGAGAATATGTTATTCGGTAAAAATGCCCCATAGCGACATCATATTCTTTACCACAACGCAGGCATTTGAATGTCTTTTTATTTTCGGTTCCCTCAAGAATAACGCCATCTTCAACAACCTTTTTCTTTCTAGGCAAACAAACACCTCCATTCAAAATCAAAATAAAAGCCGTAGAACGTGCGCACATCCTACGGCAACAAAATATCCACCCTCATGAGCACCAATAATCTGGGAGGCCGGGTGGATTTCATTCTATAAAAGATCTATCATGATACGCATCGTTGAGAGGCTTAATAGGTTCTGTTCAAAATTCGACCTCAGCATTTTGACACCGTAGTGAGCCGAGGTCTTTATCATCTATTTGAGCTTGCTATGTTACCGACATAAATGTCGTGAACATACCTCGCCCTGCCAGCAAACCGGCATAATAATCAAAATATACCTGCCGCCAGAGGGAGTTTAACTAACGGCAGGCTTGCAAAAGGGGAGATGCTGGGTGCAAAGGGTGGATTCGAACCACCGACCTTCTGGGTATGAACCAGACGAGCTACCTGACTGCTCCACTCTGCGTTATATGATGCCTAAGTGTCATCTATTTCTTAATCGTATGCGCATTACAGGTTAATCATAGATTGACTTCGGACTTGTCTCCAACCGCGAATTGGAAACCATTTTTGGCACGCCCAGCTGCTTTCGAGACAGCACATACAGGTTTTAGAGACCTGACTTCTACCTTTGAATTATAGGCGCATAATTGGTGTATTCGGCGAGATTTGAACTCTGCGATACCTCGATTAAAAGTCGAGTGCCTTACCAGCTTGGCTACGAATACACAATAAATCCTACCTTTTAGCCGGTGGTAGGGAACCGGTATAATATAGGTCCTCCGAGAGAAGGACTGGCGCGGTCTCAGAGATTCGAACTCTGGCATCGGGTTTGCCGACCTAACGGTTTTCAAGACCGTTCTCTTCAACCACTTGAGTAAGACCGCACAATAACCCTACTTTCCTGTACGGCTACCTTTATATAAAGGTGTAGGGAATAGCCGTACAATCTTTGGTGAGCCAGGTTGGAGTCGAACCAACGATGTTTCTAATGTCACGGAGTTACAGTCCGCTATCTTCGCCACTGGATATACTGACCCATAATAAAACAAGCATCCATCAAACCATCCGAGCTAGTTGAATTGTTCTCGTGTTGATAAAACGCTTGTTTTAAACTTTAATGGTCCGCACTTGCGGTGGCGGAACACCAATGCCAGAGGTCGGGTACGATCCGACAGTCTGCTGATTACAGGTCAGCTGCATTATCCATTTATGCTACCCTGGCAAATAACCCGTAGACACTAGCCTACGGGCATAGAAAAGGAGACAACAAATAATGTCCCAAAGCAGACCTTGCGGTCGTACTTCTTTTTTAATTACCCACTTATTGGTAGGGTGTCACCGCTTTTAATTCAAACGCACGATGCGTGTTTTATCTTCATTCAGCCTTCCGAATTTATCCTGATAGACCAAAATAAATCCTTCTCGCTGAGATGGGGTTAATTTTCCATCTGCGTAATCCATTTTTGACGTTTCACAACAACAGCCCTGCTCATAAATTACAGAATTACCGATATCATAGTGACCTGTTTTATGAGTGTGTGCCATCACGATAGTATCAAAGAAATAATCATTATCCTTGAAATACCGATATGCCTTTTCTGCCGTTTTTAACATACCGCTGGAATAAGCAAGTGGATGCACAAAAATTGTTTCACCAACAAAACTAAACCAAGTATCGTTATAAACGATCTCAATACCACTGTCCTTGAAAACATCAATCAAAGGGTCATAATGGACCTTTGTATGAAGTTCCTTGTTATAATGGTTGAAACCATCAACAAAAATAAGCTCCAAAGATGTCTTCGGCATAAGTTCAAGCAAGTCGGTGTCCAGATTCTTAGCAAGATAATTCTGGAAGCGTAAGTCATGATTACCATAATTGATAATAACCTTCTTAGGCTGAAGCATCTCAATCAGGTCAATCATATACTGACGAGCAATCAGGATTTCCTCCATTGGACTTTTACGATATACTTTTAGGAAGCGAGAAATGGAGCTGCAGTCTACAAGATCCCCGTTTACCTGAAGGATATCAATCTTACCAGCGTACGCACTAAAAGTCTCAATGGGCTTCTGGAATGGAATATGTAGGTCGGAAATAGACAGAATGCAGGTTCCCACATCTCTATTAGATAAGGACTCCTGATACTGCATACCCGCACGGAATGCCTTAAAACGCTTGCGATATGCGCACTCACCAAAATTCTTGCCCAACTCATCATTGAGCACTTTGGACGCGCCATCCCAAGTCAACTCTCTAGCCAGAACAGCATTCCCGATTCTTACAAAGAAGTCATCGCTCGTTTCTTCTGGCCGTTTATTATAGCAACCCATTGGCATCAAGCCGGATCGCCCAGCAACTCATCAGAAGTAGAAATATTGATGGTGACGCCCTCAATACCATCCCACTTTGCCAGAGCCTCCTTCAGATTAAAGACGTTCTCGCCGTCCTTGGTGATCTCGGTGATAGTGCCCTCTGCAGTATCAATAATAGCGTTCTTAAAAACAACACTCTTCTTAGCAACCATAATTTTATTCTCCCTTATATTTTATTTCAAAATTGAAGTATTTTAGCATTCAAGAGCATCAGCCCAAGTGCTAATCCAACCACGATGATTTGTATTCAACTCACAAATTGCGGTACGGTCATGCCCCCTGAAATGCTCCATGTACGGAATCAGTGCTGACCGTTCCGGGTGCTTATACAAGTCACATTGACCAGAATGTCCGATCGCAATGAGGAGGCACGAGTCTTTTACTCGTGTAATGACTTTCTTCGCATCGGCTAGAGTGAAATTTTGTATTTCGTCGAGGATAATGACCTTGTTTTCAAAGTTGACACCTCGCATATAAGTGTGTGCTGCACACTGAATGTACGCACCATACTTCTGACTTTCAGGATTTTCATCAGCAATTACCGCTGTATTTGGATTAACGCCAATAGTTTCAAGAGCCTCGAAAAGTGGCTCCATGTACGGAGCACTCTTTTGTTCCTGAGTTCCTGGAAGGTAACCCTGTTTCTCTTCCTGAGTAGGAGATACAATATACACAATGCCATTGTAACGACCATACTTGACAAGCAGGTCAGCAACACCAACAGCAATTGTGGTCTTGCCGGTTCCGGCACGGGCATTCGCAAAGACTACATCAATATTAGGGTCCCAGATGGCATCCCTAAAAATTTTCTGTTCTGGATCGAGTTCCATTCCATAAAAACTGGAATACTCATCCAAACTCTGCGGAATATCCTTCTTCTTACGCATTTCAGTCTTATCAGAAGCCATATATTACAACTCTCCCTTAATTGAACTCATCCACATCATCGCAAATCTTGTCTACGATGCCAAAATTGACCTGCTCGTTGGCATCCAGATACCAATCCTTGGCCTTGTTCTTGGTCATAGTCTTCTTGTCAATAGTAGAGTGAGCCATAATATACTCACGCATCTTTGCAACCTGCTTCTCGTAGTAATCCATAGCCATCTTAGACTGTTCAAAAGTACCCTGAGTGCCACCAGAGCCACTGTGAATCAGTGCGGTGGAGTGAGGCAGAGCAAAGCGCTTCTGACCAGACAACAGCATCACAAGAGCAGCACTCATTGCAATACCTGCATTGATCGTCCACACAGGAGTCTTGCTCAGTGCAACAACATCAATAAAGCTGAACATGGCATCCAGCTCGCCGCCGTAGCTGTAAATAAACAGCTTAATAGGCTTGCGCTGCTCAACAGGAGTATCATTATCAATACGGTTGTACTGCAGAATCTTTCGCTCAATTTCAATCAGAGATTGGTCAATCTCAAAGTCGATAAAGAAGATGCGATCCTTCTCATCGACATAGAAGTTCATCATCTCAGGAGAGGGGAGACCGCCACCATTCATCAGGTTGGTGATATCTTCTGGCAGTTGAATTTCAAAGTCCAATAGTCTATACCTCGTTCTTTCAAAGATTAGTAACGTGCGTTACGCTGCATCTGCTTCAGCATCTCGACAGCGGCAATATTAAAAGGAAGCAGTTCAAGATATCGAGCAGATTCTTCCAGATACCGCTTGTGACGGGTCTTTGCAATGCAAGCATGAGGGAAGACCTTTCGCACAGCCTTCGCTTCGGACTTAGTGATTTCAATCATTAGGTAAAACACCCTTTCAAAATAAAATAGGTAGGAAGAAAACAAGCGTCCTCGCTCTCTCCCTACCATAACTTTCCGCACTGTGTTTTACTCTATATATGTAAAATTATAACGTATCTACGTTAAAATATCGCGCTTTTCAGCATTTCATAAATCAAACATTTTTCTATTTTGTGCGGTTTTCTCAATATTTACATTTTTAGCGCACTTACGACAGTATTTTTGTCTGCGTCCGGTGCGAGCAACCATCTTTCCGCAACAATCACACTTGATGTATTCTTTCCCACAATACTGGCTCCACAGAATGCCAGCATTCTCAAAATCGTCCACAAAAATCTCATGAGGAGAGTCCGGCTCCGCAATCAAAACATGGATATTCAAGTTGTCAATCTTTTTCAAGCTGGCAAACCCAATAAAGCCAAGATTATGTAACTCACAGATCATCTCGTTCTGTTTTTTCTCATTTACAGATACGTTTGCCATCCTGAAAATATCAGCCGTATCTTCCGTAATCCAGTAGTTGCATTTTTCATTAACAGCAATATGGTATTTTGCCAGACACAGCATCGTGAACATCAGGCGTTGCATCTGCTTGCTTTCAAGTGCTTGAATCTTCTCTACCTCAGCCTTCGTAATGCACACACCATCAAGTTCGACCATAGGACGACCTTTAGCAGAAGCAATCGCTTTATCAATCAATTCTCTATCCAGAACCTTGTTATACCCTTCAAAATGACGCAGCATATACTCGTTAAGCTTTTCTCTTACGTCATCCTTTGAGTATCCCTTATAGAAATAATACTTCGCTACATAATGCAAAACATGCCCCGCTTTCTTCCAAGGCACATCCTTCTCTAGCCACTCTTCAGCATAAAGAACTTCATTCAATACAATCATCCGCACCCTCCTTGCTATTCATGTTGACCAACACATCCTTGAAACGCTTGCCATCATATTCAATATCGCCATTCTCATCCTGCACGAGAGAATGCACCATACCGTTATGGCGTTCCAATAAGCGTTTAATCAAAGTATCGTGAAACAGTTCCCAGACTATTGCAATACTGGATGCGTTCTTCTTACAAAGATCAAGCATGATGTCGCAAAGTACATCGTCATTAGAACACTTGTCATGAAGATTGCGGAACATACTTTCCTGATACAGCGCAATGCGCTCCTTGCGGTCTGCACCGGCTTCTTTATTATTGTTTCCGTTGCCAGAATGGATTGCGTTGCCACGAGCGAATCTCAAGTAGTCCTTAAAGATAGAGCGGATGCCATAATACTGAGAGTTGGTATACTCCACACCAGACTTGAGCGAATCGTAATCAAACTTGCGCCTTATCTTGAGTTCTTCTTCAAAATCTTCCAACTCGTCCTCAACAGTCCAGCACAGGCGGTTCATGGTACAAGAATTGATTCCGACCGGCATCCGATAGAGGTAATACTGGATAACCATTTCATCCACATCGTCCTTGACGGTCTTTTGCATAATCTCATCCAGACCGGCAAATCCATCCCACTTGATGCGCTTGCGAGCTGCGGCCACATACTGCTTGTAATCACGCATCTGAGCAGGGTAGATGTAGCTCATAAAGTATGGCTTACGCCATGCGCAAATACTACTCCAGAACTTCTTATCCTCGATAGTATCAGGATTATCATCGTCTTTAACGGCGCAAGCTTTATTGTCATACCAGTATTGCGGCATATCTGTCGTAGCTACGCCTTTTATTTTGTCGATCGCGTTTTGCTGATAAAGCTGTCCGCAGATAATGCGATACGTAAGTTCATCGTACTCTTTACTACCTTGCTCAAATTTACTTCGCACATCAAACATCGTTGTAATTCGATTTGTTGTACGTCCAATATTATCTCCAAATCCGCTGATATTAGATTCAATAAAATCCTTTTCGGTCGGAACTTTTTTCTCGCATTTGCGCTGGACACAAAGAACGACCGGCTCATTTACCCATTTATCAATGAGAACTCTATTGTCGGTAGAAAATGTAAGGTCGGCATCGAAATCTTCACCGTTAAGTGCTGCACACATATTATCCCACGCATTGGTGATAAACACGGACTTCATATAGCGATACCAGTATTGGCAATCATCAGATACATTCAAATTCATGCACCGGATATTTGCCATCTGACTCATAGGAGCTCTAAAACAAGCAACCCTCTTAACGTCTCTATCATTCCAAAAACGACTGTAAACCTCACCGGCCTTCAATAGTCCGGTTACCTCCATCCGAAACATAGACTGGCAAAGCGCATATGGATCGCCACTCGCAACTTGAAAATTCCCTCGTACCTTTACAACACCCGTTTTTGCCTGAGAGGTTCGCTTTTTAATAAAGTATCGAATCCGATTCTGCACATAAGGGTCGTTAATCATTTCTGGCTCAATCATAAGAGCCTTAATATAGTCGTTTTCCAGACTGTTTATGTAATTCGGGTCATCACGCATTCCACTACCACGCAAATACAGCAACGCATCACGCCAATCACCGCCTATGACGCCCTTGATTTCGTCCAAAGTCGGCTTTACAAGTTCACGAATCTCATCATTCGTAAGCTGATAGCTTTGGATAAACTGATAATTCAGATTGCGCTCCTCATCAAGCTCCAACTCACAAGTCTTGGTTACAGAGAAGTGATAGTGGTTCTCTCTACAGTTTTCAAGATAGTCCTCACAACTATGGTAACTATCCCACAGCTTCAACATAGAGGTACTAAGAACTACTTGAATCCTATTTATATCACGATAATCTCCCCATGCGTCTTTTAGCATATTCTGTTTCGCTACCTTTTTAGCGAACTCACGGAAAGGGAAGGGAAATAACATGCCTTTACAGAACGCATTCCGCACACAAAAACCAGACGCGGTAGATGGCAACTTCAAATCCTCACTCCACTGTTGTGCAAGATCATAACTAATAAGTCCAAACCCATCATTCGCACACAGCTCACAATCGTGTTCCTTATCTTCAACTATCGTAGGTTCTCCAGACACTCCATCGTCCAGAACAACAATATGGTCTTTAAAGCGCGTGTAGCAATCATCTATAACAAGTACACCATCAGGGTCAGTGACCGGAATAGAAGCAGAGCAAGCAAGGGCTCTATAAGCCTCTAACTTTGCTGGCACAAATTCCATACCCTTGTTACGGCCATTATCGATTCGCTTTCGGATCTCGTCAACAAGACAGTCACTCACAAACACAATTGTACTATTCTTAACACCACCGGTAGTCCCAACCAGACGGCGATACGTAATTCCATTGATTTTGAACCCCTTGGAAGAACACGCCCGGCGGTAATCATTCTTCTTGTCAACCACCAGACACATATAATCCGGCTTAAACTGAACTGCGTCCAGCTCAGTGTATAATCTCCGAATCTCCCGGCGGTTCTCTAAACAAGATGGTTCATTCCGTAGCATCTTGATTCTACGCTTGATACTCCGTGCTTTAGCCTCTGCATCCGTAACACCATTCAACTCATCAATCCATCGTAGAACAGTGCTATCAGCCAGCGAGATAATCTCGTGGTTTCGTCTGGCTTCATCTAATGGTAGAGTTAAATCCCATTTCGCTTCAACCAGACGCTTCGTATGGATCTTAAAAACAAACTTCTGGCAAGTTTGCTGCTTTGCCATTCGGCAGTCACCTCCGTATTCTTCTAAAACGTATCCTGTGTAATGTGGCTATAAAGAAAAATATAAAATTAGGCTTTTACAGATAGCAGCTCTCGCCATCTTCCATAGCCTTGAGCCAAAGTCGTTCACGCTCCTGATAGAGTTCATCCAGCATATCATCAGCAGCCTCGTACTCCCGGCGAGTCAGGCTGGCATAATTCATATCCCGAATTAAATACTTAATTTCCGCATCAACATCCTCGTAAGTGCGCATTACTTAACCTCCTCGTCCATAACAGCTCCACAATCAGGACAAAACTTTGATTCATCGACGTTTTTGCTAGAATGACAAACCGAGCATTCAATAAAGAAGCTTTCTCCAAAATCTTCAAAATGCTCAATCCAGTGAGCATGAACCACTCGACGGAACTCACCGCCAGCAGATATCTCTTCTTCAAGAATGCGCTTTGTGTATTGCATTGCCATATCGCACCACATATCATCAATAGACTTTGCGTTACCTCTGTCACTAGGGCGAGCGATGGCACTATCGAGGACGCCAATCAATCGTGTTGCATTTACAAACTTATCCATCACTTAACCTCCTCAACAACCAGGCGAACCGTCTCATCAATCTGTTCAAGCTCTGCCAGTAAAACATCCACGGTGTCAGCATCACTCTCGGAAATATCCAAATTCTTAATCTTATGTAAAGCCCATTCAAGGTTCGGGTAATAGCCGACCGTAACCTCCTTTACGCCGGTGCCCATCTCACCAGTCTTTGGATTCTTGCCAGCTGGCCGCTGCTCAACGATAACGAGATTCCGCTCGTCACAATTTTTAATAATGTATTTACCAATCTGGATACGCATCTCTTAACCCTCCTTATTGTCCCCATTCACCATAGACGGAATCTTTCTCGTCCATCAGCTTCTTAAAATATCTCAAAAAGAACGCCTGTCCCTTTGGTGTAAGTCGTGTAACATACCTAAACTTACCTTTTGGAGTTCTCTTTTTAACAACCTTAAAATATCCAAAACAATCAAAGTCTCGATACGGAGTATTCCAATATAACCCTCTTGTCTTATTAAGAAATCCTTTTTCTCTTAGGGTCTCAAATACATTATTTTGATGTGAGATACGACCACCAACGAGAATCCCATTTTTGCTCAAAATATGTACAAAATCTAAGATTGAGATACACCCGTCAGAATCCTCAACAATTGCAGTATCGTTACTAGCGATTTTCACATCAGAGCCTGTATTATTACCATTCTTGCTATTTGGAAGAAGTCCATATTCATCCTTTATTAACTGATAAATAAATTCGCGTCCTTTGCCTGTCCAGAGAAGATATGTATGACCTTCCACTACGTCCTTAAATACAGTAATTTCCGAGACGGCATATCCAACATCCTTATACTTATCAGTAACAATCCATGATTTAGTTTCCTTGTCTCGATATATTACGCCACATTTTCCCAAAAAGTTGTTTAACTTTCTAGCACTCAAGCCATTATACCACTCAGCAATTTTTGATATAGATACATTCTCACTTGCATCATAACCAAAAATATCTTTCTCATCCATTTGTGCAATTCTCCTTAAATATTTCTAGCAGCCTCAAATGCGGCCACATCGTTCATGAAATCATTGATATGTAAATACTTATCAGTCTTCCGCACAGTCTTAGGCTTAAATTCTCGGCATTTGCATCGCACCTCATCACAAGTCGTAAAACACGGAATCTCGTACCTGCATTTCGTACAAACATGTTTCTTGTGGAACTCTGGCAAGCGTCCAGCAGCTTGGTAGAATTCGTAGGTTACCTTTAAATCAATCCAGTAGGGGTTATCAAAATTCATCGTCATCAACCTTTCTTATATTGTTAATCATCTAGCATGTGTTCGTTAGTCTTTAACCAAATATTTTGCCATTAAATCTGCAATCTCCTTTGCTTCATCTGCACGTGCTTCCTTCATAAGTTGATCGCACTGTTCCTCTGACAATCCACTTTCACGAAGTAAGTTACGAGCATTAAATTTTTTGACTATTTGACAATGCCAATTTTCAACCATGTCAGCATCATTATTGAGCTTTTCTGCTAATGTATCCTCATCCAGCCGTACCATTTTATTTATTAAAAACTGCTTTTGATATTCTTCCAGAGAAACGGGAGCGTATGTGAACTCTCTTCTCTTTTTCTTCTCCTCTTGTAGCTTCATTTTATTGACGCCGCCCCATTTTTTTTGTTCCTTGATTCGATTCTGAACTTCATCATGGTCCTTAATCCGTGATGCCACGGTAATTTCATTATCTAAAGCTGCTGCGGACATCAATCCATCACAAACGAGATCGTTGAGTTTCAACATCAGCATAACAACAGTTTTTGTATCTGCCGGATCTATTTTCCCAAATCGTCTCATAAAAAGTTTCATAGAGGTTGGCTCAATAATAATCTTATAAACTTTTTGTATCCGATTATATTGCACATCAGGAAAAGCATCACTTAATCTGGAATTTAATATTCTAAAGAAGTCACCCATCCGGCCAGTTTTCCAAAGATCTACTTCGGTTACTTGAGTTTGACAGTCAGATAAGTAGTATTCGCTTAATAATTCCGATTTGACTCTAGTGTATGTTGCGTTTTGTTCATCAGTCAAAATGGTCATTCGCTTTTGGTCGTTACCAAGATCCTCAATGAAGGCTCGCTCCTCTTTTACTGTTAAAGCATCTCGACCATATAATCCATACAAAGCACTATCCAACCATTTCTTTAATTTAACACCTCCAGCTAGTTTACGAAATGCTTCTGCTATACGCATATCTTCTTTTTCATCGTCTGGATATCCATACCATCTATAATTATCATTCACCATTCCAAGAGTCTGCCACACATCAACTTTCTCCCAGAGAATTACAAGACTGTCACATCCTGTTTGATCACACATAGCATTAAAGTAGTAAACAAGAAGTCTTTGAATGTGCTCGATGTATTTTTTGTTTCCTCCGGTCGGATGTTCTGGAAGGATTTCATTTTCAGAGCGAATCCTATCGACTATGAATTGTCGTCCATCTTTTCGTAAGACGACATAGCGTTCCAATTCTTTTAGAAAAGATTTCTTGCTATTGCTTGTTAAAGGTTTCCCAGAATCATCAAGAACATTAAGAGCCTGAGATAGCTCTCCAAAGTTTTTGAATACTTGTCCCTGATGCAGTCGAGATATCATTCCTCCAGTTACGTTATAAACTTTATTTGCCATACGACCTCCGATTTATATTTAGGACATTGAAAGGAAGATATATAAGGTATATAATTACTTACCCCTTTAATGTCCTAATTCTTGACCTCCATAAGAATTCCAATTTCTTCAAAAATGTTAGCGATGTCTGCGAAAGGTCGCTTGCGACCGTAGCTGACCATCGATAACATTTTCCTGCCAGAGGCAGGGACCGCTTGCGGCCTCGTCCGGTAGGACTACTATAAACATTCACCACAGTCATTCCATCACTAACTCCTTTTCAGTGTCCTGTGTTGTATAGCTATCTACACTCATTATACCATGAGAATGCCAAAAATTCAATAGCTACATAATACAGGATATGAACATTTCTAGCGCCTATTATAATAAGGTATGTTTCTTGGAGTGTCATCTACTGTGGTCTTTCCAGACATGGCTCGCAAGCTTACTTAGCGATGGCCGCGATTACACATTAACCTCTATGAAGGACATCCAGGTGCTCCATGTATTCTGTGTAAGCTGCCAGAGGCCACAATCATGCTCCTTGTAGGTCTTTGGAGTCTCTGAAAGTATTGCTCGGATGCCAGATCAGTCCATTTATGGCAATAGGGGAGTACAGATGGGTACAAATAGGTATTTTATGCTCCGAAGAATGGTCATTTTCGGTATATTTATGGTACACATCGGAAAAACCCGCATGAATCCTAGCTTTTTCGGCTTTTGTTGGGCCAAAAAGGAACAAAATAAGGGGTAAAAAATACAAATAAAAAGAAAAACTAGCTAAAATATAACGCAAATACGTTAAATTCTAGCTAATTACCGAATGAGCTACCGATTGAAAAATAGTGATTTTAATCCATTTTTTGGTATTTTGGGTGGAAAAGTGAGTGATTTGTGGGTGTATATGGGATAGGGTATAGGGATATATTTTGGAATATTTTGTCAGGGGAAAGTATGCCCGGGGCAGGATGGAAGAGGGTAGATAGCGTGATAGAGAGCGTGATAGAGTGTATGGATGGGATAAGATGGAGATTATGAGGGTTTGATAGGAGTTGGAAAGAAGGTGATTTTTGTGGAGATTGTTGTGCAAATTGTATAGTGATATGGAATATAACAAATTGATAATTGGTGATTATGAATAAGAAAGATGTACTGGGAGCTTCGGCTGCTGCCGGGAACGTCCAAAAAATGGAAAGTACGCCCCATGGGTGCGAGTGCCGGAAATGCTCAAAATACGGCACTCAACAGGAAAGGGAACGGCGGGAAGTTTTGGTGTATCTGGTATCTGATTATAGGTCAAAACAATAATTAAATAATTTTAACTATTTCGGTCGAGACTTATACGTTGCCGGGTGTTTCTTTTGTTCGCTGATTATTGACACGTTGCCGGGTGTTTCATATCTTATATGCTTTTCCATATACCGTATATATACTTTTCAATATACCATCCCATTTTCCCTTATAAGGTAATTATAATATAAAGCAAAAATCCATTTGTTGCGTGCGCAACATTTACGGTGAAACCGCTTGACTTTCTACGGTGAAACCGTTATACTAATGTCAAGCTCAAGGGCAACACCGAAAAGCGGAAAACATGATGGTTCTGAAACACCGGAAAATTTCAGTTTCCACTTTTTGACGTTTTACCGTTTGAGTGGTTCAAAAAATAGGGCTTGACAAAACGGTTAAACCGTGATACAATACAGTCAAGCTAAAGGGCGAAAGCCCAAAAGCAAAACCTAAAACCCAATAGCACATTGACAAGTCAAGACTTCTGATTTTAGCCTGTTTGGTTTAACTCTTGTTTAATTACAAGAAAAATCATGCAACAAAAGTCAAGATTAGAAGTTTACCGTATCGGCAAACATTTACTTGTTTTGTCGGTTTGGTGCGACAAGTCACAAAAAAATCGTACCTTGAATTTTGATAACACTATCTTTGCAGTAGGGGCGGAAACGCAGAACCAAAAGCAAGAAAAGCGCATATTGGCAAACAAGATGTTTTAGACGCAAGTCTTCCACTGGTCCCTAGGTGAACTATACCTAAGAGGATCAGCAAGGATGGTCAACAGTATGCACCTTGTATTAAAAGCGTACTGTACCAAAACACTAAACAGAAAAGAGGTGTATTCAAGTGTCCAAAGAAAAGCTCAAAACCGTTCTTTTTGTAGCTCTTTTTACTATTGGTTTCATTCTCATTACCGCTGGTATGCTGGTTAGCTTTTGCAGATTGGCATACATGGGATATGCGGTTGTTCTAACCGTCTACGGCGGTTGCTCACTTCTTGCAACAGCTCTTGTTGAGGACATTCTCAAGTAAGTCTATCCGGCAAAAGCCGTCACGTCAATACACAATAAGTATAACACAAGTAAAGGAGAAATACTATGTCTAACCTGTCTAACGTCTGTCTGTCCATCCGTAGCTCTAACAACAAGACTTCTACCGCAAGGGGCTATGCAAGCAACGGCAAAGCTCTTGTTAGTTTTACCAACAAGGGCAGTGTTAATACGCTCAAGGCATACCCTAAAGCCGATAAAGTGCCGTCTTATCTGTTGATGGACGAAAAAGAGTATACGGCATACGGCAACGCAATTAAGTACGTTTACAATTCCGCTTGCCACGTCAACGCAAGCACTACCAACAAAGAGGATGAAAGCATTATCAAAGTTTACACTACCGATTTCTATTCTTGCCTGTCCGATCTCGCAAACATCGTTTTTGGTGAAACTTTCTCTATGCAAGAGTATCCCTCTTTTGGCACAGAAGTCCTCGCAATGGCAAAGACTTACCTTACCACCACTATGGATGGTGACGTTTCCCCGGCAAATCTTCCAATCAATCGTTTTGTCAAAGCTCTTGAACCTATGCTTTTGAGCGTAGCAGCACACAGCGTTTTCCTGAAAGACTATGAACGAGACTATAACCTTGCTTGCAAGCGTTGCAATTCCCGTATCAACAAGGCAACGGCACAGCTTGACAAGGCACAGGCAGAGTATGATAAGGCACTGTCTGAACTGGATAAGGCAAAAGAGCAGATTGTCAAAGACAAGAGCGACGGCACTATCAAAGCATCTACTAAGAAAACCCATGAAAACAATCTTGACAAGGCTCAGAAAGAATTTGATGCAAAAAAGAGCGTCCTTGACACCATCAAGAATACTATTGACACATGGAAGATCAAGCTGGCTGATGCTGAAAAGACTTACAAGGCAGCAAAAGCGGCAGACTCTGAGAACTCTTAAAGTCAAACCTAAGAAGTTAGTCTAAACATACCAAAATGCAATACATAATACGCCTGACGACTAGAGGTACAGGGGAAGAAGTAACCTCTACCAACGGCAAAACGCCGTCACAAGATACCATGAAAGAGGTGAAATATCTTGAAATCCTATCAGAATACGATGGGAGAAGTGCGTCAGAACACTTCTGGACACTCTATCATCTACAACGGCACAGAAGTCAAAGAGCTTGATATTTACGGCACATTTGACGGCGTTGTATTCGTCAGTCATCCGTTTATTGCAATGAAAACAGGCTTTATGCCTATGTACGTCAAAACGTCTATGGGATGGACTTCTATCCATCCTTGCAAGATTGTTGACTTCCTTAAAGAAGCATACCACGCAAGAAGTGTTTTCCTTTATGACTGGAATGCCTATCAGCAGAGCAAGAAAGAAAAGCGTCTTGCAATGGAAAAGGCAAAACAGCAGCGGAGTGAAACAGCTTTTCTCAGAGCGTCACAAGCTAATGCAGAGGGTTCTTTGCGCTATCATAAGAGCAAGAAACGTCTTGATGACCGCTATAATGAGGCGGGCAAACCGGCTCAGAAAAAGCGTTTTCAGCGTGTTGTATTTGGCTCTAGTGAATACATCACAGTTTCCGGCTGGATCTACGGCAGAGAAGTCTTGATGAATAATCATAGCTTCCGCATGGATGAAAGAATGTCGTACTACATGGACGGCACTGGATGCTGTGCCAGTGATTTCAATAACAAAGATATGCGCCCTTTGAATGACGTGTTTCCTGTGAAATCTGGCAAGAAAGCAAGGTGATGAAATGAACGTCAGAGCCTTGCAAGAGCCGAAAAAGTCTGCTATAATTGCACCAAGAAACAAAATTGGTGGTGTTACTATGGCAGCAAACCGTGATTATAAGAAAGAGTACGCTAGAGAAAAGGATCAGTCAAAGCATATCGGCTTGAAAGTTGAGCCTACTCTCTTTGAAGCGTTCACAGCGAAAACAGAGTTGAATGGAACGACAAAAAATGCAGTTCTGAAAGCCTGTGCGGAAGCGTACACTTATGGAAATCTCATCATTGATGAGAATGGAAAACCTCAGATTGTTGGCTAACCCCATAACTCTGGCAACAACGTCTTGTGAATTTATCGCAAGGCGTTTTCTTTATGCTCAAAATTGTATAAATATGCAAATATTATGCAGAATATGCAAATGAAAACAACTATAAAAGAGGAGTTCTACCATGGCAATTTTGGCTATTGAATCGGCTCTCGATATTGCCATAAAGTTTGGTGATACAGAGCTTGTGAAAATCTATCAGGAAGCCCTGGTAGAAGCCGGTGTTGAATACGTCAGCACTGCAAAATGCTGGATTGAATAAGAAAGGATGTTTGTTATGAAATCGCTTCTCATGTTCTTTGGCTATTCGGCATATCAGGCCGGATGTATTGCGCCTATGATGTGGGTGTTTGTTCTGGGTGCCATCGCTATGGGTGTGGCAGAATGGAAAGGATGGTTGAACTGATGAAACTTGATCATGTTTACCCCGATATTGTTAATCGCTTTCAGTATGTGAAAACGACTAACGCAGACGCTTGGCAGAAATATGTTAAGAGCGTCATTGCAGAGCATGAGTACAATGACCTGTTAACCAGGATTGCGTGGGATTTACTCAGGTATGTGTACACTTCTGGTACGATTTGTGGGTGGTACGATAAATATAACGTACATGATTCGCATATCACAACGGCAGTCAAGAAGGCTTATATTGAAGTCTTTGGAATGCCGTCAGAATAAAAGATATGTTTTAAGGAGCGTGAAAACTATGCGTAAAATTACATTCGCAGAATATGAAAAGAAGCGTCCGTTTTTCTCTAATCCGTATTATGTTGACTGCGTAAAAAGAGCAGAAGAACGGTTTTTCAATGTTCCGGCAGAAAAGATTCATGATGCAGCTGTAGAACTTCCTCAGAATGCAGAAGGATCGTCATTAACTGGTCCGTGTCTTGTGTTCATGAGCGACGGGACAGAGTGGGGAACATATTGTGATGTTGCAGACTTCTATTGTGACACTGAAAACGAATGGTATTTCAGTTGTCTTCCTTATGCGGCAGAACCACTTTGGAAGTCATTCCGTAGAGAACCTACTGTATTAAAGTGGGTACAGCTCAAACATATTTACAAGAAATCAGACTTCACGGATAAAACATTCAGAGGCCGTGATGGTTATTATGAAATTGTGTAAAGGAGAATACAAGATGAAAAAAGGTCAATGGTTCATGAACGATGAAACAGGTGTTATCACTAACATTCATCGTGAAGCTGTCGAGTGGTATCGGCAGGGTGCAAACATTTCCATCTGGATCAACGGCGTTATTGTTTGCCGTTGGGGTCATTAAGAAAGGAGAAAATGAAAATGAGAGCAAGTGTTGAAGTGTATGAGAACAATGCAGGCGGCGTCTGTGTTGCAGTTTTTGGTCAGAATGGCTTGAAAAAGCTGTTTGCTGTTAGAATCCCCTGTAATAACAATGATAGGGTGGAATTTACTAAAACATTCTACCAAGAGGCACAGTACGGGTGTCCTAGTATGGATGTGGATGACTACAACGCAGCAGATTTTTCTGGTCTGTCTATGGATGATGCTTATATGGATATCTGCAGTGGCAACCTGATTGCAGAATTTTACGACAATCGTGTTGTGAATCTGTATCCGGCAGACATGGGATCTGCTGGTATGAAATTATTTGGTTTGAAAGATTGAAAAGGAGATACATAAAATGAAACTTACTCAGAATAAGCTGTCCGTCATCCTGGCTACTGTTGTGGCTGGTGTTTCCATTCTTGCAAACTGTATGACTGCAAACGCAGCAGAGCCTATGAAAACTCGCCTGGATAATCGTTATGTCCTGGCCGGTAGCGTGGATGAAATCGAAGTATTCCGCAACGGAATTAAGACCATCCATGTTATTGATGAGAACGGCGAGGAATGGCTGTATTCTTATGCAAGCATGGAAGAAACACCGGCAGATGGTCAGAATGTGACCATGATTATGAACAGCAATGGAACAGAAACCATCTACGATGATACCATCGAGGATGTTTTGTGGGCACGGCCTGATGAAGTGGATGTTGATTGATATTCACAGAATGGTCACGAAAATAAAACGTATTGACGCATTAAAATGTGACGTTAATAAAATCTACATTTTAGTGCTTGACAAAATCAGCAGTATCCTGTATTCTATAGCTATAAAGGGCAGTCCATCAAAGGACTTTTATTTTTACCGTATAGCTATATAATACAGGATACGATAGGAGGGCTATAAAATGGAACGGAATTGGAAACTTGGTGACGATATGGTTGTGAGCGACAATCTTCTGGATGGTATCACGTTTGATGATTTGATTCTGACAGTGCATTGCAACTGTCCCAAAATTACAGAACAGGCTGTAAAAAAAGAGCTGAAAGAAATTCTTGCGATTCATATGCAGGATATGGAATTTTTACTCGAAAACAATATCGACAAGATAATTGAGATGGCAAGTAAAAACAGAGAATAAGGAGATGTGAGTATGAAATGCAATAACTATGATTACGAGAATTTTCACTACACAAGTGATAGTTGCCTGATTCTTATGAGTGAGGTTCGTTATAAGAAAAATGATTTTGGGGAGATGGTTCTTGTACCGGAAGAAACAAAGGAAGAAGTGGTTTCGTCTACATTTTACACAAACTACATTACAGCAATTCTGTTCTTTGATGATGATTTCTTTGGTCCTCATGCTTCTTGTGAAGCTGAATGGAATAGAACACCGGCAGGAGCTGTGCCTACTGTAATAACGACAATCAATGGCGCAGGTGACGAAAAGATTGTTGCAACATTTACATTCCTTAGCAAAAGTAATCTTTTGAATACTGCTGGTTGGCGTGAAAAGGAAATTGTCAAGAATGCAAAATACTTTCACATCGAAAAAGCTGATGGTACAGATATGATTTATTTCTACACCGAAAGTGATGGCGATACGTCAGAGGGTATTTTTGACACTAAGAGATCTATTTGGAGGGGATAAACGATGACTGATGTTCAGAAAAAGATGTGGGATGCACTGGTTAAAATGTCTGGTGAGGACGTTGCAAGATTATTTGTAAATTGGTGTGGAGAACAAATTCTGGATGATGATTTCTATAAAAATATGATTGATGAGGGAGTGATTGAAAATGAAGAATGATTTTTACTGGAACAGGAACTATATGACTATTGCAAAAAGTATTAACGAAAAGCACCGTACAAAAATTATAATACATAAAAATTGGCAGTGGTATTTAGCTGAATTTGATTCATTGGAACAACTGCATTTCTTTGAAAACGTAGTTGGATTCAGAACTTGCTATCTTGGAATGGAAAATGGAATCGCAAGATTTTCTTTGAGTCATGAGTTTAAAGAAGAAAAATATTTCTGGAAATTGTCTGAACTTCCGGCTGGTGTAAAATCGATTAAAGCATTATGTAATGGTAGTATTGTTACTTGCTATTTTTTGAATGATGGGAAAATTATTCATTGGTATCGTCCGAATCCTAATGCAAGGAATGTTTATAAACCAATGACGTTGCAACAGCATATTAGGCATCATGAAGTGTTTGGTTCATATTGAGGAACAGGAAAATCAGGAGGGTGAAATTTTTGATTATCGATTCAATTCTTGACCGTAAGGACGGCAGACACTACAGCGCACATGATTTCTATCTTGAAGTCAGAAAGTATGAACGTCTGGGTGTTGGTACACACGGCGATGATATCTCTATTGCAATGGATTACGGAGATAACAGAGATGTTCAGCGTGTTCTGTGTCAGTACATCCAGCGCAATGGATATCCGGCAGATATTGAGGACTACATAAGAAATCAAGTCTGGGTGGTATAAGCAGCAGATGCTAGGTGATTAGCGGTACTAGGGCAGACATAACCGCTACCAGAGTGCGAAAGCATAAAAATATTAAAAGGAAAGGAAGCAATCGTATGGAATTCGTATACATCAATGGAGTTAATCATGATGGTTATGCACAACTCGATATTTTTGAGCATAACGCTAAGACTATGACGGTCAAAGAGTTAATCGAGGTCTTATCTACTCTTAATCCTAACGCAAAGATTCTCTTTGGTAGCAATTACGGTGATTATACCATAGAAAATGTAGCTCAAATTGGTTAACTAATATAATTAAAATCATGCTTTTATAGGAGATGAAAATATTATGAAAGTTATCGAGTTTATTAACCGTCTGAACCTGATCGGCTACGACGAGAACACGGAGTTGGTTTTTGGTGTCTATGATGATACGGAGTTTCGTGATTGGCACGAATTGGAAAATCCTGTTTGTTACCGTGGCCTCGATATTATTGATAACAGTGGACCGAAAGATATCATTGCTGTCGATATGGATATGTGATAAAACAGATATTTTACAATGATTGAGGTGATAAATATGACTGAAAAAGATAAGCGTGTTTTGAAGTATGCGATTGATAATTTGATTGCAAGAGAAAATAACTTGTGCGAAGGATCTTGTAAAAACAATCCAGTACATAGAGCAGAACGTGAACGAGATCGTGATTTGATTATCTTTGGCATTCGTGATGTTTTGTGCGAGGTTGAGCGTCTTGAAGAACAAGAGAAAGAGATGCTGGAAAAGGCAAAACATGAAGTGGTTCAGTTTTGATTGAGGTAATAGAAAATGTATACTAGCGAAACTGTAAAACAAGTTACCGATTGGATGATTAACAGTATTTCTGACTGGATGGTCGAAAGTGGAACAAGAAGCACCACAGAAGGTAATTGGATCATCTATATTTACGAGATCACCAGAAAATTCAATGTAACAAAAAACTGGGTTACGGCATTCCGTGACGAGATTGTAGATGCTCTTTATAAACACGAAGCGGTTGCAGATGTGCTCTATGATTTTTCTCCTGATGGCACTGTGGAGGATTTCGACATTGATTTTTATTTAAGTTTTTGCCAGAACCTGAGCGATGAAAATTGAGGTGATAGAAATGGATACTAACATAAACCATCTTAACAGTAGAAAAGAATACATGGAGCTTGTTCATCACAATTCTAGTCCGTTTGATTTTTGGGAAGAAGTGCGAAAATTTCACAAGGAACGTGAGCAGGAGGAAAAAGAACATGACCAACATTGAAAAGAATATTATTCTCGCAGCTCTTTCTTCTTATCGGCGCAAGCTGATGGATCAGAGTGTTTCATTCCTTAGAGCTGGTAACCATGAGGATGCAAGAGCAAGCACGATTGAAGCGGCCAACGTGAATGCGTTGGTGATTAAGTTTACAAGAGAAAAGGAGCTTGCAATATGATTTCAATCACCGAAAATGACATGAAAGTTAAAATTCCAAACGGATATCTCGTGTGTGTTCCTACGGGTGGTGCTGATGAATATCCTGGTGTTGGTGTTTTCTTTTCAAAAGACGGAAAATATGCAAGCTGGGACGATTTAGTATCAATGACAGAATATAATTCGGCGTTTGAAAACATTCAAACAGTTGGATTTAAGAAAGGTAGCGACGATTATGTGGCCGCTATTCGATTTGAAGATGGCGATATTAGTACAGATTGAGGAGTTTGCAATATGAATAGCGAAAATAAGATTGTTGTTACTAGCTGGAATGGTAAGTCTTGGGAAATGACACCTGAACAGATTGAAGCAGCGTACCGTTACAAAGAGCATCAGTATCGTATTGAAGATGCAGAGAATCAGCTTGATGGCAATGCTGATTGGATTGAGGAAGAATACGGTTATTCTCACGATGAGATTATGGATTTTGCTGACGAATTAGCAGAACGATTCGAGGATAAATTTGATTGTAATGTATCAGAAAATGATGATTGGGTAGCACGTATCATAGAGATGTTTGACGCCGCAGGTAGAAAGGAGAGCAACGATGACTGATCCTTGCCGTTATTGTGTAGCACCGGAGCGTTATCCTGGTTGCCACGACCATTGCGAAAAGTTAAAAGCCCATCGTGAAAGTGATGAGTATAAAAAGCTGTGCGAATACAAAGAAAAGTATTTCAGAAACAATATGCCGAAAAATACGGTAGCAATCTATTATGATATGCGTCGTAAGAAGCATAAAGGTTTACATATGATGGGCTATAAAGGAATGGGTGTTTAATATGGACGAGAATATTTTCAATAATATAATGGATTTTTTCGATGAATGGGAAGATACGTTAAATCATCGTATCGACACTACCATTGAAATGACAAATGGGAAACCCGAATTAAACAACCATAAAGAAAGAGTTATTAACAAAATTACGGCGCAGAAAAAATTTCTCTGGGAACTAGAAAAATCTTTCTATAATAGATTTCAAAAGAGCAAATGAGGTAATAAAATGAGAGAATTTGAAGGTTTTATTTTTCCTAACGGAAGAATTGTAGCGATTCCTGAAGAGGAATATATGGCAGCTATCGAAGCAGGGAAAGAAATTCTTGTGTTCTGCGGTGGATGGGCTGGTGGATACGCTAGAGCGTTTGGAGCAGATAAGGAACAGGATATTTACGAGCCTGATAAAACTTGTTACATGGTCTATTCGTATGATGTCATGGATAAGACCTTTACGCCAGAAGATATGAAGCGGTTCGCTAAAGTGATTGTCACAGATGGTATCCGTGTGTACATGAAAACAGGTGAGTCGGCCAGTGATTATTATTCTGGAACCTTCTGTGACTGTGGTACGAAAGACAGGCTCGAAGAACATTACCCTGACACTTGTAGCAACGATATTGAACAATACGATTTCAGTGATTGTCAGACAGTTGATTTTGATATGACAGTTCGTATGCTTGGTGCAGATGATAAAGATTACGAAGGTATGGTAAAGATGCTCAAGGGGATTTTGAGGTGATAAAATGATAAAACGTGACTTTGAAAAGTATGGAGTCAAGTTTCATTTAAATGATTTCCGTCGTAATGAATTCGATGCTCGTTACACACTACTTTATTTTAATGATGCTATAGGATGCTGGGATGAGTGTTGTCATGTGTCCACTAAAAAAGAAGCCATTGACGCAGTTGACTATATGAAAAGATGGAAGATAAACGCATTCAGAGAATAACAAGAGGAGTATAAAATGTGGGATTTATAGTAAAACTTGCAAAATAAAAACGATATAACGTAACAAAAATAAGGAGAAATACTATGTGGACTGTAATTGAAAATGAGTACGCTAAAGACAAAAGAATTGGTTACGCAGAACTTGAAACTGTTGACAGGGATGACGGCGATGAGTGGTTCCCTGTAATGTACTGCATTAACGAAGATAATGACCTTGATATCTATGTGCAGTATGAAATTGATGAGTGCGAAATGAAAGAAATTAAGAAAACTCTTGCAGTTTATCTTGAAGATGAAGGCATTTGGGAGGATTAACTATGTGGGATTTAAGAGAAATTCATGCACTGCACGATGGTGAAGGCTGGGTTTGGAATGGATCTTTCCATCACAAATATGTATTCGTAGGTGAGAATGAAGATCCGAAAGAAATCTTTTGGCAGGAATGTCAAATGTTTTTTCTTCAGGATTATCTAAGCAAGTGTGAGATCGTGGATGATGGCGATATTCTGGAACTTCAATTGAAAGGTTCCGGTGAGCCGATTTTCGCTATGATGATTACAGAGTAAAGGAGAATAAACTATGAAAATTCATCCTAAATATATTGATATTTTGGAATCGCTGGATTGGCGCGTATGTGACTATACAGGTGATGGCAGAATTGAAATTGAAAATTATTCTCCAGCAGGAGAGAATTTAATCGTTTGTGTGTGGGTTGAAAACTTTCCTGAATCAGTTTATGAGTACGCTCGTGATTTTGATGCTGATGAGCACGCAGAGATGTGGGTGGGGCATCGTGGTGAAGGCGGTTGCCCTTCTAGCGTCAGAGAACTTATTGACGACGCTGATGCTATTAAAGAAATGTTGGAAGAATTAGCTGACAAGCTTATAGAGGTGGAATGAATTATGACACGCTTTTATTTGAATGTAGACGCTCTTAACCGTTGGATGCACCAGAATAAAGCACAATACACTGGTGCTTACGTTGAGGGTGTTCTGGTTGATAGTTTTGTCGTTGAAACAAAGCGTGGAGTCGCAGCTATCTATGAACACTACCTGAACGAGTGGACAAGCAACTATTATGTTGAGTTCACTGATTACAAGAACGGTTTTAAGAATGGCGAGGTCGATAAGATTTGGTCTAATTGGTATGCTTTTGAAGAAAAGGCAAGCGCATAAGAGGTGAATGGATATGGAACTGCTTACTTTACTTTCAATTATTCCGGATGACATTAGCTTTACGCTTTGTGATTGTAATTCAGGCGAAGAAATTGAATGTTACAATAATAATTCTCTTCTTGAAATTTCAGAAGCAAGACGCTACACGGTTGACTTCATCACACCAGAGTTCAATATGCTGATGATTTTTGTGAAAGAAAAAAATTGATAAAAGGGAGATTTTAGATATGAAAAAATATATTTTGATCGCCGTTAACGAACGGAAAATTTTCGAACCTGATTATTTTGAAACTCTTGATGAGGCTCAAGCAGAGATGAGAAAACGTGTTGAGCAAATCGTGAGTCAATCTGGCGGAGAAACGGAAGTTGATTTTGAAATCAACAATGACAGTGCCTATGTGACAGATGCTCATTTTGAGCTTGGCGATGGAAACTGGGATTTTGCAATTTGCGAGGTGGTTGATACGAAATACTCTGAAAATATTAAAGACGCCATGTTTACTTCTGTTTGGGACGGTGGTTTTGAGATCACTACGAAATGCAAGGTGAATACGGAAACAAAAGAGATTTTCGATATCGAAGTGTCGGAATCAAATACAGATGTAGTGGAGCTGCTTGATGAAGAATATGTCACGATTGACGGCGTAGATTATTCAGCTGCAAATCATGATGACATCGATGAAGACGATAAAGAAACTTATTGGTATGAATAAACTTCAAGGAGAATAAATATGACTGCTCTATATTGCTATGACAACGAAATAATAAAGTGGATTTACGGCGATAATCTGTATTGCTTGCATGTCCAGCATGATGATGAAGCAGATAATAATCCTCGTTGGTGGGACGATCATGATTCCGTAATGGCCTGTTTTCATTCTCGATATCATCTTGGTGATAAGATTGATGCGAGTACGGCAGAAGAATTTTGGAATGATCTGGTTTACAAGTATTGCTCTGATGATGAAGTTCTTGATGCACTTTTCAATATGAAGCTGGAAGATACATGCGTCGTTGTTGATGAAAATTATAGCGACGAAAAAAGATATGCCATCTGCGGTATTGGAACTCTTTTTAATGAAAAAGTTTCTGTAAACCCGATGTATGTTGGTTTGAAGTATAACGAAATTGCTACATACGTTGCAGGTGAATTCTCTATTCATGATTGTCAGATTCTTCTTGATAAGCATATTGCATGGCTTCCTCTTTGGTTACATGACCATTCTGGCTTGTCTATGGATTGTGATACCCGGTTCAGAGGTTCGTGGGACGATAGTAATGTTGGTTGGATTGTAACGGCTATTACGGATGGTTCGGATAATACCAAAAATGAAGCAGAACGAATCATGCGTGATGAGGTTAAGACTTATAGCGATTATCTTTCCGGTGAGAATTACGGCTATACGCTTTATCGAGAAGATCACGGAGAATGGAAGGAGATTGACAAAGCATTCGGATTTATTGGTTCCGATGTCCTTGAAAACGGCATCACATACAGTGTTGGTTGTGGCCTTGAAACAGCATTAAAGGAAGATCGATGCCGTATTGGTGACGCAGAAAAGGTTGTGACAGTTACTTACAATTTTGATAAATGTTGAATTTTAGAAGGAAAATAAAATGGATGACAACATGATGGAACGTCAAATTGCTGATTATATGGTAAAGCATGGCACTGAAAATACGGATTTTGGGGCTTGGGTGTTTGAGGTCGATGAACTGGCGAAAAAGTTCAATATTACAGAGAAATGGATTCAGGAACATGAAGACGGTATTATGTCTGAGCTGTATCTCAGAGAAGAAGTAGCTGACGTTGAACGTGAATTAAGCGGCAATGATATGACTATCACACTTTTTGATGTGGATTTCTACACCGACTATTGCCCTAACTACATTGAAGACGAGCAGGAAAAAGATGATGGTGTAGATCAATATTGGTTTGCACCAACGTGTTGGTGTACTGATGATGTTATCGACGCAGCAAAACGGAACGGGATTGTGTTGACTCCGCAACAGGCTGAACAGTGGTGGCAGAAGAACGAAAAGTGGTTCAAGGATACTCTTGCTGAATACGGTAATGAGATTCTTTTCAATGCGAATTTTAGTGAGGTGTAAAAGGAGAGTTTTATTATGATGAAATTTATTTCTGCAAGAGTATACGATGATTATTCTTCGTTGTTTTATTTCTTTGATGTCAGAAATAAAAATGATGATATCCTTGATTTGGTTAAAAAAGCAACAGAAGAATATCTGAAAACAGAGGAGGGTAGAAAAATCTACGAAGATAATTGTAATGATTTCGATTTAATTGATTTTGATAACTATGTTCCTAATTCGATTTGTGAAAAATTTGGCTTCGTAAAAATTAGTACACCTGAATTTGCTGAAACAGAAGCAGGTAACACACTTTATGAAGACAAAAAGGACACTATCTAATGTTCTATCATTTTGAATATTCCGTTAGACACTTTATGTACGGCGATACATACAGAGGGCATGAAATCTATCCTACAAAAGAACTGCGTGATGCGGAACTTAACTGGATGAAAACGTGTTACAGTAAGCTGACAGAGCTTGTCTATGCAACGTATGAAACCGAAACGCTTGATGAAGATAAGATAATAATATAAAGGAGAATGAATAATGAAATATGACACTCAACTAATGGCGGAAATACTTTGCGGAGTGGCAAATGTTGAGTACAGCTCAGACTTGGAAGAGCTTTTATATCATTTGGATATTCAAGCACAGAATCCTAACAATGCGGATTTTAGACGTAATGGGCTTGCTATTATTGCCAAGGCTTGCGAGAATTTAAAGAATAAATAAAATCGAGGTTTTAAAAAATGATCACAGTCATTTATGACGATACGATGTGTAATGGTCCTTACCGTGCAGAGCACAAAACAATGGAAGATGCGGTAGAGTCTGTTAATAATGATTTTGAAAGTCTGATGAAAGAACTGCGAGATGAAGGCTATGAGCCTGAATGGATTCCTGACGGTCATCATATGCTAGAGGTTTATGTTCCGAATACGTCTATTAACGCATGGTGGGATTTTGAGTAAGGAGAACTAAAATGAAAATCAAGCTTGAAATCGAAAATGACTATGGGCTCTTTAAAGCAAACAACTGCAACGAAGAAGAATATTTAAGATTCTACGACAGTGATGGTGAGTTTATTGAAGCTATTGATGTGAGCGATGTTATTACCGAAGAAATGGATGATCTTTATTTTGCTGCAACAAATAAGGATTCGCATTATGTGGCTACTCGCTTAGCAAAACTACTTTACAACCAGGGAATCGAAATTGTTGGAGTGTTTCGTGGTGGTGATTTGGCCTGTTTGTATGAACTGTACAAGACATACGGTAGGGAGTTTGTAAACCGAATCGGTGAATACGCATTGGTGATTAAGGAGATTTAAAAATGGATATCAATGAAATTAAGATGTTTGAGCAGAAGATGATTGACGGCGCATTTATTGATGCTGTTGATTATGATCCAAAAGTAGCTGCACGAGCTGTAGGAGCACGCAAAATGAAAATGAAGGGCGTATGCTCCTTTAACGAGTACATTGGCTATTTGCAGACCATCACTGGCAATGCAAAGTTGTTCTGGAAGTATCAGTTTTGAGGTGACGATTATGAGTGAATTTGAAAATCATGTTTTTGATGTTTGGAATCGCTTTGTAAGAAATATGCCTTGCTGTCCAGAAGATGGTTGTGACCGTTGGTGTGATGGTGAGAATATTCTATGCAAAACATATGAAGATGCACAGAAGGTCGCTGATTATATTGATGAAAAGGCTGGACGAGCAATATCTGCTACCGGTTTTTATGATCCAGAAGAAGATAAGAGAATGGGATGTGTAGATAAGTATACTGGATGGTATTATGTCACAATCTGATAAAACAGTTCTTCTATGAAAAATCAGTAACAAAATAACAACGTACATACGTTATTAAATGAATGAAAAAGGAGTAAAACAAAATGGCTACTAACAATCCTATGACCGTTATAACCTCTAAGCCCTTTGGTGCACTGAATGTGGATGTGTACCAGAATGATAAACATCAGTATTATATGACCCGTGAACAGATTGGCACAGCGCTGGAATATAGTGATCCAAGAATTGCTATTTACAAAATTCATCAGCGCAATGCAGATCGCCTTGATCCGTTGAGCTCCGTAACCAAATTGGTTACTCAGGTCGGAAATCATACAGAAGAACGTGAATTGTTTTGTTACAATCTGCGTGGTGTTATGGAAATCTGCCGCTTCTCTCGTCAGCCGAAGGCTGATGCGTTTATGGATTTCTGCTGGGATATTATGGAATCTCTGATGCGTGGTGATTCTGTTCTGGCTACTCCTAAAATGGATGCTGCACTGAGCAAGGAATTCATTGATGTAAGGCTTCACGCTCTGTTTGATAGCATGAAGAATCTTCAGAGCGAACTTGATTCCACCCGTAAGGATCTTAGTGAACAGATTGAGGAAGCTCGTGCCACTAGCAACGAAGCACTGAATGTGATTAGCAGCGTATCTCAGTGTGTCCATCAGATTAAGGACAAGCAGATGGATAACGCGATTCGCGCCAAGAACTATACTCCTCGCAATGTTTTTCAGGACGAAATGAGTGAATGGCGTAAAGATCTGTATAGCAAGATCGGCGTGATTGCAAATACCAAAGGTTACACAAATAAGGAAACGCTTCACAAAATCTATGAATATCTGAATCGTAATTATGGTTTTGTTTTGGAAGATGCTCGTGCAAAGTATATTAAGAGAACGAATCGTAGTGGGAAAATCTCTACGATTGACATTATTGAAGAGGATTCTACTTGGAAATCTATTATGGGTGCTGTTGTCGCAGACATGTACGCGGCGTCTATTGAGCGTCTGCATCAGAATCAAAACGAACTTTGTCCGGTTTTGAAGGGTATTGAAGCAGCTCCAGAAGTGAATGTAAACGACGATCCTGTAGTTGAAGTTGAAGTTAAAGAAGTTGTGGATGAGAAGCCTAAGAAACAGAGTGAAACTGCGAAGATTCTTTTTCCTATTATGATGTCTTTGGCGGAAAAGCTTGGTGATAAGCCGCAATATAAGCACACTTATACTCTGATCTATGAGCGTATTGGTTATAAGAAGATGAATAGTTTGTTTATCGCTTACGAGAAGGCTCATGGTAAAGCACCAAATCCGAAGACGAAGGTGTTTATCGAAAACGAAAAGAACCTCGCACTGTTTAAAAAGACTGTAAAGCAGTTGATGAAAGAACAGGAGAATAAGTAAATGTACGTAATATCAAATGGTCATAACTATATTATGAAACGGAAGGGAGGTCGAATCTGCGCCACCTGTGATATCAATCTGGCATTGCAGTTCGAATCTAAGGGTCTGGCAATCTGTGAAATCAATAAGCTTCCCGCCGGGTATAAAAACGGACACTATGCACCGAAGTCTATGGATGAAATCGAAGCTGCAAGTAAGAGTCCGAATATAACGGCTCCGGTTGCAAAGCCGAATACATATGCATTTCACATAGAAGATTCTGAATGGCTGACCGAGTTGAAGAAAAATCTTGAGATTACAGACAAAACAATGGGCAGTCTCAATGATTTATACACCAAAGTCTACGGCGATTTAACTGCGGCCAGCGATGAGATTGCTGACATTGAACACGCTATTGAGTTCAAGACTGTGAATGCAGCACAAGGTTATCAGCTTATGGCAGAACTTAAAAGAGCTCGCAGGAAGCGTAGAGAAGCTAAGGATGCAAAGCTTTTGCTTGAAATTGTTATGAACACAAAAACCAGAGAGTGGGGAGATGGCAAGCTGGAAACTGCTATTAAGCAGCTTGGCGCTCGTCAGTTCACTCCGAAAGTTCGTAACGATCTGTTTGAAAAGAATTGAGGTACATAAAAATGACGATTCATATTTTACACGAATGTATCGACTCTAGCGATTTTTACGCGGAAGGTAATATTATTACCATTAACAAAGATAAAGAGAAGTTGTCCGAAAAGATGTTCTTGCTTTATAAGGATTGCCGGGATTCGGAAGGAAATAGTGTGAACCAAGACGAAACGTGGTGTGATTCATGTGAGGCGTCCGTTGTTAGTGAGAGCTCTGGAAATTACTATCGACATCATTGGAAAATTGACAAGTTTGAGGTGTGAATTATGATGGTATATGGAAACATAACGTGTAATCGCTGTGGCATTACATGGTATGGCCCTAAATGTGGAAAGCTCTATTGTGATGAATGTCGTAAGATAATAAGAAATAAGGCATCCATTCGATGCAAGAATAAAAAGAAACATAAACCAACATTTGTTGAGATTGTGAGAATGGCAGATGCTGAAGGATTATCTTACGGTAAGTATTGCTTAAAGTATGGAATTTGAGGTGAATGTGATGAGTGCGCTTGAAAACGAAAAGAAAATCGAAAATACTGTTGCTCTTGATTTTTCTGACTATGATTCTTCTAACAAAGAAAAACGTCAGAAAGTAGTTAAAAAGAATTATAGACTGACTCGTATGGAAGCAAATCATGGGTCAGTTCAGCCAATTAAAGACAAAGAGGATATCAAACGTATTTCAGAATATTTCTGGATTAAATGTCAGTACCGTAACTGGTGCTTGTTTAATGTAGGATGTTGCACAGGATTCAGAGCAAGTGATTTGCTTCGTTTGAAGGTTTCTGATGTAGCAGCTACAGATATGAATGGAAAGGTTGTGGTGAATTTCAACGCAAAACTTCGCGTTAAGGAAAAGAAAACAAATAAGTATCGCATTCTTAAAGTTCCGGCCCCGGCACTAAAGTGTATTCAAACTTATATCAATATTGATGGATTGTCTTATGACGATTGGCTTTTCCCTTCTCGGCAAGGTAGTTGGAAAAGCTCTATGAGAACAAACGGTGGAACGAGCGTAAGCAAGTCTGATGTGTTCCGTAAGTATGATGCTAATCCAAAAGAGACGAGAGATCCGCTTGATGTGGATTCTTTTGGTAGGATTATGCGTCAAGTCGGTAAGGAATTAAATCTTCCCGTCCAGCTTGGTTCTCATAGTTGTCGTAAAACCTTCGGATATCAGTTTATTGCATCTCATCCAAATGATGTAAAAGCCTTAGCTTGGTTACAGCATAGTCTTAATCATAGTAGCCAGGCAATTACGCTTCGCTATATTGGTCTGGATGAAGAAGTGGATGATAAATACTACTCTGGGATTGATTATGGCGTGGACTGCCATGAAAACTCTTGAGGTGTGTTATGGCTGATACTTATATTAAAATCTGGGATACTTATGAGAGCTACTTCGAACCCCTTAGTGCTGCTGAGGTGGGGCGTCTGGTACTGGCGATGATGAAATACAAATCGTCTGGAACGGAGCCTGAGCTCAACGGAAATGAGCGGTATGTGTGGCCTGCTATCAAGAGAGATTTAATTAAAGATGCCGAATACATCGAAGGTAAGCGCATTTCTGGAAAGGCTGGCGGTGAAAGCAAGCGTAAGCAAAGTGAAGCAAACGCAAGCAAAACCAAGCTAGAAAAAGAAAAAGAGAAAGAAAAAGATAAGATATCGTCTTCGTCTAGTGATGAGACGACAACGACGAAATCTATCGAAGATGTCTTTCGAGAGAATATCGGGAAGCTTGGTGTTGCAGGAAAAAAGGCTTTGGCAGAATATGTTGAGCGCATGGGCGATGAACTTGTACTTGCTGTGATTGAAAAGTGTTCTGATCTAGGTGGTAGTACATGGGCTTATGTGCGAAAAGCACTGGACGAAGCTGAATCACTTGGTTGTAAGACTGCTGATGATTATCGTAGGGTATGTCCAATAAGGAGTGGTCGCAACACGAGAGTTGATAGACAAGCTCCTAGTGGGAATGATTGGTTAAAAAATGCGACGAAACGTCGTTCACTAGTTAAAAGAGAGCTAGAAACAGCATGAGTGGAGGTTTGAATTATGGGATTGTTACTTGGTTTAGGCTTGCTTGGTGCAGCGTTTGGTATTGATGCGGTAAAACAAGCACCGTTTGATAGAGCATATCGCCGTCTCGAAAATGTATGGGGTACTTGTACATCGGAGGAAAACAAGCGGTGTAACGCTCTTGAATACGCAGTCAAGAACGGTTTGTGTTTCGAGAATGAAAAGAAGCCTGTGATTGAGTGGCAGAAGCTGAGAGATCTTCAGTGGAAGTATCAGTTAGCTGGCATCTCTTGGCCGAGAGAATCCGCGATTCGAGATGTGTGCCGTCTGGCGGCTCGTGACCGTGGATTTGAGTACAAAGGATATTTGCGAAACACATTGACGTTTGGCTATATTACTGATCCGAAAAATATTTGCAAGCTTGGCATTGTAGATTGAAAGGAGATTTGAAAATGAATAACACTCGTAGAAAAGCTATTAAGCAGATCATTGACCGTTTTGATTCCATTCGTAAAAAGCTGGACGCGCTTGTGTCTGAGGTCGAAAGTGTAAAATCCGATGTTGAGGATATCCAGTGGGAAGAAGAAGAGTATCGTGACAATATGCCGGAGAACCTGCAGGGAAGCGAACGGTATGACAAGGCAAATGAGGCTTGTACAAACCTGTCTGATACTGTGGATGCTCTGGATGATATGATTGGTGCGCTGGATTTTGATTTTGGTGATGTGACTACTTCTCTGGAGGAAGCGATGGAATGATTAAGACCACAAACCCATTAAAGAGAAGTGCATGGGCTGTGTTCTTGTACAGAGGTAGGCAAGTTTATTCATACCTACTGCGTAATAGCAATCTTGGTGATAAGGAACGTATGGTAGAGCTGCTGGCACGAAGGTACATGACAGAGCCTGAGAATATTGTTGTAGATATTGAATTTAGAGATTGAGGTGATAGAGAATGACCGCATTTGTAATGTTTGCTTTTAATGTGGCACTGATAATAGCAGTGAATAACAGTCCGTTTGCGTTTTAAGTAGAGGCATGAATATGAAAGAACTGGAAGAAATTTACAATAGATTATATGATGAATACATTGATGCTAGACGAGAGCATTTTGAGTCTGCTCTCGATATGAAAAAGAATGGTGGCAGAATATATCTACATGGTAAAGTGCATGGGTTAGAAATTGCTATTAGCATCGTCGATGAAGTGCTCAATAGGGTTAAGGCAGAATATATCAAGGAAGCTTTTGACGTAGACCCATATAAAACCTAAATTCTTTGGAGGATGGATAATGAAGATTGAGTTAACTCTTAATGAAGCACGAGTGATTCAAGATGCACTTGATGCGACAAGCCTGTGCCGGTCTGGATGCTACATGGGTTACAAGAGTGGTGATGAGGATTTGTGTTTCAAACTTGATAAGGATGGAGATTATCGCTGTAAGCTGATGCGAGAAATTGATTCCATCAATAGCAAGATTGAGGATGCAATGGACGGAAAGTGATAAAATCCGGGTTCTTGTGGATACTTGACAAAAGGATGTGTGGATCGATGATATAACTATTGATGACGTAGGATTATTAGTAAAATTTTGGTAATTTTGATAATTGTGTTGAATAATATCTTTATGCGGTGTATGCTTGAGGCAACCTCAACACAAGCTTGTCAAGCTAAAAGAATGTGAGGTTAATATAATGTGGATTATGATAATTTTACTTATGGTATTGGATGCGGTGTACGCATTTAGTCTGTTAGGAGCGCTTTCCGATGCCGATGATCAGAGTGAGCAGCTGGTAATGGAACACAGAAAGGGTGAAGAATAATATGGATTATGAAACTTTTGAACGCTACCATATTGCAGATAAGGCATTTGAGCTTCGGAGTCTGATAGACGATAGTGGGTTTGCCCTTAAAAAATACGATAAAGAGAAGTTACTTGGATTAAAGGATGCTCTTTATGATTTGTTTGATTTTTGCGCTTATAAAAGTTAAGATTTAGGAGGAATGAATATGAACAGATATGAGCTTTCCGCTTATGCGATTGCAGTGTCAAACTTTTTGAAAGATAATGCTTCTGCTGGCAATGAACGATTCCCAATTACGGTCAATGAATGGGAACTCGCAGCGCAACTGGATAAGCTGGCAAAAGAACTGCGTGTCCCAGATAAAAACTGAGATCTAGGAGGCCTAACTATGGAAACAAAAGTATTTAATAATGCGACAGATTTAAAAAGTATGTTGCAATGTCTTTTATATTGCGATGATCCCGTTAAATATATTTCTGGGCAACATCCCGAGTGGAGTGTTTTGTTTGACGAAAATGCTAATTCTATTGTTGCTCGCAATAATGTAACAAAGCAATTTGTTACGATGCCCCTCTAATAAAAGCTGAGATTTAAGGGGAGATACATTATGAAAAAGTTTGTTGCTCTTTTTGAAGGTTGGAATGATAAGCACGACCATGAGTGTATGTGCTATGTTGTTGATGTAGATGATGACTTTGAAAGTATTTTGAGTGTTGAAGAACAGGCAGAGAGAATGGCTCGAAATGAATATCCCAATCTGAAAAATTTTGAGACGCTTTACATCAAAGAACTATTTAACAGATAAGAACTAAGATTTAGGAGGTGTTAGTATGGAAAGAAATTGGATTATGACTTGCACTAAGTTCAAAATGGTACGCGAACTTCTTGCAAAGAATGAAAAGACTATCGATATGTGCAAGCAGATTCTTACTGCGCTGCAGGCGTGTGATGACGAAATTGTTGCCAGATTTTCAGATTGGGAGTGGAGAGAAGACTTTGCTGAGCTTTCGTCTGAGTTGCATGATGAAATTTACTGGATGGATGCAGAGGAATCGTATGCAGCTTGCGAAGAGATTGTGAATGACCGGCTGAAAGAAATGTACAATTTATGTGACGATGCGAGTGTCTGGCTTGCGATTTGATAAAACCAATATTTTTGAAAGGAAGTGATTTTTATTAGCTCTAATTTGTTAATGAATCGTGAGCAAAGTATTGCTATTGTGTGTATAATGTGCTTGCTGGCAGGGAATCTTGTATCGAAGATCAGCCCGGTGACTCAGAAGCAGAGCAATTTGTACCTTTATAATAGTAGTCCTCCGGCAGTGAGCATTGTGCAGCAAGAGGGAAAAGAGCCAGAAGTCATTGTAGAGACTGTTGTTGAGACGCGGATTGTGAACTTCAGCCAGGGAAAGCGCGAACTCACCGATGACGAGCGTGCTCTTGCAGAGCAGATCGTTGCTTGCGAAGCAGGTGCTGATAGCCTAGAAGGTCAGATGGCTGTGGCTCAATGTCTTTATGATTCCGCTGTACTTGATGGTCTAACCATCCAGCAGGTCTTTAAGAAGTATGGTTATAGTTCCTTATATAATAGGAAGGTTACGGCAGAGAACGAACTGGCTGTGTCTATGGTGTTTGATTACGGCGCTAAAATTTCAGACAAACCTATTCAATGGTTTGTGACTCCGGCGGCAGCTCCCGGCAGTTGGCACGAGCGCGGAGCAACCTTTGCTGGACAATTTGGCGCACAAAGGTTTTATTATGACGTGAAGCTGGTTGTGGATGATGCTGAGTAAATGGCATCATCTAAAATTTTGATAAAACTGAACAACAAAATGGTGTGGCATATATTGACGAAAACAAAAAGATGTGTATAATGTAACTTGAAAGTTGTTTATGTGAGCGGGAGGCGGTATTTTGATGAGTGAGAAAAAGGTTTTGGGAGTTATACAGGTTGAGAACTTTTTGAAGTACATAAGAAAAAAGCGAGTGTGGGTCTGTTTTGTTTGTGATGATGTGGATGTTCACATGATCTGTAACAAGATTGATGATGTTGGTGTAGAGACGCATGGAATTGTCAAAGGTATTGGATTTTTTGGAAACGAAAGTCATGTTGAGTTGCGGCAAGAATGCTACGAAGTAAGGAGGATAGAGCTTAGGCCGGGCGATAAAGAGAGAGCGTATGAGATGATCTTCGATAGTACCAGCGTGTTCGTATCAGAGAATCCTGAGTTGTACGGGCACTAAAAATATTTTCAAAAACCTATTGACTTCTGTAATAGTATCCTGTATAATATAGCTATGGAACGGAGCTACACTATTATAGAGGTGAAAGACTATGGACAACAATATTGACCCAAAGGTCGGAGAGGTTTGGTTGGTCGATTTGTCAAATGCGACAGGCCATCAGCAGCGCGGTATTCGACCGTTCGTTGTGACGAGCAACAATAAGCGCAACTTCTTTAGTCCCACAATTAAAGGGAATCCGTTGTCTTCCAGAATATACAAGCGTTCTCCGGTTCATGTCCTACTCTCAAAGGAAGACTGTGATTTCCTAGAGGTTGATAGTATCGTTCTCTGTGAAGAAACTGATACGCTTAACAAAGGACAGTTCATCAAGAAACTTGGTGTCTTGTCGGAGTGTCAGATGAATATGATCGCAATGGCAAGATGCAAGGATGAACCGTTTTTGCTCGCAGCATTCCTGAGCGGAGTACAACATACTATGGAATTTCAGAATTTTGCCGCATTTGCTTGATTTTTTATAAGGTTTAATGGTACACTACATATAATAAAAAGGAGTGTGCCACTATGCTTACTGAAGAAAAAATCAAAGCTTTTGCCGAAAAGTATTCTGATAGAAGCGGTGAGTTTGTTGTATCGACACTTAACCATGTTATGGATTACGAGGTCGAGCGTGGGTATGAGTTGTTTGGCTTCACAAAAGATGATTTTGTAAAGATGTTTGCCAAATACAATTGGGTGAACTCAAGTCGTTCGTTTAAAAATGTGAAGTCGATAATCACAGGCTACATCAAAAGCGAAAACGAAACAAGTATGTATGATCTGGCTGACTTTTCAGAAAGCGATGTAAGCTCGGACAACATGTACGAGGACAAGTATTTTGCGTCAGTTGATGAATTTGTTGACTTCTTAAATAAGTACGAAGAGCCATATCAGATTCGTATGAACGTGATCGCCGTGCTGTACTGGATTGGCCTTACTTCTGAAGAGGTTTCTAATCTGACGATTAACGATGTTGATTTTGAATCTCGTACCGTTCTTGGCAAGACTGATGTTGACACGAGGTTGATGAATATTATCAAGCAGTGTTATGAAATGAAACAATACGATGCTCCCAATATGGGAGGATACAGAACATTTTATGTCATAAATGGTGATTACATCCTTCGCAAAACAGAGGATAGAACTGGTGCAAACAGTGGTCCAAGAATGTCTACAAACACAATTCATAGTTATTTCACGCGCTTGAATGATATTCTCGAAAGAAGATATCATTCAAAGGCTTTAGACCGAAGACATCTGACCAGAAACGGCGAGTATGTCAAGGTTTATAACTACTGTAAAACTCATCCAGAATTTAATCTTGCAGAACTTAGTTTCGGAAATGGTAAAGATCCTCTTGCAAACATTATCGGAAGAAAGTGTAGTAAGGTTGCCTATATTAGCTTCCGGCAAGGATACAAAGGCTGGGTCGAATATTTCCACAAAAATTAAAAACAGGGGGCTTCTGCCCCTTGATTTTAACATTATAACTATATAATACAGGATACTTATTGGAAAGGAAAATGTAGATGAGAACGCTTTTGCTGTTCCGTGGAGCACCAGGTTGTGGGAAGTCCACCTATATTAAAGAGCATAATCTTGAGCAGTACGTATTGAGTGCTGATACACTTCGCCTTATGTGCCAGAGCGCACAGGAAACACCTGCCGGGCAGATGGAGATTTCTCCGCAGAATGATGATGTTGTATGGGAGATGCTTTTCAAACTGCTTGAGGTGCGTATGAGTCATGGCGAGTTTACCGTGATTGATGCAACGAATTCCAAGACGGTCGAAATGAATCGTTATAAGAATCTTGCAAAACAGTATCGTTATCGGATGTATGTTATTGACATGACTGACCTTCCGATTGAGGAATGCAAACGAAGAAACGCTCAGAGAGAATGGCTGAAGCGAGTTCCTGAAGCGGCCATTGATAAGATGTACGCTCGGTTTGCTACTCAAAAAGTTCCTTCTGGCGTGACAGTTCTTCCTTCTACTACGGATGTGATGTCCGATTTGAACTACTGTCCGAATGACTTCAACCAGTGGAAGAAGATCCATGTCATCGGTGATGTTCATGGCTGTTATACTTGTTTAAATGAATACCTTGGCGAGATGAAGAACGACGAACTTTATATCTTCGTTGGTGATTATCTCGATCGTGGCATCGAAAACGTTGAGGTATTCAAGTTCTTGTGTGATGTTGTAAATAACAACCGCAAGAATGTGATCCTTTTGGAAGGGAATCACGAGCGTTGGCTGAACAAGTGGGGGCATGATGAACCGGTTCAGAGTGAAGAGTTTGCAAACTACACTCGTCCGCAGCTCTTTAAAGCTGGTATTGATAAGAACACTGCTCGTAAGATCTATTCCAGAGTCGGCCAGTGTGCCTACTTTGAGTATGATGGTAAGCGGTATTTCGTGAGCCACGGTGGTTTGAGTTATCTGCCTTATTTTCTTCCTTTCGTATCTGCTGATCAGATGATCAAAGGTGTAGGTCGCTATCCTGATATGCTAACCGTGGCTGAGTCTTGGGAAAAATCGATGCCGGATAGCTACATTCAGATCTTCGGTCATCGAAATGTGCAGGATGTTCCTATTGATATGGGCCATCGGTGCTATAACCTCGAAGGAAAAATCGAATTCGGTGGATATCTTCGTTGCGTGGAACTTGAACACGGTCAGCCCGTCAAGTGTGTAGAAACCAAGAATGATATATTCCGAAAAGAGGAACCAAAGACCGAATTTGCCGTTGAAATGAAAACTGAGTTCGATAACGCAGAACTTGTTAGTAAGATGCGTCAAAGCAAATATGTGTTTGAGAAGCGATTCGGAGATATTTCTTCTTTCAACTTCTCTCGTGAAGCATTTTATAAGAAGCACTGGGATGAGGTTTCTACCAAAGCAAGGGGATTGTTCATTAACACAAAGACGAATAAGATTGTAGCTCGAAGCTATGATAAGTTCTTTGCGGTTGATGAGCGGAATGAAACGAGAATTGGAAACCTACAGAACACTTTGAAGTTCCCGGTGACTGCGTATCTAAAAGAGAACGGATTTCTTGGTATCATTTCGTATGATGCAGAACAGGATGGTCTGTTCATTGCAAGTAAATCCACTCCTGAAGGGCCTTTTGTAGATATGTTCCGAAAGATTCTCATTGATACGACTTCTGATGAAAATCGTAAGAATCTGAAAGAAGTTGCAAAAGAGAATGGCTCCATCATCTTCGAGGTGATTGATCCTGTGAATGATGCACATATCATCGAATATAAGAAACCGCACATTGTTTTGCTGGATATTATTGCAAATGATATGAATTTCAGTGTAATGGATTATGATGATTTGAAGCGTGTAGCCGAGAAGTGTCATCTGCAGATTAAGGAGAAGGTTAAAACCTTTGAGAACTGGAGTGAATTCTATCCTTGGTACGAAGAAGTCATGCACGAGAACTATCTGCATCATGGTTTTGAACACGTTGAAGGCTTTGTTTTGCGAGACAGCAATAATTTCATGTTTAAGCTGAAGCTTCCTTATTATAAGCACTGGAAGTTCTTGCGTGGTGTCATGCAGAGCGTTCAGAAACGTGGCTATTATGAAAATACCGCAAAGTTGTTTACTGCTGAGGATAACCTGTTCTATGGTTGGATGCGTGAGCAACGAGAGAAAGACAAAGATTCTTTCTGCAAGAAGGGTATTATTCAGTTGCGGAACGAATTCTATGCAAGTAAGCAGAAGAGCTGAATTAAAATAGACATTTTATCGTGATTTTCGTTAGAATAATTAACGAAGTATCGTGATATTTCTTCCTCCGAAAATGCCCTGCGCGGGGCTGACAGCCGGGAAAGACCGGCAATATGGGGATATGGTGAAATTGGCAGCCACGCTTGATTCAAACTCAAGTGTCGAAAGACGTATCGGTTCAAATCCGATTATCCCTACCATGAAGATTAGTTGTTCTAGCTCGTTCGGGGATTGGCCGTACATTGGCGACCGGAAAGACGTCACACCGGTAAAGGACGTCAAGCCAGACAAGAAGAGAAATAAGGTGTAAGCCGACTAGCTATCGGATAAATACTCTTCGGTTCGCCAGAAAACTAGAATGTAAAACGAATGGTTGGCTGTTTCTGATCTTCTTTTTATATGCGCCCGTGGTGGAATCGCAGACACAGGAGACTTAAGATCTTCTGCCAGAGATGGCGTGCGGGTTCAAGTCCCGCCGGGCGCATTTATATCTGGGCGTAGCGAAGTTGGTATCGCACCTGTTTTGGGAACAGGGGACCGCAAGTTCAAGTCTTGTCGCTCAGACCAGTCCGAAAGGGCATGTAGAATTTTTCATTCACATTATTCCCAGCTCTCTGGAAACGGAGCAGTGTGACGTAGTAAGCTGGGTATATGATGCGCCATCGCCAAGCGGTAAGGCAGAGGACTTTGACTCCTCCATCACAGGTTCGACCCCTGTTGGCGCAATTTATGCGGATATGGTGGAATGGCAGACACGCCAGATTTAGGATCTGGTGCTTCGGCGTGTGGGTTCGATGCCCACTATCCGCATCACGGTCATGAATCGTTGTTGTTCATGGTTGAACTCCTTTGACCACTATTATTCCCGGCTCGCCAGTGATGGTGCAGTAGTGCTTTGTAAGCTGGGTTCTCATGCAGCGGTCGTACAACGGCTAGTATATCAGCCTTCCAAGCTGAGGATGAGGTTTCGACTACCTTTCGCTGCTCCAATTTCGTATGGGTAGGGATTTTAAGCGGTCAGATCCGGCTGCGCCTGTGCGAGATACCACCCCGAAAGGGGCTAACGAAATTATCCATGTACGTTATTCTCGGCTCGCTCGAAAGAGTGCAGCGTGCCTTTGCAAGCCGAGCATCCCAGCCTAGTGATGCCAGTTGCTAGGTTGGTTCTTATGCGACTGTAGTTCAATTGGCAGAGCGTCAGATTTCCAATCTGAATGTTGCGGGATCATACCCCGTCAGTCGCTCCACACGCAGCCCCTTACGCTGCACCGGTTACTCAGAGCCGAAAGAAACCTATATGTTACGACATGGTTGCCAAGAGTGATCATATTGGAACGCGACGTAGCTTGGATAGTGAGAATTAAATTCTGAGGTATACGGCTGGATAGCTTAATGGTAAAAGCGCTCGGAAACGCCGAGAGATGAGGTTCGATTCCTCCGCTGGCATCGCGCCGACGAAAGTCGGCGTTTGCATGGGATAGTAGCTCAGTTGGTCAGAGCTGGCGGCTCATAACCGCTTGGTCGCGAGTTCAAATCTTGCCTGTCCCACCAGCCCGATAGGGCATACATAAAATCTGCTAGAACTTTTGTTTTATAGGCGAATGAATAATATGACGTTAATACGTCTATTATTTTTCGCTAATTTTTAAGGTTTTAGCTATGTAACACAGGATACTAAAAGGAGGTGGTTTGGTGAAACATTATGGAAGTATTTGCGAGATTGATGGTTCTAAGATTGAGCCTGTCTCGTGTATCACTGGTGGTTCACCTTGTTAGCCAAGACCTTTCTATTGCCGGCAAGCGGGCAGGTTTGGCTGGAGAACGGTCTGGTCTATTTATGGAAATGATTCGTGTGATAAAGGAGATGAGGGAGGCCACCAATGGAGAGTATCCAAAATTTGCAATCTGGGAAAACGTCCCAGGAGCCTTCTCTTCCAACAAAGGAGAAGACTTTAGATGTGTCTTGGAAGAATTTGCACGCATTGTCGAACCAAGTGTTTCAGTTCCTCGACCTTCGGGAAGAGAATGTAAGTGGGCAAAAGCTGGAGCAATCGCCGGAAACGGATGGTCCTTGGCATGGAGATTATTCGACGCTAGTGGTTGGGGTGTTCCCCAGCGTAGAAAACGTCTCGCGCTTGTCATGGACCTTAGAGGACAATGTGCCGGAAAAGTATTATTTGAGCAAACGGGCGTGTCAGGGGATCTTGACAAGAGCGTCAAGACGTGGAAAACCATTGCCCGACCTTCTGAAGGATGCACTGCAGGAGATGATTCATTGGTGGGAGATGAAAGATCCTACACTTTGAAGATTCGTTCTGGCTGCGCAGGGGGGGTAAAGGAGCACTCGTGCAGAATGAATTGAGTGCGACTCTCTCCACTTTGCAAGATCAGACTTTGTTCTGTGTAAAGCATTAAGGAGGGAACGGATTGGAAAAAGAAACCAGTTTACATAATTTAAAACAAAGTATTTCCACAGCGGTATTTGAAAGCCATAGTCAGGATGCTCGATACACTCAGCAAGGTAATACAAGCCCAGCTTGTACAGCTCAATGGGGTACTGGTGGTAATAATATGCCGCTTGTCGCTGAAAAGAAAGCCTTTGCTATGCAGCGTATTGGTGAATATAAGGAAAGCGAACAGGCCAGCACAATGAAATCTCGTGATTATAAAGATGCAACTGATCTTGTAGTTGAAGAGAAAGAGGTGAAATGTGCTGGATTTCCACTTGGATTTAGAGCAGAAAATACGAAATGCTACGATGAAGTGGCTACTACGCTTTGCAATGGTACGCGGCCTGGATTTACTACTGGATGTGTTCTCAATTGGATTGTTCGTCGCTTGACTCCTGTCGAGTGTGAACGGTTACAGGGTTTTCCTGATGGATGGACCGATATTGGCGAGTGGGTTGACGAGAATGGTAAAAAGCACAAGCCAGCCGATTCTCCTCGGTACAAGGCGCTCGGCAATTCGATTGCTTTGCCTCAGTGGTATTGGATTTGCCAGAAGATGAAACCGTATATTGGTGAAAATCCTACGCTTGGCAGTCTTTTCGATGGGATTGGTGGCTTTCCGCTTGTCTTTGAAAGTGCGTATGGTGATGGTACTGCTATCTGGGGATCTGAAATTGATAGCTTTTGCGTTGCGGTAACTAAGAAGCATTTTCCAGAAGACTAAATCTCATAAAAGGCTAATTTTTGTAAGAGGTGACATGATGAACAGCAAAATTCCTATCAATGTAATCATTGATTCCGGTTCTTTGAGCCTTCCGGCAAGTCCTATCTTTCAAAAGGAAAAGAGCACATATCTCTGTCCGTTCTGTGTGACGAAGTTGGAGAAGCTTGAACCGAAATGTCCAGAGTGTCAACATAAAATGGAGTGGGGTGTGTGGATGGATAAGAACGCAAAGCACAATTATGCATGTGCTGAAAGTGGTGTGTTATGAAAGATTGGCTCCATGCAAAGAAAAAAGAAATTGAGAACATGACTTTCGACCAAGCGAAGGAAATTGTAGAGAAACAGATTCGTCTTGGGAAAGAGGGAGGCCAATGGTGTCCTCGTGAGCACACTACTCATGCCTACGAGATGATTCTTAAACGAGCCATCCTGTACGAAAGGTTCATGAGTGCATACACTGCATTTTTAAAGGAGGAGGGATGCCTATGAATATAGATTTCTTCCAACGGCGTAAAACCAAGCTTGAGGATACACTTCTTTTGAAAAATCAGGCAGTCGATATGCTTGATTATCTAAAGACACACTACATCAACAACGACCAGTATTGTGCCATTCGAGACTACATTGAAGAAGCTGCGAAGATTCTGGAGAGTGACCTCGAATATGCAAACAATAAGCTACAATCCGCATTCAAACCTAAGTATGGCCGGAACAACAGATTGACTCGTGCTCAATCTAAGATGTTCCGTGATAGAGAATATTAAAAATGGGGTGATGCCGTATGAACACATGCAAGAAAATATGTAACTGGTGTGGTCGTGAAATCAAGCCGATAGGTAGCGAGCAGGGAATCAGTTTTGAGCATCAATACTCTTATGGTAGCCAACTTGACGGTTCGCTTTTGAGTTTTGATTTGTGTCCTGAGTGTTCAGAACGGCTCCCAGTAGTGCTCGGCGCAATGTTTGTACATAATCCCTTAAAGGACGATTTCTAACGGCGAGTGCCGTATGAAATATAAGCCATCAATAAGCCAGACGGAGGATAATACATAAAATGAATAGTGCATGAATTGATTCAAGACAATAAAAAGAAACACAAGTGATTACCAATGAAACAAAATTACATAAAGGAGACTTAATATGGCAGATAGAATTTTTAATCTTCCTCAAACCCGTGGTTCTTTTGAGATGGCTGGTAAGGTCACCGGCACCCAGCGTAGTAACTTCTATAATGAGAAGGAGACTAAGAGTGGTGCTATGCGCCGTGTCCTGAGCTTTGGTGTTCAGACTTCCAACGAAAACACCTTCTATATTGATCTGGCTGGTATGCCTCGTGATAAGGTTTACTTCTTCCGCCGTGCCGACAAGGACAAGGGCATCGAGAAGGACAAGAAGGAAGTCGCTTGGAAGGATCGTCTGACTTATGTTGCACCGGAAGGCTATGACATGATTGGCGTTAAGGTCGGTGTTACCAAGAAGACGAATGAGTCCGGTAAGGTCGTCAATGATAACAAGACCCTGACCGACTTCGATGCAGCTAAGGAGATTTCCGAGAACCTGCATGACGGTGACAACGTGTATGTTCGTGGTAACATCGAGTACAGCACTTACAACGGAAAGCACCAGATCCGCTTCGTTCCTACTCAGGTGTCTCTGAGTTCTAAGGAAATTGACTTTGATGCAGAGGGTTTCGAGGAACTGGCTCTGTTTACTCAGACCATTGTTTATACTGGTTGCCGCAAGAGCGATGAATACGATGAGGTAGTTGTCGATGCAAAAATCGTGAACTACAACACCATCGAGGATGCAGAGTTCTTCATTGACTATAAGGCAAACACTCAGAATAAGGTTCTGGCTGATTCTATTCGTAAGCGTCTGAAGTCCTATACCAGTTTTGAGTGTTTTGGTCCCATCGTTAATCAGCAGAAGGTTGAGGAAGTTGAGACTGAGAATATCTGGGGTGGTCCTAACAAGATGAAGCGTCAGGGTACTCAGGCGGTTCGCAAGCTGTATATCGAGGGTGTTAATCCTGATTCCTTTGATCCGAATCCTGATGATAAGGATGCGGAGCCCACTTACACTGAGGACAATATCTCTGAGGCACGGGCAAAAATTGCTGCCAACGCTCAGGCAAAGAAGGATTTCGACGGCAAGGCTGCTGAGAACGACACTTCTTGGTGGGGTGGTTCTAACAAGTCTACTGCAACTCCTGTAAACGAGGAAGAGGATGACTGGGGAGTGTAATTTTTAGTCTTAGCTAAGTAATACAGGATACTGATAAAAGATTTAGAGAGGAATTTACATATATGGCTATGATTCGTAAGGCATCTGCTGTTCGTAAGAAGCTTCATATGCTGATTTATGGTGAACAGGGAACTGGTAAGTCTCGTATTGCAATGCAGTTATGTTATCTAAAGAACGCGGACGGTAAGCCGTTCCGTGTTCTATATCTGGATACCGAGAATGGTTCTATCGATAACTATACTGAGGAACTGGAAGCTAATGGTGTGAATCCTGACAATCTATTGATTGTTTACACCCAGTCTCTGGCAGAAGTTCAGGATTATATCAAGATGGTTACCAACGATGAGAACATCGAAGATGAGAATGGGGATGTTTATCTGGATGCAGATGGCAAGCCGTTCCGTGCAGACGCTTTGGTTGTTGACTCCGCATCTATTCTCAAGATGACAGCTACCCAGGGCCTCACCGCTTTCTCGCAGAAGCGTGCCAAGGTTAAGGCCGCATCTCTGGGTCTGACCGGTGACGAAAAGGCAGTTAAGATTGAGGGTGCTGGCATGGAGCTCAAGGATTTCAATACCCTGAACTTCAAGGGTCAGTCTTTGATTTTGGATCTGAATGCATCTGGCGTGAACTATATTGTTGTTTGCCGAGAGAAGGACGAGAAACATACCAAGGTTGTGAATGGTTCTATTGTAAGTGAGCCGACTGGTCGCAAGATTCCTGATGGTTTTGCTGGTCAGGAGTACAACGTTGATACTGAGTTCCGCCTGTATTTCCAGGATGGTCAGCAGCTTGCTTTCTTCGATAAGGATCGTACTGGTATGCACAAGGGCGGTGAGGTTGTTGAGGATCTGACCCTGCTTGAGTATCAGGATATTATTTCCAGCAGCGCAAAGAATCGGGAGAACATCATCAAGAACGGCTTAAACGATGCTGTTAAGACTGAGGTCAAGCTGAGTATGCGTGACCTTGGTATCGAAAACGATGAGCCGGATGATGTTCCGGCAGATAAGAGTCCCGATAGTAAAGAGCCTTCTATGGATGACATCAAGGCAAAGCTGAATGACCTGATTGCTTCCGCTTCTCCTATGAAGAAGAGTGCCGCACAGAAGGCTGTTAAGGCGGCTGGCCTGTCTACCGCATTCCGTTCTATGACTGATATTGAGGAACTGAAGAAGGTCGCCGCAGTCATGGAGAAGGAACTGGCTTAATGGAACTAACCCGTAAATGCAAAATTTGCGGGAAGAACATTTTCATCGAGCGAGACCGTAGTGCTTTTTTCTACGACAAGACTGGCTTTTGCCATAAGGATTGCTTTGTAGAAAAAAAGAAAAATCAAAAACGCCATTGGACAGATGACCTGCTAAGGGCATTTTTTGACAAAGTGAAAGACACTACGGACAAAAAGGTCGATGATCTTCTTTCCAAAAAGAGGGAGCAAGACCACAATCGTGAGCTTGCACATATCAAACAGGAAGAGAAAAAGATTCTTTTCGACCATATTCGAGATACATACGCCCCGGCGGTTGTTCCGGGTAGCTTTTACTCGAAACTTACGCAGTTGATTTCCGGTAATTATTACAAATATAGAGGTTCTATTCCTCCGCTAGAACTTTACGATATGTGGGTTCTGGCGAAACCCCGACTAGATAAGATAATTGCCGAGAAAGAAGCAAAGGGCTGTGATATGAGCCAGCGATGGAATTACGACTTGGCTGTTTTGCTGGCTCAATATCCTAGTTATCTTGAACGAAAAGAAAAACTAGCTTCGATTCGCAGTGAAAGCGAAAGTAAAACGAAGGAAAACCTGACTGAAACGGTACTGAAACGGATGAAAACAGCACCAAAACAGAGTAAAAACGAGAACGAAATTGATATAAGTGCAATTCTCGATGAGATATAAAAGAGGGAGGTGGATGAGTGGAACTCATTTCAAATATCCCGAACGAAATTCTATTTGTTGGCGCAATTTACAAGCATCCTGACTATTTGGTCGAGTATGGGCATTATGTCAAGAGCAAGTACGATTTTGCTGATGAAGCAACAAAATTTTTCTACGATGCAGCGTTGATTATTTACGAAACTCGGACTCAAGAATTTAATAAAACGTCTGTTTTAACGTTTATGGCTGAAGACGAGTTCAGATTGTCCCAATACAAGCGGCTGAAGGGCTGGTCAACCATTGAATACTACATGAGCCTTGCGAATGACGATGATATCAAGGGATACTTTAATATCCTGAAGAAATATTCGCTACTTCGTGAGTACCAGAGAAACGGATTTAACATTGAAGGAATCTTGAAGCATCGACAGTTTGAAATGTTTGGTGCTCAGGACATTTACAAATTGATTCGTGGCAAGGCAGACAAGATCAATACGGTTATCATCACAAACGATGATGCTGAGATTTTGAATAATGGTCTGCTGCCAATGGTTAATGAACGTCTGAGTGTTCCTGATATGGGCTTGCCGTTCCAGTATCCTATCATGAACGATTTGTTCCGAGGATTGAAGCTGGGCACTGTGATGTTCAATGGTATGCCATCTAACGCTGGTAAGACTAGATACATGATGGCGATTGTTGCCTACGTCACATTGGTTCAAAAGCAAAAAGCTCTTTTGCTGCTGAATGAGATGGATCTTGAGTCAGTCCGGTATTGCTTACTGGTTACCGCCATCAACAATCCTGAATTTCAAGAGTTGCATGGTCATCGCTTCCACAAGGATGAGCGAGAAATCACTCTTGGAATGTACCGGGATGCAAATGGAAACTTCATCTTCCGAAAGCAAAACGAAGATGGAGAATACATAGAAAGCATTGATGAGTTTACCGCTCGTGTCTACGAAGAAAGCGAAGAGTACCGCAATGTGCTTGATGTTTGCCAGTGGATTGAGAGCGAATCACAAGGCTTGATTATCGCAAAGGATGTTTCTGCTGATTATAGTGACAAGTCCCTACGATTTGAAATCCAGAAGGCAGCTCTCACTCAGGGAGTTAAGTATGTGTTCTACGATACTCTAAAGAACGATATTGCATCTATTGGTGAATGGGCAGCGTTTAAGGTCACGGCCACCGAGCTTGAAGAGATTGCGAAAAATCTAAAGATCTTTATCTATGGCAGTATCCAGTTGGCCGAAAACACTCATGAGTATCTTCCTGATGAGCTGAATTCAAACAACATTGCTGAGTCAAAAATGATTAAACATGTTGCTTGGACGATGGTTCTGTTCAAGGAGATTCCAAAAGACAAGTTCGCGAAGTATCAATATATCTCTCATGACCCTGAGTGGGGCGGTGACTGTGCCCATCGGCTGAATCCAGATAAGCGGTATTACGTTGGAAACATCGATAAGAACCGTTTTGGTGAGAAAAAGAAAATCATGTTTGAAGTGAATTTGAACCAGAATGTCTGGAAAGAGGTCGGTGTCTGCACTAGAAAGTAAGGAGGTGTCTTGATGGATTGCCACTACATAAAAGTTACAGAAGGTACTTTTAAACAAGATAAAGAAACTATTCTTAGAAATTTAAAACGACAAGCAACAGATGAGAAGTGCAACAATACTGTTGTGACTGACATTTGCTGCGATGATGGTTCGTGTTGGGAAGGTAAGGTTGCATGGCTGACTGGTGAGTATGTTTCGCTCAAGAGTTTTTATCCTGATGACCCAGAGGGGCATGTGATTATCCCGCTGAATAGAATTCAGTATGTTTGTTTAATGAGATCCATTGAGACGTGTATTGACGAGTGGGAATCTAAAGTATGGTAAATATCGCAGATCTGAAAAATTACATTCTTGAAGAACAGCAGATTGAACCGATTCTGGAGGAACTTGGTTGTCATCATATCAGTCACAAGACTGGTTATTACCAGTGTGCAAATCCAGATGGTGACAATAGAACGGCACTCTGCATCTATGAGAATGAAAATCTTACTGCGGTAGATTACACACGAGATATTGCCAATGGAAAGACCAGTTATGATTTGATTTCTGTCGTCCAGTTTTTTCTGGAACTGTCTTTCCCAAAAGCTATTAAGCAAATCTGCGAATGGGTTGGACTTGATTACTATCACAACTTCGAGGAAGACCTTCCTAAAAGTATGTTGATTCTAAAAGAGCTCATTGCAATGCAAAATGAAGGTGAAGAACACGAGGATGACCGTCCGATAGTCCCAATCTCCGAAGCCATCCTCGGTTATTACAAACCTTATGTGAACCAGATTTTTGCTGACGATGGGATATCTTATGAGACGCAGCAGGAGTTTGAGATTGGCTTTGATGAACTGACAAATAGAATCACGATTCCAATCAGAGATGAAATCGGTACTCTGGTTGGTGTAAAGGGAAGATACTTTGGCAAGCCGCCTGAAGGCGAGATGAAGTACAAGTATATTGAGCCGTGTGCCAGAAACCGTATTCTGTATGGCCTGTATAAGACAGAGCCATACATTAAGAATAAAGGTCTGGTATATGTTGGTGAAGCTGAAAAGTCTGTCATGCAGATGTGGAATATGGATGTTTGCAACTGTGTGGCGACTGGCGGTAAGAAGGTTTCACAGAATCAAATTGAAATTTTAACACGTCTTTGCGTTGATATTTGTTTCGTCTTTGATAAAGACGTTCAGCTTAGTGAGCTTATGGTTCTCGCCAATCGATTTGTCGATGGCGTAAGTGTGTATGCTGTAGTAGATGATAAAGGGATTCTGGATGAAAAGGAGGCCCCGACTGACAATCCTGAAAAATTTAAAGCATTGATTGAGAATTGTGTTAGGAGAATTAAATGAATGTAAAACTCTGGAAGGGGAGTAGGAACGACCTATCAGACCCGATTGGAACGATTATGGAGAACAGAGGGGTTGAGGATTATAAGACCTACATGAACCTAGATGATTCTTGTCTGAATTCTCCGTGGGAACTGGATAACATGGAAGATGCTGTCCGGCTGTTGAACAAACATATCTGGAATAAGTCTATTATCTCTATCCTTGTAGACTGTGATGTGGATGGATTCACAAGTGCTTCAATGATGTTTCAGTATTTGAAGACGATTGGTTATTTTGGAAAAATCAATGTTCTGCATCATAGTGGCAAGGAGCATGGACTCTCTAAAGAAATTGAGGTTCCACATGAAACTACATTGCTGATTATTCCTGATGCTGGCAGCAACGATGTTGAACAGTGTAAGGAACTCAGCGAAAATGGCATCGATATTCTGATTCTTGACCATCACATCTGCGACAGAGAGAATCCTTACGCAGTAATCGTCAATAACCAGAACGGTACATATCCTAATAAGGAATTGTCTGGCGCTGGCGTGGTGTATAAGTTCCTTCAGGCTGTTGATGAATATAATTGGACTGATGTTGCAGACCGGTATCTTGATCTGGTGGCCGTCGGAAACATCGGTGACGTTATGGATATGCACTCGCATGAGACAAAACGACTTTGCACAAAGGGTCTGGCACGAATTGTAAATCCGATGATTTGTGCTTTGGTTGAGGCGAATAGCTTCAACATCAAAGGTGACCCGACTATCAATGATGTTCAGTTCTACATCGTTCCGATGATGAACGCACTGATTCGTGTTGGCTCATCCGAGCAAAAGAAGCGGATGTTCCGTGCAATGGTCGGTGAAGAGCAGACTTTCCAGTACACTCCGACTCGTGGCAAGAATGCCGGTGTTACGATTGACGAGACTCTGGCGCAGCATGTAGCTCGTGAGTGTTCGTCTTGCAAGTATCAGCAAAACAAGACCAAAGACAAGGCTGTCGCAGAGCTTCAGGAACTGATTGAAAAGCACAATGCAGATCAGAATAAGATTCTCTTCTGCAACTCCACTGGCATTCTTGACAACACTCTGACTGGTGTTGTGGCAATCAAGCTGGCTGAAATGTATGCAAAACCGTGCGTATTGCTTCGTACATTCGCTGATGAACCGGATTATTACGGCGGCTCAATGAGAAATCCTGACGGCTCTCCGATTGAAAGTTTAAAGGAGTTCTTGATGAGTACCGGAGATTTTGAGTCAGTTCTTGGTCATGATAATGCTGCTGGTGTGAAAATCAAGAAAGAAAATGTGCCAAAGGCGATTGCGGATTGCAATGAGCTGCTTAAAGATGTCACGATGAGTAAGGCAATCGTGGTTGATTTTGATTTTGACTATAGTAGGTTGACTGTTGCATTGCCGAAGACCATGTATGAAATGCATAAAATCTGGGCACAGGGAATCTCCGAGCCGTATTTCTACATTAAAAACGTTCCGCTGATTCATAGTGGATGTGCTCCGATTGGCAAGAACGGCAATATGTGGAAGTATTCTGATGAAGAAAAAGGCATTGATTTTGTGTGCTTTGCTGATAATGGCCGGATGATTGGCTGGATCAACAATGACTTTTATGGTGGTCAAGAAGAAAAATACATCAATGCTGTATGCCGGTTATCTTTAAATCAGTATGGAAACAAGGTGACTCCGCAGGCGCAGATTGTTGATTTTGAGGTGATTTGATATGTGGAATTGGAAACGTGCTATCGCCATCGACTTTGATGGCACTCTCTGTGAGAATAATTATCCTGATATCGGTGAACCAAACTGGAATGTCATTTATCAAGCAATTCAGGAACAGAAACACGGTGCTGGTCTGATTCTCTGGACTTGCCGTGAAGGAAAGCTTTTGTATGATGCAATGGAGGCTTGCTTTGATTGGGGCATTCAGTTTGATGCAATCAATGAGAGTCTTCCTGAGTGGAAAGAGCATTTTGGAACCGCTCCTAGAAAGGTTGGAGCTGATGAATATTGGGATGATAAGGCTAAAGTTGTAAAAAATGGAGAGTTGGTTGATAATGACTACTGTTGGACAACTTGAAACAGCAATCCGTGATTTTATTGAAGAATGCAAAAAACAAAGTGATTCTGAGTGGCCGTGTTTACAGTGTCCCTATGAACATTTTTGCGACAGATTAAGGTTCCCGTTTGATATTCTTCCAAGCGAATGGGTGATTGACGATGCTAACTCCTGAACAGTTTGAGGCTGACGTTAAAGAATTTATTGCAGAATGCCAGAGCCATCCGGTGCTTGATTTATCAAAAGATGATCCATGCGAAGGGTGTCGCTTTGAGGATTTTTGCGATAGATTCTATACGGGTGATGGTAGTACATGGCATTGGCGTGTTTATGAGAGGGGTGAATGAATGGTTTACATTACAGGCGATATTCATGGCAACTTTAATCGTCTCTTAAAGATAAATAAATTTTGCATTAAACATAGGCTTGGAAAGAACGACTGGATCATCTGTCTTGGTGATGTTGGTCTAAACTATTATGGTAAGGATAACATCAACGAATGGAGAGTTAAGACCATTGCTGCGGACATCCCTGCGAATTTATTCTGTATTCATGGAAATCACGAACGCCGCCCGTCTCGTAAGGATGGTTATAAAACAAAGGAAATCAGTGGAGATATTTGCGGTAAGGTGTGGCATGACCCACATTATCCAAATCAGTATTTCGCTATCGATGGCGAAGTCTATCAAATTCTTTCTGGTGTAGAGATGTTAAACTGTCTTGTCTGTGGCGGAGCCTATTCTGTAGATAAATATTATCGCTTGGAACGTGGCTGGAATTGGTGGCCGGATGAACAGCCGAATGAGAAGACTAAGAAAAAGATCTGGAACATTACGCATGACCCTCAAATTGATGACATTGATGTTATGCTCACGCATACCTGTCCATTCCGGTTCATTCCAACTGAATTGTTTATCGGTGGTATTGATCAAAGCACAGTAGACCAGTCAACTGAAATATTCTTTGATAATATATACGAATGCTATCCTAACGATTGTAAACCATTCTGGTACTTCGGCCATTTCCATGGCAACAAGTACACCGATGGCTATGTGATGCTTTTCGACGATATTATTAAGTTTGGAGATAAGAGGAAGGAGTAAGAATGTCAAGTAGTTTACACACGCACTCGAATTACAGTCTGCTAGATGGGTACTCTTCTCCTGAAGAAAATCTAAAAAGAGCATCTGAACTCGGTTTAAAGGCCGTTGCTATTACAGAGCATGGTGAGGTAACAAGCTGGCCGTACTACTCAGAACTAAAAGACAAGTATCCGAATGTAAAACTTCTTTATGGTATTGAGGCATATGAGTGTGAGGACAGGGAAGTAAAGGACAAGAACAGTAAATACTGGCACTTGATTATCATCGCAAAAAACGAAGCTGGTCGTCAGGCGGTCAATCGTCTATCTACACTTGGTCATCTTCATGGCTTTTACAGCCGTCCTCGTATCACAAAAGAGGATATTGCTAAGGAAGACACGAATAATTTGATTATCCTGTCTGCTTGTTTGGCAAGTAGGCTATCCAAAACGGATGATTATGACACTTGTGTCAAGCTGGTCCAAGAGTATAAGAGCTTATTCCCTCACTATTATCTTGAGGTTCAGGCTCACGCAAACAGTGAACAGGCAAGATACAATCAGAAAATCATGCGGTTGGCAAACGATACTCACACAAAAGTAGTTGTCACAAACGATGTCCATGCTGCCACCAAAAAGGATCTTTATTATCAGGACTACTTCCTTCGTATCGCACATGATACGGAAACTGCCGCAGAAATCTATGAAGGATGTTATTTCATGTCTCGCGAAGAGCAACATGAAGTTCTTGATAGTCAGATTGGATATGATGCAGCAGAATGGTGTATCAACAACACTGATGAGGTTGCTGACTTGTGTGACTATGTGGATATGCCTTGGCACGAACCTGAACTTCCCAAAATCGAGATTCCTACACAGTATTCTAGCTCAGCAGCTTACCTGAAAGATCTTGTAAAAGAGGGATGGAAGAAACGCGGTATTGACAAGTTTGATGTAGAAAAGCAGAAGATTTATCGTAAGCGTGTTGATGACGAGTTGTTTGTCATTGAGAAGAAAGACTTCTGTGACTACTTTTTAATTCTGGTTGATTACATTAACTGGTGCAAGCAAAATGATGTCATTGTTGGCCCTGGGCGTGGTTCTGCCGCTGGCTCACTTGTATGTTACCTGATTGGCATTACGCAGCTTGATTCAATCAAGTATGAACTTGACTTCGGACGATTCCTTACCATTGAGCGAAAAGACCTTCCTGACGTCGATGTTGATGTCAGTGACCGTACTAAGGTTGTTGAGTATCTGACACAAAAGTACGGTGAAGATCGAGTGGTTCAGGTTATGAATATCGTGTACACCACTCCGGTTACTTCAATTCAGGATGTTGGTAAGGTGCTCGGTTTCCCGTATGCTGAGATAAGAAAAATCAGCGAGAAATTCGTTCAAAAGACATGGAAAGATTGCCTTGAAGCCAACCCAGAAGTAGCTGAGAATCCAAAATATAAGGAACTACTTGATATCGCAAGTCATATCAATGGTCGCCCACGAGGGTATGGTATCCATGCTGGCGGCGTTATTGTTTGCCGACATCCTTATTACGAGTATATCGGTATCCGGCACGGTACTGACGGAGAGCACGTTATCTCTGTTGACAAGGTGATGGACGAGAAGATTGGACTTGTTAAGTTTGATATTCTTGGTGTTGCGTCGCTGGTTGCCATTGATGAAGCGAAGCGTGAGGATAATATTCCAGACTGGGAAATTGATATCAACAATCCTGAGTTTGAGAACGACAAGGCAACTTACGATTTGATTTGCTCCGGTAAGACAGACAATCTATTCCAGATTGAATCATCCGGTATGAAAGATCTGGTTGCGCAGCTTCAGCCTAGGTCGATTGAAGAGTTATCTGCTCTGATTGCTCTTTATCGTCCTGATGCAATGCCGTCGATTCCTACATATGTTGATTGCAAGTATCATCCTGAACATATTCACTACTTCCATCCTGATATGGAACCAATTTTCCGCAGTACCTATGGCGTGAACATCTATCAGGAACAGAGCATGAAGCTCACGAAGGTCTTTGGCGGTCGAAACGATGCCGGTGCTGATAGAATGCGTAAATGTTTGGCAAAGAAAAAACCTGAGAAAGTTAAGGAAGAAGTTACTATCCTCCGAAAAGAAATACTGGATAACGGGTACGACTCTCGTACCGCAGAGTATATTTGTGACGAATTGTCCACCAAGGGTGGATATGGATTGACGAAAGTTAAGTCCCTTATGTTGGCAACAGCATAAGCAAACGCCGAATATGCGGGAAACTCCTTAGAGCCTTATGTACCAAAGTGTAATAATCATAAGGATTGGACAATCCGCAGAGATAGCGCAGAAATGCGAAGCTCTCAACGACTACCAAGGCGTATTTCGCAAGAAATAATGGTATAGTCTACTCCCTATACAAATACTGCGAAAGCAGGGGTATGAAGATTAACAAGTCACATTCTCAGGCGTATGCCGTTATCTGCCTTCAAACCGCATACTTAAAAACACACCATCCGCTTGCATTCTTTAAGGCTATGCTGAATCTAAATAAAGCAAAGGTCGGCAAGGTCAACAAGATCATGGTGGATGCACGCAGCTTTGATATTCAGATTCTTCCGCCGAGTATCAATCGTTCCGGCATGGACTTTACTGTGTCAAATGGTAAAATCCTGTTTGGCTTATCTGCTATCGGTGGTATTGGCAATACACTTGCTGAGGCTATCATTGCAGAGCGAGATAAGAATGGAAAATTTAAGGGGCTTGAAGACTTCATGAGTCGTGTCCGTACAACGAAGGCGCAAATCATTGCGTTGGTCAAATCCGGTGCGATTCCTACAAAGAACAAACGAATATTCTTGGAAAAGTACATTGCCAGCGGTTTGGAACAATCTGAGTTTAAGCCAGTCAGTACACTTCCTACCAAAGCAGTTTTGCTGAGTAAGTGGGATATTGATACGGAGCATTATAAGGTTGGTAAGAAGGTTGACAAAGAAACCGTCCTACGAATCTATAATGAAAAGCGTCGTGTCGTACATGAAACCGAGAAGCTGAAAAAGAAAGAAGCATATATGGCCGAGCAGACCACGAAATATCTACAAGATGAAGAACTTTGGGAGTTCCAGACTTTACAGACCTTTATCAGTGACACGAATCCTTTCGAGAAGGCATTTGCTTATATCAAGGATTTCTCTGAAATTGAAGAAGGTGATTCTTGTGTGCTTGTTGGTATTATCGCAAAGATCCAAAAGAAGAAAACAAAGACTGGTATGCAGTTTGCATTTATAAATCTGTATTCTGGCGATGGTATCATTGAGCTGACCGTATGGCCGAGAGTCTTGTCGTATTATCAGGATTTAATTGTAAAGGGAAGTCAGGTAGCTGTGCTTGGAAAGAAGGAAGATGAATCGCACGTTATTGCAAGCAACTTCAAACCTTACAAGCAGTGGTTGCATGATAGAGAGATTGCGTAATGAAAGGTATATTATTTACTACTGACGGAGAGGTTCTTTGTGAATTTCCTGAGTTTGAAATTGGGAATCATTACAAAGACAAAACTGTGATCAAAATACATTGTACGAATTGTTGCGTTGTGAGAAAAGTTCAGAAATGGAAATTCGATTATGCAGAACAATGCGAGCGTACCACAAAATGGTTTTATTGCAGAGTGTGCGGAGGACTGACAGAATTTAGATTAGGTGCATAATAAGAGGGCTATAAAGTGGCAGATAAGAAATTTAATGAAAATATGATCCGTTGCTACATCAGGATAAAACGAGTCTTTTATCCGAAAGATGGGAGGGAGGTGGAGCCCGGCGGCTTCGCCACTTTCTCTGCCGAGGTGGTAAAAGTCAAGCAGGGACATCCTATCATGAGCCGATACAGCGACCTCCGGCTAAAAGGCAACGTTCCTAGCCTCGATATGAATAAAACTTATTCGTTCTGTGGTGAATATGTTCATCATGAAAAGTTTGGTGATCAGTATAAAATTATCTACATGAATGAGTTTCAAGAGATTACTGACCCGGAAGAACAAAAAAGCTTTCTCCGTTTTATCTTGACCGACCATCAGTTTGAGATGCTTTATGAAGCATTCAAGAATCCGTATGAAATCATCAAGAACGGTGATGTCAAGTCTCTTTGTACTGTTAGCGGCATTACGGAAGGTCGAGCACAAAAGATTATTGACTCCTTTGAAAACAACATTGATAACAGTGAAGCGTACACAAAACTGATTGAGTACGGTTTGACTCCCAGTGCTATTGAAAAGCTTGTTCGTCAGTATCACGGTGCAGACATTCTGGTAAAAAAGATTGAGGAGAATCCTTACGTCCTGATTGATGATGTGTATGGCATCGGCTGGAAAAAAGCTGACGCTCTTGCTTTAAATATGGGCTTAAAGCACAATTCGCAATTCAGAATCGAAGCCTACGTCATGCATTTTCTTGCCGACCGTGCTGAAGAAGGTAACTCTATTATCTCGGCAAACCAGACAATCAATAGCTGTATCAAGGAACTTGAATTGGACGAGGGAGATCAAGAGGTCATCAAGAGGGCACTTTTTCATCTGCATGATGTACGTGAAACACTTTGGTGGAGCGATGACCGTCAGGAATTTGCTCTAACTAGAGTGTGGAATCTGGAAGATAGTATTGCGAAGGAAATCAAGCGTCTGGCGGATGCTCCTGTTGAGCCGATTGGTCAAAATATGGATGCAGCAATCAATGAGGCCGAAAATGCGCTTGGCATCGAGTATACCGAAGAACAGAGAGATGCCATTAAAAAGGTATGCTCTAGCAACGTCTGTATCTTAACAGGCTACGGCGGAACTGGCAAAAGTACCGTTGTCGCTGGTGTCTTAAAAGTTCTTCGTGGTAAGTCTTTTGCACAGACTGCACTCTCTGGCCGTGCTGCCGCTCGTATGCAGGAGATTACTGGTCAAGATGGAAAGACGATTCATCGTCTCCTTGGATATGACATCGAGAACGGTGGGTTTGTTCACGATAAGGACAATCCTCTGGATGAGGACATCATCATTCTGGATGAGACCTCCATGGTTGGCGCTCAATTGTTTTACGATTTGATTCAGGCTATCGAGACCGGAAAGCGATTCATCATGATTGGTGATGACGGACAGCTTGAGAGCATCGGTATGTGTAACATTTTCAAGGATATGCTTGCATCTAAGGTTGTTCCTGTGGCTCGTTTGACTAAGATCCATCGTCAGGCAGCCAAGTCTGCAATTATCACGGAGAGCATTAAGGTTCGTAACGCTACGCAATTGGTGCCTTATGGCTGGGCTGGTAGTGAGATTCGTGGTGAACTTCGTGATTTGGAGCTTGATATCTATAAAGACGCAAGTGAGTCATTCAACCACATCATCAATCAGTACCGTACCTTATATAATAAGGTAGGGAATGATAGTGCGAAGATTCAGATTGTACTTCCACAGAAGTTGCGTGGTAGTATCTGTACTTATGAAGTCAATAATGCTATTCAGGAAATTGTGAATCCGAGCCGTGGTCAAGCAGAAGCAAAGGTCACAATCTATGGTGATGGCAAGGATAGGGTGTATACTCTGCGTGAGGGTGATCAGGTCATCATCAACAAGAACAACTATGAGCTTCACACATACAATCTCAAGACAAAGAAAAAAGAAGAGAAGTGTCCGGTGTTCAACGGAAACCGTGGCATTATCCGAAAGATTGAGAGTAGTTTTATCCTGGTTGATTTTGACCAGTGGGGAACGATCTTCATTCCGCATTACTTTGGTGGGAATAACATCTGGGCAACGCTTGAACTTGCTTATGCTTTGAGTTGTCATAAACTGCAGGGCAGTGAGGCTCCATATGTGATTGTTGGCATGGACAACTCGGCGTACATGATGTTGACGAGAGAATGGCTCTATACGGCCATCACTCGTGCCAAGAAGTATTGTGTGATTTGCGCCGAAACTCATGCTCTTGATCGGGCTGTAAAGACTTCGAGAGTTCCATATAAGCGAACGTTCCTGAAGGAATTTTTACGGAAAGAATTTTCAGAAAAGCATTGACAATTATATTGGTATCCTGTATAATATATCTATAAAAAGTCTCCATCCCGGAGGCTTAAAATTCTCTCTTTAGCTATATAATGCAGGATACGGGAAAGAAATGGCTTGCTCGTAACGACAAGCCTTTCTTTATTAGCTATAACTATATAACACAGGATACGCAAGGAGGCTTTATGACAGATAAAGAGCTCATAGGTAAGCTTGATGCGATGGTTAAGGCATTGCAGAAAGCAAAGAAGAAGACGGAAAAGACCCGCATTTTGTTGGATGCACGTAAGGATTTTGGAGATGAAGCTGATGAATTGATGGCGTTTTTCCGATTCCTGCTCGACCCGGCAATTGTTACTGGTCTGTCGGACGCAAAGATCAATAAGAAGGTAACTGCAAAGCCGGATATCGAAATTCAGTATCTCAGCTGCGGATACCTTTATATTATGGGCGCTGGGCACAACACTGGCTCTGATGCATCCATCGCAACAATCCAAAATTACTTACATAAAAACCCTGAGTACGAAGAGTTCCTGAAGCGACTGTTCACTAAGAACCTGCCGATTGGAGTTGAAGCAGCTACCATCAATAAGGTGTACGGCGAAGAGATTATTCCTGTTTGGGAGGTTCAGCAGGGATATCCGATTGATAAGGTTAAGCTAAAGAATGGTACTTGGTTCAGCCTTAGCCAGAAGATGAATGGCAACAGGGGAACCATGCATAGAGGTGAACTTATCTCTCGGCAGGCACAGAAATTTAAAGGACTTGACCATATAAAAAATGACCTGCTTGCTCTATACGATGGAGACGTCTCAAAGCGAGATTCTTGGGTATTTGATGGAGAACTTATCTATAAGAATCCCGAAGGAATGTCGGACGGAGAGGCTTTTCGTTATGGCACTGGCCTATTGAACTCGGATAGTAAGGACAAGACGGGTATCAAATTCGTTATTTTTGATGTCATTCCTGTTGTTGAGTTCGACCGCAGTAAATGCACGGTTCCGTATCGGATGCGCCGTGAATGGTTAAATTGCCTTCGTGCAGAGATTACTCACAAGCACCTTGAAAATATTGAGATTGTGCCGATGGTCTATGAGGGCACTCACCAGAGTGTGATTCCTAAGTGGCTCGATTATGCGGTCGAAATGGGATGGGAAGGTTTAATGTTGAACACGAACGTCCCTTACCGTCGGGCTCGTCACAACGGATGTCTCAAAATTAAGCGTTTTTATACTGTTGACCTGCGAATCACCGCGATTGAGGAAGGTCAGAACCGTCTGGCTGGTACAATGGGCGCTATTGTTGTTGACTACAAGGGCAACGAGCTTCGTGTCGGCTCTGGTTTTGATGATACTACGAGAGCTGCTGTGTGGGCAAATCCTGATAATTACATCGGCAAGATTGTGGAGTGTAAATATAAAGAGGTCAGCTGTGATAAGAAAACTGGTGCTGAATCTCTGCAATTCCCGACCTTTGTGCGATTCCGAAACGATAAGAACGAAGTGAGTTACGGATAAGGAGAAAGCTATGAATCTTTCCAAGAATACTCGAAAGAGGATTTATAGAACTGTTCTTGCTAATTGTCATATGAAAAATGGCGTAATGGTTCCGTTTGAAAGTAGTAGGCTGTCAACTATTTGGAGTTTCTTTGCTGTATCTAATAAGCGATATCCTGGTCAGCTATATGGTGTGCTTCGAGACGATAGAATTTGGAAAGACAAGTCGATTCATGCAATTGAGCAAGATATCTTGTCGCCGAAACAATTATTCAACCCGCATTGTCCTATCGAAATTGGAAAACAGATTGTTAAACGATGGACTGAATTAGGATATTCATGGAAGGAGTTTAGACTATGAATCTTTCTAAGAAGTCTATTAAACATATTCTTCGGATTCTGGATAACAAATGTGTCGAAGTTCCTACAAAGACATCTGCTTATAGCAGTGGTGGACGTAGAATTTTGACTCGTGATTTTGAGCCAAAGAAGTCACACGGAATGAATGGCTGGAAACGAATCGTCTATGTACCGTCCGAAGGATATTTCTACGGAATTTATAACGGAAAATCGGAAGAAGATTGGGATATTCCAGATATCTGGTCTCCTGCACAGCTTGCTGATTTGTGAGGTGTAAAATGCTACTTTTAACGCAAGACGGAGAAATTATAAATCTTGACCGTATGGCAATCATTGATACCGCAAGCCTTAATGTTTATGCAAGGCAGGGCATGGGTGAGCGTGGAATTATCCTTGGTAGTTATAACTCTGAGAGTAGATGCTACAATGTTATTGCAGAAATTTATGACGAATATGCACATGGACAGGATGTGTATTCTATGCCGAAGGATTAACTATGAACGACTTCCGAAAACTAGCCATCCCAAAGAAAGAACGACTTGAAGTTCAACTTACTGATGGCACAGAAGAACACGATATATTATACATAATTACATCTCTAGCCACTATTAAAGGTGCTGAGATTTTTAAAAATTTTCGTTTGTATTCTGTAGGCTCCGCCGGGGAGCTCAACTTATTAGAGAAGCAAGACGGCGATCCCTACTTTGATAAGCTGAAAGGAACAGAATATGAGTAATTCGATGAATCGAGAAGACCGGTGCAGAGAGCAGCGTAAGGCACGAATCCTTGCCCGGCGAATCAAGAAGGCCGGTGGTCCCGACTTTCTGGCTGGAATGCCGGTTGAAGAGTGGGAGCCAAAGATTGGTGATGAGGTTACTATTAAGGTAAAGAGGATTCAGGGCAAGAAGGACTTCTTTAAGATGAGTCCTCAGTATCAGGACTTTATCAATAGCCTTGAGGATGGAAAGCCTTACAAGATTACCAGTACCGGTATGAAGGGTCAGGTTTACGGCATTGACGCACATCCTTATTTCCAGATTTGGAAGGGTGATATGGAACCCTACAAGGAGCCCTAATGAGGATGTACTTCAGAACGGACTATTATACCGATGTTGGCATAGATGAAGTCGTTCGGCTTCAAAGAGGAACTACATACGAAGTAGTTTCAGAAACTGAATTTTTTTATTTTATCGTAACTGATAATGAATCATTCAGGAAAATGCTAAACATTGTCATGATTCCCAAAGAAGATCTCGAAGATGATGTCTATGTGGTGACCGGCAAAAGTGAAGAATTTAAGGAAGGAGGTGGGGCGATATGATTGGTATTGACCATCGTGAGCAGGGTCGTAAGGAACGAGCCCTTGCAGAATATTATAGAACCTTGGCTCGATATCCAACTGAATGTGGAGATCCGATTACATATCAGTTATCAGAAGAGCAGCTTAAACAGGTTCTCTGTGGAGAGGTTACTGTGGATGAGTTGATTGAAAGAGGTGAGGTAAATGGGAGACAGGATTAAGATGTGGATCGCTTTCGTTAAGATTTTTAAGGATTATCTTATTGTGGTCGGAATCATGATTGCGTTGTGGCTGCTGTCTTGCCTTATCAAATATGGGATTTCAGTATCCAACTTTCCAGATTGGTTTAAGTTTGCACTTCTAAAGTAATGGAGGATTAAATGGTAACCGATATTCTTAACAGAGAAATTCATGTTGGCGACACAGTTCTTAGAGCTAGAACTCAAAAAAGTCGAGGAGTCCTTTGGAGTATTCATAAAGTTGTCGCCATTATGAACGTAATGATTAAAGTTCAAGATGGAAAGTACACTTTAAATGTCGCACCTAAAAATTGCATCGTAATTGGTGAGAACGACATTCCTGAAAACTGGCAGGACGAATATTAAGGAGAATTAAATGACAGTTGATTTGATCGCGTACACACAGCGAGTTGTTCCTACAAGTGATAAGAACCCTTTAGATATTGTGGAGGAAGCTGCGAGTATTTGTTATGACTCTTCAATGACTGACGACTATAAAATTGCTAAAGGATGTAAAGCCAGTGGTCACTATTCTGTGCTTGAACACATCAACTTTACGTTCTATGTTAAAGATGTAAGTCGAGCACTTCTGGCACAGATTAGTCGTCATCGACATATTAGCTTGAGCTGCCGCAGCCAGCGTTATTGCAGCGAGGATGGATTCAAGTATGTGAACCCGTTTACCGGTGAAGATGCTGATGTTTTCGATAATATGATGTCGGACATTGATACCGATTATCAGATCCTCAAGAAGTATCACAACGCCAAAAACGAAGACGCCCGTGCAGTTCTGCCAAATGCTTGCTGTACAGAGTTTTACATTACGATGAACGCTCGTGCTTTGATTGAGATGAGTCATCTTCGACTTTGTTCTAGGGCTCAAAAAGAAATCCGCGAGATGTTTACAGAAATGAAGAAGGAAGTTGCACAGGTTTGTCCTGAAGTAGCAAACTGGATGGTTCCTTCTTGTGAGGCTAATCCGAAGTATCCGTTCTGCCCAGAGGGTCGTGGTTGCTGTGGCCGTCATCCGAAGCTGGCAGATGTTTATAAGCCTATTGAAAAGAACAAGGAGGTTATTGATGGAAACACTTGACGAAATTAAGAAGAATGTCGATCATCCGTCTCATTACGGCGGTGCAGACAATCCCTATGAGGCCATCAAAGTGCTACGGGAGTGGCAGTTAGACAAGGATGCTTATCTTTGGAATGTTGGTAAGTATCTAAGCCGGGCAGGTCACAAAGATGGTAATTCTCAGCTTCAAGATTTGACGAAGGCACGTTGGTATTTGGACTATAAAATCCAGCTTTTAGAGGAGCAACAGAAGATTACTGAAAGTGTCGTAGATACGCTAAAGAAGATTCCTGATGAGACTAATGATAAGCTGACTACGATGCCCAATAGTTCGCATGATTATCCTACTGTCCATGAGTGGGATGGGCTTACTTGTCATCCAATCAACCAATCCGACAAATTAGCAAAAGCAGAGCCGATGTGCAACATCGAGACTGCCGTGGTTCCTGATTGCGCCGATGAAGTCAAGTTTTAAGAGGTTTACATAAATGAGATACAACTGGAAGTTACCTATTATCGTTATTTGTGTCGTGTTAATTTCCATTCTTGGCATGACCTTTATTGTGCAGGGACCTAGGAACACGGCCATCTCTTATGAAGAGCAGATTCAGGAAGCTAAGTCTGGCATTGAGATTCAGGAGAAGCGCAGAGCTGATCTGATTCCAAATCTGGTTGAAACCGTCAAGGCTTATGACCAACATGAGTATCAGACTTTGATGGATGTTGTGAATGCTCGTGGCACTTCCGGCCAGACCGCTCAAGAAATTACGACTCAGATTGCAGCTATTGCGGAAGCATATCCTGAACTGAAGTCCAGTGATAACTACAAGGAGCTTATGAATGAGCTATCCGTCACTGAAAATTTGATTGCAAACTATCGTGGCGATTACAATCGTGTCGTGAAGGAATATAAGCAGAGCGTTCGTAAGTTTCCGAACTCCTTTCTGCTGGGTCTGACTGGATATGAGGTTCAGAATTATGAGTATCTGTCCTATGAGGGGAATGAGGCGGCACCGGCAGTCGGTAACCTTTTTGGAAATCGGTAATGCCGAAATTACTTATCGTGAATTGATCGTCAGTGTTGGTATTGTGTTCATTATGCTGATACTTGGTAGCGTTATCGCTGGAAATATCACCAGAGATTCGCTTGAACAGAAAAAAGAATATAATACAGCAATTTCAATTGAGTCCGAAAATATGTTCGATTATGGAATGAGAACCAACGTAGGTAATGCGTTTTGCCAAGGCGCACTAGAAGCAATAGATACCGTAAGCGATCCACGTATCGACGGTCAGTGGATGTATATCTATTGCGAAGAAAAGCATTACACGATGCATACACGAACTGTCACTACTACGGATGGCAAAGGCCATACAAGAACAAGAGTCGAAACGTACTGGACTTGGGATTATTACAGTTCTGAAGAACACAATTCTAAGAATATTACGTTTCTTGGCAAAGAATTTGAGTATGGTGACATCAAGATGCCATCCAGCAAGTACCTGACTACGGTACAAGTCAGTTCTCATGTAAAGTTCGAGTTTTATGTCAAAGATGTTCGTTATGATGGTACATTATACGCGAATTTGAACGATAAAACTATACATAATGCACAGTTCATTAAAGATAAAAACATTGAAGAAGCACGAGATTATATGATTTCTGCAGCTGGTACACGAGTGGTTTGGTTTTATGTATTCTGGATCGCATTGATTGTAGCTGTGGTCGGAGTTTTTTATGTGGCCGAAAATCGTTGGTTGGAAGATTAAGAGGTGATTGCATGGAATATGTAATTAAACGCGATGGAACGAAAGTTCCTTTTGATAAGAGTAAGATTGTAAATGCGATTGAGAAGGCGATGAATGATTCTTCAGATCCTGTTGACCACAAGCTGAGTGATAGTATTGCATCTGAAATCGCAGCCATTGACTCTACTATGGATGTAGAAGCGATTCAGAATGCAGTTGAGAATCGTCTTATGCAGAGTGGCTATTACGAGACGACTCGTTCTTATATGAATTACCGATATCTGCATGGTATTGCTCGCAGCAATTACAAAGAGCTGATGGATGCAGTCGAGGAGAAACTTCTCGGCAAAAAGATTGATAACCAGAATGCCAATGTTGATGAAGCATCTTTTGGCGGTCGTATTGGCGAGATGAGCCGGGTGGTTTCCAAGCGATATGCCCTTGATTATTGCATGTCTAAGATGGCTCGTGAGAATCACGAGAACAACGAAATTTATATCCACGATCTCGATAGCTATGCAGTTGGTATGCACAATTGCTTGAGTATTCCGTTTGATGACCTGCTTGCGAATGGGTTTAATACTCGCCAGACTGATGTTCGTCCTGCACAGTCCATCAGTACGGCATTCCAGCTTGTCGCAGTCATTTTCCAAATTCAGAGTCTTCAGCAGTTCGGCGGCGTGAGCGCAACACACCTAGATTGGACTATGGTTCCTTATGTACGGAAGAGCTTCCGTAAACACTATAGAGATGGTCGAAAATACATTTACGCAGATGGACCAATTGCTAAAGGGCTGGATGATGAAATTGCTCTCGCGGAAGACGACTTTAGTATTACTGATCCGATTTTTGAAATGTATTACCCGAAGGCGTATCAGTATGCAATGGACATGACCAAGCGAGAGTTAAATCAAGCCGTTGAAGGCATGTACCATAATCTGAACACACTACAATCTCGCAGTGGGAATCAACTTCCGTTCACGTCTATCAATTATGGCACATGTACGTTGCCTGAAGGCCGAATGGTTATTGAAGCACTGCTGAATGCTTCTATTAAGGGTATCGGTAAATTACATAGAACTAGCATTTTCCCTTGTGGTATTTTCCAGATGGCTAAGGGGATCAATCGTGCTCCCGGAGACCCTAATTACGATATGTATCAGCTGGCATTGCGTTCCACCGCACAGCGTCTTTATCCTAATTATGCCAATGTCGATTGGAGTGGCAATAGTGGATATGACAAAAATAACGTAAAAACGTATTTTTCAACGATGGGCTGTAGGACGGCAAATGGTTGGGATGTCAACGGCTTTGAACAGTTGAAGGATGGCCGAGGGAATATCTGTCCTGTTACGATTATTCTTCCTACTATTGCAATGGAAGCGAAGGAGTACACCATTAAAAACGCTACTGGAGAAGACCTTGAAGGACAGACTGTAGCCAAGTTTATGTCCATGCTTGACCAGAAGTTGCATGAAGCAAAAGATATGCTGATTGAACGCTTCGAATGGATTTGTTCTCAGTCTCCTGAGTCTGCAAAATTCATGTGGGAGAATGGAACAATGGCCGGATATGACGGAAAAGATATTCGTTCTGCTCTGAGACATGGCACGTTGGCTGTTGGTCTGCTCGGCATGGCTGAAACTCTTCAGATTTTGATTGGGGAAGATCAAACTTGTGATAATGGCCTTGAGCTTGCAAAGAAAATTTGTCAGCTCTACAAAGATCGCTGCGACGAGTTCAAGCATAAGTATTCTCTAAATTTTGGCGTGTACTTTACGCCCGCAGAAAACCTTTGTTTTACTGCCATGCAGAGATTTAAGGCTAAATATGGTGATATCAAAAACGTTTCAGACAAAGAGTTCTTCACTAACAGTGTCCATGTTCCGGTATGGCGAGAAGTGACGCCGTTTGAAAAGATCGATATTGAGTCTCAGCTTGACGGATATTCAAGCGCAGGCTGCATCGCGTATGTAGAGCTCGACTCGACTGTAAAGAATAATCTCGGTGCGCTAGAAACAATTGTGAACTATGCAATGGATCATGACATTCCGTATTTTGCTGTGAATGTTCCGAATGACACTTGCATGGAGTGCGGCTATTGCGATGAGATTGGCGATACTTGCCCTGAGTGTGGTAGCCACAATATTCGACGTCTTCGTCGTGTGACGGGATATCTCACGGGCGATTATACAACGGCTTTCAATCTTGGTAAGCAGCAGGAAGTTGAGCTTCGTGTTAAGCACAATCGAGTGATTCATTAACGTATAAGTGGTGGGTTGGTGGGATTACTATAAAATGAAAATTTTCGAAAGAAGGTGATTAACATAGAAGCATGGAATAAATTCTTCAAAGCACTTTTTGAATTTTTACTTATCCTTATCTATACCGCATTACAGTATTTTGTGTCATGGGCTGGTACGTCTAGTGTCGTTTGGCTGATTTTTAGGTTGTTTAGAATAACGTTCTCTTTTGAGGCCGCGACTGTCATTTGGTTGGCTTTAACTTTAATTGGAATGTTTATCAATTACTACTCAAACCTCTATAAAAGCAAGTAAACTAACTAGCAGGGTGGGTGTGGTGGCATGAAAGGAGTCTTATGGATTATTGGTCTGTTGAAGTAATGTACTATGATGATGGACATCAGGAACTCAATACATATATGGTCAAAGCACAGGATCAAAATGATGCTATAAACAAGGCACATCATCGATTTGAAAAATCTCATCCTGGTATGAGTTGCATGGTTCAGAGTGCAGAAAGAGCAGGTGGCTGAGATGGACTTCAAATGTAAGTGTGGCAGTAAATCTTTCTTTATCCAGAGCAAAGGTAGCCAGATTGGATTGTATTGTTCTGTTTGTGGCAAGTGGCAGAAATGGCTTACTAAGAATGAAGTGAGACAGTTTGAGTACGAGACGAATACGTTGGACTCAAAAGAAAACAATCCTGATGATGATTTTTATGAAAAATTCTCCTTAACTCCATGGGGCTGCCTACACTGTGCTTTTAGAGATTTTGGACTAGACCTTCCTGAAATACCTGGTAAGATGGCTGATGCCATTATGGAAGATTTCTTCGAGACTATGGAAAGAGCTGATATTATTGAGAAGAAGGAGTAAAGATGATTAAGTTCTTGAAACGTCTACTCCGTTGGTTCCTTCCAGAGTGCAGTAGATGTGGCGGTGTTATGCTTTACGATAACACTCATAGCTGGCATGATAAATGGCACTTTGTATGTGATACATGTGGTAGAGAAAAGTGGGGTGCATTATGAAAAAAATCACAGGAGTTCTAAAAGCAAAAGGATTTGAAGACTGTAATTTTGAATTCTATGTTGATGACAATATGACAGAAAAACAAATTGAGATGGAAGTCTACAAACGTGCTGGTTTTAGTTTGGACTGGACGGAAGAAAATGGTTATGAACCGTATACTGTTACAATGTATCGTAAAAAGAGGGACGAGTAATGAATTATGGGCAAACACGTGTATATGGCGTAAGCCTATCGTACTTGATGGCTAATGATGGCCGTAGTTTTTCATACTATGAGGTGCCCGCCGACAGCGAGTATGAAGCAATCCAGTATGTACGCGGTCAATGGCATCGTGAGCATCTGTTTGCTACTTACGAACCAGACGTGAGCGCTCGACTTTCATATACTGATTATTGGAGTGCTTTATAAAAGTGCCGTTCTATCGTGAAATTTCATCGAATTTATAACGTAGATATGTTAAATAATAGGAGGCAAAATGAAGAAGTGGACAGAAAAGCTGCTTAAGGCAGAAGGCTACGATATCAGAAATGCAGAAATCAGAAATGTCAGTCTTAGTATGGCAGACCATGGAGTTTTGACCTCCGATTTGACGTTGGATGGTCACGGATGGGGCGTTTGCTATGGCGGCTATGTTCTCGGTAAGGGATATATCGGGAGTAAGACTTTTGAAGGATATGCTTCTGGCATGGAGGCTATTATGCGAATCATGGATACTGTTGGTTGCGACAAGTACGAAAGTATGAAAGGCAAGTATGTCCGTGTGGCAACAAAAGGCTGGGGCAGTACAGTAAAAATTATCGGCAATGTCTTGGAGGATAAGTGGTTTGACTACGAATCTTTCTTTAAGGATAAAGAGAACGAGGAGGCTTGTACCAGTGAGTAACATGGAGTCAGATATGATTATCATCAATGTGATCGCGAAGAAAAGTAGCAATACAATTGAACTTTCAGTTCCAGACGACATATTTAATCAGGCCGAGCGGATTCTTCTAAAGAATGAACGAGGTGTGTTTTGTAAGACATTTCCAGCAGAAGCCTTTGGTAGCGATGCGTGGATTGGCGTAAAAGAAGATTTACCCAAAACAAATCCAAAGACTTGTGAAAGCGAGCCTATTCTTGCTTATGACCCAGAAATGGGGAAGGCGGTAGTATTTTATCACGAGGATGGACACTGGTACGACATTGTTGACCGTAATTGGTGTCGTGTAGAGCCAACTCATTGGATGCCATTACCTGATGACCCACAGGAGGTAGATAATGATTAACAATCCTTTGAAAGACAAGAATAATCCGAAGTGTCAGTGTTGTGATCATGGAGATTATCTGTACAACGATGATTGGTTCAGAAACAGTTACTGTGGAAATTGCGGGGCTAGACTTGATTGGCCGGAGGATGACTATGAAGAAAGTAACACTTGAACTTCTTATTGATGAAAACGGGGACGAAGACATCAATCCTATCAAAATTGAAATTGAGGATGCTCTTCAGCGCTGCTACCATGACATGAAACTGGTTTCGTATGAAGAATCTAATATTGATGCACGATGGTTTTGCACAAAAAATCAGACGCCTCCAGTTCCAGAAGGTGGAATGTGCTCAGAAGATGTCATTGTAAAATACAAAGACGGTACAGAAAGTGTCGCATGTATCACATTTAATGGCGTGTGGTACGATACGGATTACTATGAAGTTGCCGATACGGTAGTATATTGGCGCTACATGACGGAGAGAGAAATAAAGCTTGACAAAAAGCTAAGAAATTCCAAATTTCAGTAAAATTATTTGACGCATTATCGCAATAAATTTATAACAAAATTTGATAGAATTCCGCTTTTAATAGAAAGGAAAGGTATGTTTAAGATTCTCAAAAATACTGTTGTATGCGTACTTCTAGCAGCTGTTATGCTGACTGGATGCAACGCAAGTGTGAAAGACTCAGTAGGGAATGTAGCCAAAGAGAATGGCTGGTTCTATCGCATTGGTGACACTCCTATGGTGTACGATAAGGATACACACGTCATGTATTACTTGTTCAGTAAAAGTGGAGGCTACCATGCTTACGGCTACATGTCTCCTTATTATAATGAGCACGGTCAGATGTGCTACTACGTTGATGGTCAGGTTATTCCAATCGAGGAGGTGCTAATCGATGCTGACTGAGATTGCATGGTTTATGACCAAGGCTTATATCATTTTGATTTTCGCCGCTGCGGTAATTCGCTCTGAGCAGATTCTGTATGACACCTCTACATATATTTTCCGAGGTGATAAGAAAAATGGAATGTATGGCTGCGTCGCACTGAATATTTTTGTAATCGTATGTGCAAGTATGTGGACGGTGGTGTTTTAAATGAACTACATGAAACTAGTTGATGCTGATAGATTAAAGGATTGTCTTTTGCTGGAAGGAAATCTTGGATATATCAAAACTTTAAAAGATGTTGAACGAGTTATTGATTTTCAAGTAGATCGCCAGCCAACAACTGTATTTGAGTTCGTAGATAATTGTGAGAGCTCGGCATGGGTGTGTGATTATTGTGGTGGCGGAATTAAAGGGCAAGAGTCGCCCGAAAGCCTTGGCTATAATCGTTGCCCGTTCTGCGGTCTTTTAATCGAGGTGGGAAAATGAACTACGCTAAAATCGTTCCATGTGATATAGCAAATGGCGAAGGGGTGCGCGTCACACTTTTCGTGCAGGGTTGTGATCACCATTGCCCCGGCTGTCAGAATCCTACCACATGGGACCCGAATGGTGGTCAGCCATTCACAGATGAAACGCTTGATAAAATTGTAGATTTACTTCGACCTGAATACATTCAGGGGCTGACTCTCACCGGTGGAGATCCACTGCTGCCAGGGAATAGAGAAACCGTTGAGAAGATTGTTCGTCGAGTATGGCAAGAGTTTGAAGAAAAGAAAGATGTGTGGCTCTGGACTGGATATAAGTGGGAGGACTTATGGAATCAGGATAGTCTTGTAGTAGAAATTCTTGCAAACATCAATGTGCTTGTAGATGGCCCATTTATTGAAGCAGAGAAAGATATTTCACTTCCGTACATGGGAAGTAAGAACCAGCGTGTAATTGACATCAAATGGAGTCTTGGATATAAAGAACCGACACTTTGGTGGACTCAAGAAGAGAAAGGAAAATAATATGGATTTAGGAAATTACGAAAAGTTCCCAGATAGCGATGCTTTTACCACTGTTTACCATCCAAATATTAAGATCAATAAACTGCACGATGATGCTCGTCTGCCGACTTATGGTTCTAAAAATGCTGCTTGCGCAGATCTGTATGCTTATATCGGTTTTGACGAGGCAACCGTAGTAGACAAAGACGGTAATCGCTGCATTATGATTCAGCCGCATGAGACCGTTAAAGTGCATACTGGTCTGCGAATGGCTCCGCCGGAAGGTTGGTATGTAGCTATCTATGCTCGCAGTGGTATGGCAACTAAGCAGGGACTTGCACCTGCGAACAAAACAGGCATTTGCGATCAGGATTACCGTGGAGAGTACATTGTGGCATTACATAATCATTCTAACTTCCCTCAGATGATTTCCCACGGTGACCGTATTGCTCAGATGGCGGTAGTTCCGTTCTGGCAGGCTGATTTTGAAGAAGTTTCCGAATTGGACGAAACTGAGCGTGGCGCGGGTGGATTTGGATCTACCGGAAAACAGTAAGAAAAATAAAGGAGAAATAATTATGGCTAAGTATTTTTATGTTTATTCTATTGCAGGTGCTGCGGATTCTATTGTGAAGATGTTTAACACTGAAACTGGTGCAGTAGGCGAAAAGTCTGTGCCGAAGGACCGCATCGACGGATTTGTCGATGGAATTAAGGCAAGCGGATATCAGCTGAATAAGGAGCTGGCTGAAGCTGATGTTGCTGAAGGTGAAGCAAAGCGCATTCTGGCCGAGAAGATGAGTGACTATCATGCAGCTCGTGATTGCTATTCCGAGAAGGCTGATGTTCTGAAGAGGGTTAAGGCTAAGTACGGCATTAAATAAGGAGATTACATAATGAAGTATTATACTATCGAATCTCATGCCGAGAAGGAAGCACCGTTTGGAATTGCTTGGCAAGTAAAGCTGTTTGATGAACACACTCTTCTTGAAGAATATGACCACATCTTCTATAACGAGATTGCTGGCTATTGCAAGTGTCTTGAAGATATGGGATTTATTGAGAATGTCGAGGTAAAAATTGATATTCAGAAAGAGTTAGAAAAACTCCAAAAGAATATTGACGATATTAATAATGCGACTTCGTTAGTGAATCGCTTTGGGGTGGGCACATTTGAATCGCATATGAAAACAATTAGCGTTGATGTCCCTAGAAGCACAAGATATACTTTCTTCTAAAAGGTAAATTTTAAGGGTGGGTGGGTGGAATAAATAATATGAAACGGAACATCACAATAAATCAGACTTGCAATTGTAATGGTGATAACTGTACTCAAATTGGAATCATTCGCAACGATGAAGTATATGTCATGCAAACAAGTTCTCCGAAAAGAGAAGGCCCAGCGGAATTTACATGCAGTATGCCTGAACAGAAACATTATTTAAAAAATATCCTTTATAAGATTATAGAAAAACTAAATAGTCTTATTGGATGGACTATAGATGCGTTTAACGATATTTGATCAAGGAGATTGTATGAAAGCACATATTCGAGAAGAAAAGAAAACAACTCCATTAAAACTTGGTGAGGGAACATTACTTCAAGAGAAAGACGGCAAAATTTACAAGGTTTGCGACACAGTAGAATATGATGAGATACATACCGACGATGAAGTTATCAAGATTGCTCTATCAGAAGAAAATATGATTCATGCGACGAACTTTTTTAACACACAGTTTGTATTTGCAGATTGAGGTGAAATGCTATGATTATGATTATTCAACACAAAGGGACTCCAAAGAAAAAGAGATACGCTGCAAAATTTTCGTGCCAATGTGGATGTATATTTTGGGCTGATGACAAAGATATTAAATTTCCGAGTTATTCCGTTATACGAGAATATGCGCCAGGCGTAAAACTAGCAAAATGTCCAGAATGCGGAGAACAAGTCGTTTCTTGTTTTCCAGCAGTTCCAAGAGAAAAGATTTTTGTAGATTGAGGTGCCAGATGGCTGTACGAATTGAAGTTCATGGTAAAGAAAGAGCAAAAATAAAATACGCAGTAGAGTTTAGATGCTCTAGCTGCGGTTGCGAGTTTTGGGTGGATGCAGATTCTCTTGGAGAGTTCAAGCCAGCAAATTATTGTGATTTGAAATACAACTGTCCTGAATGTGGCTCTAGTTCTTATCCGGTTGATATTATGGAGAACAGCCGTATCTTTAGTGAGCACGAGTGGAAACCTGTGTTTTGGCAGATTATCGAATCTCCGTTTCATCGGTATTGCAGAATTTGCGATAAAGAAAAATAATATGCAAAAGCAAGCTTATTTTCAAGAATGTATGTTTTAGAAAGGTGTTAAAACAATGGAGTTTTGGGAGCTAAATCTTTTACATGATGGGGATATAGAACTAATATGTGTATGCTTTGACGAGCAATCGCTATTCGAAATGGCGGTCGATAGGGCATTTAATTTGTTTGCAGAAATAAATGAATGGCCTCTCAAACAAGAAAATTGTTATGCTTCCGTAAGTATAAATGACAAGCTTCATTCTATTTTAGTGAAGATTAGCACACAAGACGATAATACAGTTGAGCTCTGGGAGTATAAATGGGAATGTGTTTATAAAGAACCTCATGAAGACAAGTCTAATGACACCTTACTTCAGGAAGTTGTTTCTCGTGTACGAGACATTCCAAAACTATTTTATGATTGGGCGGAGAATTTCTGTTGGAAAGCGAGAAAAAATGGCTATTTGTAATAAATGTCTACATAAAGAAGTATGCGCTTTTAGGAAGCAAACAAGAGATAGTTGCGCCGAATCTTGTGAAGACTTTCTTGGTTGGATTAAGACTCAAGATGAGCGGCCAGCTTTGTATGATGATACATTTATGCTCGATCGTATCGGTTATCCATTTGTAGGATATTACACTAAATTCAAAGATGAAGAAACATTTAAGGATGCTAGTACATTACAAAAAACTATCGGGTTTCCATCTTATTGGCTGAAAGGACTTGATTTATATGGACAATCAATGGTGGCTCGCAAAGAAACGGAGAGCGTACTTCAAGCTGTTTCTGATGCAGACGAGAGTTGATTTCTTTGATGTGATTTGTAGAGTATGTGAGAAAATCGAAGGATGGTGCAAGAGATGAGAAAAATGTCACTAAAAGAGATGAACAGAATGTATCATCTTCGAGAGCATGGTCGTTCTAAAAAGGTTCGTAAAAAGAATCATCATCGGGCGCAAAAATATCTTAATAGATTTGGTGCCGTTCCTTACGATTACGAAAAATACATTTAAGAACTAGACTTTTATGAGGTTGTAAGATTATGACAATAACGAATGGAGCACGAGATCCACTCACGGTAGCAGATAGAGCATTGAAATTTTACGATAAAGAAACACGGAGACACGCAGAAAGAGTAAGTGATTACGTATTCACAAGCCCTTTTGTAAAAGACATTGACATGATTGAAGCCTCTTGTATTGGACTCATGCATGATTTACTTAAAACCACAGATTATGACCCAGACAAAGACGACCAGAGCTGTTGGTGCTTCGATGAGATGATTGAGGCTGTAAAACTTCTTACAAAGCCAAAAGATATGAGTTATGACGATTATTGTAAAAAACTTCATGATGGTTCAAATACTCATGTTGGGATGCTTGCGTATATTGTAAAGCTGGCCGATATGAAAGATCATCTGTCGCAGGCTGACACGTTGACGCCACGACTAAAGGAAAAATATTTGAGCGGACTGAGGTATTTACTATGATTGAACGCGGAGAATTTTATGTGGTAAACAATCGCATTGTTATTGCGCATGATTATGAACGCATCGACGGATATTTCCGTATGTGGAATAGACTATTCGTAGATGAAAATTGCCTTGAAACTTATTGTCAAGCCTTGAAAGACTGCGGGTATAAAGATACTACGGAGAGTTTCAAAAATGATGAATGAATTAGGGCTTTGTGAGGTGATGAGAGTTTGACTAAACAAATAGGCTATTATAAATCCGACTGGTATATTATGGGCATTGACGGAAAATATAACAACGCCTGTATCTCGCATACAGAATCGCAGCTTCGATATACAGTTCCAAGGTCGCCAGAATGGACCATCAATGGATTGAGTTTTACTTACCTTAGAGAACATGGATTTGAAGATTATCCTGAACTCTATGGTATTGTATTTTATGATATGGAGTGGTGGCAAAGAAAACGCTATCCGGGTGACTTTTATGTAGAGATACCAATTTGCGATTTGTGTGCAGATGCCTTTCATCTAAAATGGCGTTGTAAAGAATTTCGTGTACATCAGTGGTCTAACTTGAGAAAAGAAACAAAATGGGTGAAAGGCAAAAGTAACTACACTATTTGTGAGCTCGCCCATAAATTACCACATGAAGAGTTTATTGAGTATTTGAAAGACAACGGCATCTATATTGTAAACGAAGGTGGTGTTGAACTTGGGTGGTAAAGAATTAGGGTTTTACAAAAACAAGGCAAAATACTATAAAAAATCATTAGAGGATTTGATGCAGCATTACATAGATGGCTGTAGTATGTGTACCTCTGATTTAGATTGTAGTAAGTGCGCGGTCGATGATTTTATCAATCAGCTACGAAATATTCTGTATAGTAGTAGTGAGTATAAAGGAGAGCATCAATGAAAGATTTTGACTTTTATAGAATTAAATATATTCGTGATGGAAAATGGCAGATTGAGTTTTTCGATAAAGACGAAAAATACATTAGCTCTATTTATAAAGTAGGGTCAGATGTCGTCCGTGGCTACTGTGAGTGTCTAAGAGACCTTGGCTACAAAACAATTTTATAAAACTTGGATTCTTATAAAGGAGGCTCACAATGATTATTGACTGCAAATCTATCGCACAAGATATCAAAAATAAAATCAAGAAGATTATCGCAGAGGCCGACTACGCTCCTGTTTTATATATTTATCAAGTGGGGGATAACCCCGCATCCAACGCTTATATTCGTGGTAAGTTGCGTGACTGTGAAGAGGTGGAAATCGAAGCAAAACTTATCAAATTGCCAGAAGATATTACGGAGGATGAATTAAATAACAAGATACTGGAAGATTATAATTGGGAAGATGTGGACGGTATTATTATTCAGCTCCCGCTGCCAAAACATATCAATCCCCAAAATATCTACATCCCAGACGCAGTTGATGTTGATGGTTTTAATACTACATCTCCATTTCAGCCCTGCACTCCACTGGGCGTTATGAAGATTTTTGACTCCATCGATTACGATCTGGATGGCAAGAATGTACTCATATGCGGTCAATCTGATATTGTTGGTCGTCCGTTGGTCGATATGCTGATTAAGCGCCACTGTAATGTGATCTCTGTGAACAGCAGCGGAAGTTTTATGAAATGCACGGCTCTTGCAATGGATATGGTCGATGTGATCATCTCTGCAGTCGGAAAACGTAATTTCATCACACCGCTTGGTCTTGATCGAGTAGGGGTCTGCATCGATGTTGGTATCAACTATGACGAAAACGGAAAGCAGCACGGTGATTGCGCTGACGCTGTTTATGAGATGGAGAATATCAAAGTTACACCTCGTATCGGCGGTGTTGGGCTTATGACACGTGCCATGCTACTTCATAATGTATGTGTGGCAAAGTATGGAGATCACAAGTTGGAAGAGGTGATTGGATGAAAGAAGTCCCAATTTGGGAAAAGACGACTCTGACGTTAGATGAAGCGGCTGCTTACACGGGGATTGGGGTCTGCCGACTAAGAGCGATTACTGATGATGAAAACTGTCCATTGGTACTTTGGGTGGGGAATAAACGTCTTATCAAACGTAAGGCTCTCGAAAAATATATAGATCAAACGTATTCTGTTTGAAATATAGGCTCTGATGTGGTATACTCATGGTGTCACACCAGAGCTTCTTATATAACGTAAGGAGTTCCGCATCATGATAAGACGTAAAGATAATAATGGCAAAGTTTTAAAAGACGGCGAGAGCCAGAGAAAGGATGGGAGATACCAATATAGATGGACAAACAAACTTGGAAAACGCTCAATAATATACGCCACTTCACTTAAAGAATTGAGAGAAAAAGAAGCTGAAATCCAAGAAAAACTTAATTTGGGTATAACGTCTACTTCAAAAATCACAGTGTACCAATTAGCAAAAAGACATCTCGAAGAAACAAAACTTACTATTAGGCCAAGCAGCTATAAAACAAAATCGCAGAATTTGAAAATCTTTCAGAATCACCTAATTGGGGAAATGAATGCAACTGATATTTTAGTGCGCGATGTAAAACAATTTGCACGAGAATTGGATAACGAAGGATATTGTTATACAACAATCAGAGATGTCATGTCTTTAGCTAGACCGGCATTTCAAGAAATGTTTGATGAGAATATAATTCCTAGAAATCCATTCGTTTTTAAATTAAATACAGTTGTCAAATGTGACTCAAAAGAAAAAGAAATATTAACAGAAGAGCAGTATCAAAATCTGATCAAGTTCATGAAATCTAGTCGAGTATATAAAAGGCATATTGGCATGGTGATGCTTTTGCACGAGACAGGACTTCGAGCAGGAGAATTATGCGGGCTAACAAAAAAGTCATTTGATTTTGATAACAACACTGTTACTATATCTCATCAGATGGTGTACGATGGAAAGAGCGGCGGGCTGTATTTAGCACCTACAAAAACAGAAAGTGGGATAAGGACTATCCCATTATCTAAAGACGCCATCATTGCTTTTGAAGAAGCGGTAAAACAACGTCCGATTGTAAAAGCAGAGAGAATAATAGATGGGCAAGCCGACTTCTTGTTTATAGCAAAAACTGGAAGGCCCTATACGAATAAAAACCTTGTTAGAATTTTTGAAGGACTAATCAAAGCCTATAATAGTTGCCATGATGAACCATTGCCTGAAGTCACTGCCCATAGTATGCGCCACGAATATTGTACGCGGCTTGTCAAAGCCAAGATGGATGTTAAATCGGTTCAATACCTCATGGGACATTCGTCGCCCGATATAACCTTGAAAGTGTATACTCATATCTTAAAAGAAGAGACCGAAGCAGAGGCAATCAAACAGTTTAATAGGATTGTTTCCTAATTATTTGACACCAATTTTGACACCAAATCTTCAAAAGATATATAGACTTACAGAGATTTGCATAGAGTCCATTTTGGAATGGCAAAAAACGACTTCGAAATAATGTCGCAATATCGATAAATATAGACTTATAGAGATTTGCATAGACCATCTTGAAAAAAAGTAGAAAGTAAGGTATAATATACCTAATTTTGAAACTCACACAGATAAGCAGGAGGTCTTACCATG